ACACATTTCAAAAACCGAGGTTGCGTCGGACGAATACTATATTTTTGGTAAGCGAGGTGAGCATTGCTTGATTAATCCCTCAACCGTCGGACAGTACACAGGCTTGACCGACAAGAACGGCAAGAAGATTTTTGATGGGAATATAATTCAAAGTTTAGAAACAAAAGAAACTGCTGTTGTGCAATGGTTTCCTGAACATTCCGCATTTATAGTATGGTGCAAATCTTCAAATGAACTTGGTTTCTTGTATGAATGTACAAAATCAAATATTGAAGTAATCGGCAATATACACGACAATCCCGAATTATTGGAGGAATAAGCAATGAGAGAAAAAGAATTAAAGCCTTGTCCATTTTGCGGTGGAGAAGCAAATTTCAAAAACGTAGGCATTGATATAAACGTGGCAAATGAGCTTTTGAAGCCAAGAGCAGACTTATATAAAGCTATCAATCCAGAAACAACAGTTGTTTGTGGCGATATTACAAAGGAAGAAATATATAATAAGATAATTTCTTCTCTGTATGGATAAGGAGTGAACAAAATGGGAATGAATATGTGTTTAGTTTGTAAACATTGCGACCCACACAGGACTAATTACCTTAAGCAAGTCAGGTGTAAAAGGTTTTCAACTTTCGTTGACGCACTTAATTGTTGCGACAAATTCACAACTAAGGAAAGAATAACCTTGACAGACACGATTAATAGACGGTTAAGGAATGACAGAACTTGAAAAAATGCAAGTAGCATTGTTTATGGTAATTAGGAATAGTAAAGTGTTACCTGTTGGAATTGCAAAAGGAAAATCTTTGCAAGAAATTAACAAAATGTCTTATGAAACTATACAAGAATGTATCAAAATGATTGATTTTGATTTAGCAATGAAAAGTTATCAAGTCGTTCAAAAAATCCGAATAACTCAAAGGAGTATGAAAAACAAATGTGTAAAGAAGCGTGTGAAAACGAAGTTATGCCTAATTATCAAGAAGAATATTACAGGTTGACATCCGAAGTAAAGTTTCTTAAAAATGAAAATTTAGAATTAAAAGAAACAATACTTGGAATGTGCAAAAAGATGTTTAAGGAGCGTAAAAACAAATGAGAGTTTATCAATGTGACAGTTGTAAAAAAACAATTACAAATCCGCACGATGTTAAAATGAAAGAGTTTTATGTAGGTCTAGATTTAGATTTTCTGTGTTTTCCTGTTAATAGAAAAAGAAAAATAAAAATACATCTTTGTGATGATTGTTACAAAGGCTTACACCTTATCGCCGAAAACAGAAGAAGTGAAAACAATGACTAAATACATAGAGCGTGAAGCATTTATAGAAATATTAAAAGAAACCAAAAAAGATTGCGAACATTATGCTGATAAAGTATGTTGTGATTTTGCAATCAAAATGGTAAATTTAATACCTTCCGCAGATGTGCAGGAAATCAGACACGCAAGTTAGGTGAAAAAATAAAAAGTAATAATGTAAGAATACAATTAACTAATATAAATAAAAAAGGAGAAAGAGTATGAGCAAATCATTATGTTATGCTTGTTCACATAATTGCACCGATCGTAAAAATAAAATATGTGCCGGTTTTAAAGGTATTTGGTGTAATGCAGAATATGGACGCGTGATCAAAAAGAAAATTAAAAAATGCAAAAATTATAAGGAGAATTAAATGACACCTAATGAATATAGGTAAGGAATGTAAACACGAATTTAATGAATGTTATAGTGATTGTAAAAAATATTGGAATACAATTAAAGAAAGTGAGGAATGCAAAAAATGGAACAAATTATTACAAGTCTTTTAGATACAGATATATATAAATTTTCAATGGGGCAAGTTATTTATCATCAATTTTCAGAATATACTACTACTTGGACTTTTAAAAACAGAAGTAATGCTTTTTTTACAAAAGAGATGGTAAAAGAAATTATAAGACAAATTAAATTATTTTGTAATCTTTCTTTTCAAGAGGATGAACTTAATTATCTAAAAAGTATTACCTGGATAAAAGATTCTTATATTGATTTTTTAAGATTGTGGCATCCTCGCTTTGAAGATTTTATTATTTCAACTGCATCTACTTGTGGTTTATCAATAGAGGTAAAAGGTTCTTGGTTAAATACTTCTATGTATGAAGTTCCAGTTCTAGCTATTGTAAATGAAGTATATTATTATTATATGGAAAATAAAAAATCTAATATTATTAATTCTAGTTTTAAAGCAAAATTAAAGACTAAAGAAATAGATTTACAAAAAACATATAATATTCCTTGCTTTAGTGAATTTGGTACTCGTAGAAGATTATCAAAAGAAATGCAAGAATTAGTAATACAAACTTTTAAAGATTATCCAGAATTTGTAGGTACTTCAAATGTTTACTTTGCATGGAAGTATGGATTAAAGCCAATGGGAACAATGGCTCATGAGTTATGTATGTGTATTGGACAAGGTAATCATAAACACAATCCCGCTTATTCTAACTGGTATACTCTTGAAGCTTGGGTAAAAGAATATGGTATTTTAAATGGAATTGCTTTAACAGATACTATTGGTACAGATATATTTTTAAAAGATTTTCAGTTAACTTATGCAACTTTATTTAGCGGAGTCCGCCATGATAGTGGAGATCCTATTGAGTGGGGAGAAAAAATGATTAAGCACTATCAAGATTTAGGTATTGATCCTATGACAAAAACACTTTTATTTAGTGATAATCTTTCTTTTTCTAAAGCTACAAAAATTGCAAATCGTTTTGAGGGGAGAGCCAAAGTTGCTTTTGGAATTGGAACATATCTAACTAATGACACTTATCGTCCACCGCTTAATATTGTAATGAAAGTTACTAGTTGTAATGAATCTCCAGTAGCAAAAATATCTGATACAAATGGAAAAAATATGTGTAAAGATTATAAATATAATGATTATTTAATTTCTACAATCAAATGGAGATTAAATAATAATTGATTTTTTAAAAAATATTTGTTATAATATTTTTAGAAAATAAGAAAAGGGATTTTTTATATGTATAGTAATTTACTTGGTAAAAACATTATTTATCTTGCTTCTGACAGAAAAGAAAGATATGGAAAAGTTATTCAAATTAATTATGAATATGGTATGGCAATAATTAGAGGAGAAGGTAATTATAATCCTCGAAGTCCATATCAATATAATGCTTCATTAGCAAATTTAAAGGATAACTGTCGAATTATTGCTGATTAAAATAAAGGAGAACCAATATGAATATTTTTTTATCTAACTTAGAAAGAAAAACTAATTATACAAACACTGAAAATGGTGGTCTTACACATAAATCAACTAACAATAAGCTATTAGATTTATTTGCTCTAGGCGGATCTTATCGTAACAGAAGTGATAAAGATTGTCAAAAGCTATTCTCTGAAGCTTATTTTGAAAATCCACTATATGCAGTGCGTTGTTTATTTTATTTAAGAGATTGCCGTGGCGGTCAAGGGGAAAGACGCTTTTTTAGAGTATGTTTTCGTTGGTTAGCACAACATTGTCCAGAAGACGCAAAGCAACTTTTACAGTTCATTCCAGAATATGGTCGTTGGGATGATCTTATTGCAGTAGCATATGAAACTCCTTTGGAAGATAATGTTATCCAAATGATGTATCATCAACTTGCTCTAGATGTATCTTGTAAAACTCCATCATTACTAGCAAAATGGTTACCTTCTGAAAACGCTCATAATAGTACTACTATTAAGTATGCTAAAATTACTCGAAAGAAATTCTCTATGACTGCAAAGGAATATAGAAAAACTTTATCTGAACTCCGCAAGAGAATTAATATTGTTGAAAGATTAATGAGTGAAAATAGATGGGATGAAATTGAATTTGATAAAATTCCTTCAAGAGCTGGTTTAATTTATAAAAATGCTTTTGCAAGAAAAGAAATTATTGCAGAAAAATATCGTAAATATCAAGAAAGTGTAGCAAGAGGAGAAAAGAAAATTAATGCAGATACTTTAACTCCTTTTGAAATTGTAAGAGAAATTTTAGTAACAGGTAAAGATGATATAGCTTTAGATAATTTATGGAAAAATCTTCCAGATTATTATAAAGATAAGGAAGAAACAGGACTATGTATAATTGATGTATCTGGTAGTATGTATGGCTCTTATAGAAATTCACCATTATATGCGGCAATTGGTATGGGATTATACATTGCAGAAAGAGGTAAAGGACCTTTTAAGAATCATTTTATTACTTTTTCACAAGAACCACAACTTGTAAAAATTAATGATGGGACTATTGGTCAAAAAGCCTTTCAAGTTCAAAAAGCTAATTGGGGTTGGAATACTAATCTTGAAGCTGTATTTCAATTAATCATTGATACCATTCAAACTACTGCTGTTGATCCAAAAGATATTCCATCTCGACTATATATTTTCAGTGATATGGAATTTGATGCAGCTTTAAGTTATCGTGGTTTTTCTCGTTTTGGTAGAAGAAATAATCCAAATACACTTATTGAACAAATTAAGCAACATTGGGAAGAAGTTCTTCCAAGCGAATACCATTTTCCTGATATTATTTTTTGGAATCTAGATGCTAGACAAAATAATATTCCTGCTATTGGAGCAGAAGAATATAGCTATGTATCTGGTTTTAATCCATCAATGATTGAACAGGTTTTAAGCGGAGAAACAGGTATAGATTTAGTATATAAAACATTAAATAGTGATAGATATAAACAAATTAATTTCGTTTACACTTATTAAAAGCAAGATTTTATCTTGCTTTTATTTTTTTTGGTTGGATGGAAGATGAGCGTAAATCAAGATTAAAAGATGAACTTCAAGATTTTTTAGAGCAAATTTGATTTTTAATAAAAATTTTGTTATAATATAGATAGAAAATAAAAGGAGAATATGTTATGGGAGTGTATGCTTTTAGTGATTTACACGGTAATTATTCATTATGGACTAAACTTAAACAAGGAATAAATGAAAATGATACTTATTTTTATTTAGGAGATGTTATAGATCGTGGAAAGCTAGGTTTTAAAATTCTATTAGAAATGATGGAAATGAAAAATATTATATTCTTACGAGGAAATCATGAGGAGATGTTTCTAAAATCTTTAGAAGATAATTTTAAAAAGGGAACTTTAGAAAATTTATCTATTACTGATGTTTGGTTTTCAAATGGTGGAGTACCTAGTGCTGAAGAGTTTTGTAGCTTAGCTTCAGCAGAACAAGATAAAATTATTGATTTTTTAGACGAAACTCCTTTATCTACATGTTATTATTCTTCAAAGCTACAATCCTATATAGTATTATCTCATTCTGGAGCAGATTTTATTTGGCGTGAGAATTTTAACAAAAGTTATCAAGATTTTTTGAAAAGAGATGTATTATGGAATAGACAACATATTAAATCAAAAACTTGGTTTGGTGGAGATAATGTATATTTAGTTCATGGACATACTCCAGTAGATGAACCAACTAAATACTGCGAAAACCATAAGATTGATATTGATATTGGAGCGATTTTTAATAATCGTTTAGCTATATTAGATTTAAATACTTTACAAGCAAAAATTATAAAGGGGTAATAAAAAAATGAATAAAGTAAATATTGATGATATAAGAAATATGTTAAATTTTAGTTATGAAAAAGTACACGAAAAGTACGAAGAAAGTCTATTGGGCGTTTTTGTATATGGAGAAGTAAACTATGGCTTTGCGTTACAAGAAAATGAAATTCGTTTTAAAGCAATTATTGTGCCTAACTCAATTAGAGATTTACTTCATCCTGAAAAAATTAAAGAAAATTCTTTTATTAATGATGTAGAAATTAATATTGAGGTTATTGATATCCGCACTTTATTAAATGATGAATATTTTGATACTATTCAAGAAATTTTATTTAGTGAATATTTCTATATTAATCCAAAATTTAAAAATATTTGTAAGAAATGTTTTCCTCATCAGATAAAAGAAAAAATTGCTTATGACAATAAGCTATGTAAAGAATGGCATTATGCTTTTCAGGGATCTTCTTTATTTAATGAATTTCTTAGAACAGATAATTCTTATTATTTATATCAAGCATGTAGAATATATTATTTCTTATCTGCTTATGAAAAAGGAAAAAATTATCAAGAATGTTTAAGTGTATTAAGTAATGATGAGATTTTGGGACAAGTATTATTAGATATTAAAAATAATACTAAAAGTAAAGATTTAGATATTTCTTTTATAGACTCAGGCTTTATGACTATTATAGAAAATAATTTTCCATATAAAAATCAGCCGCTAGTTTCTAATTTGTTTATAGAAAGAGTTGAAGAAATTATTGAATTTAATATCAACTATGCAAAAACAGTCGATATTATTCCTAATTTCTTAAACAGGTTATCTAAAAATGAAATAGCGGGATTAAGAGCTATTGTTGATACTATTGGTGAACAGGGGAATATTATAGTTTCAAAAATGATTAAAGATACGAATATTTCTCGTCCAGTCTATAATAGTTTATTTGCAAAAATTAAAAATGATAAGGTTGCAGAAATAGAAAATCATGGGGCAAAAGGTACTTTCTTATCTTTTAACAATTTTTATGAACTACAAGAAAGTTTAAAACAAGGAGATATTATTCATGACTAAAAAAGAAAAAATTTTAAATAGGTTAGAACAGCATCAGAAATGTGCTAAAAGATTTTTGTCTGAAAAGACAGGAATCTTAGGGACATTTTTAATTGGAAGTCAAAATTATAACCTTGATAATAGTCAATCAGATATTGATTCAAAAGTAATAATTATTCCAAGTTTTGAAGAAATTACAAGCACACAGCAGCCCCGCAATGAGATAATTGCTTTTGGTAAAGACCAGATTAATATTATTGATTATAGATTATTACCAAAATTTTTTAATAAAAGTCTTAATTATTTAGAATTGTTATTTACAGATTATTATATTATTGATTCTTATTATGAAGATTATTGGAATATGCTAAAACAAAAACGAGAAGATTTAGCTTATTGGCATCCAATAAAATTTTATAATGCTGTTTTTGGAATGATAAGATCATTAGACAGTAAAATTCATAACTCTTCATTAGCTGATGAAAAAGTGTATTATACTAAAGATCTTGCTCATATGTACTTTTTAAGGGATCTTATTTTTACTTATTATTATGGTTGTAATTTTAAAGATTGCTTACAATCTTGTGATAGAGAAGAATATTTTAAAATTAAAGAGGGACTTATAACCCCTAAAGAAGCTATTTCCTTATCTCAAAAAATTGTAACAGATGTTTGGTCTTTAGAAAGTCGTTTTACTTTAGTGCCAGAAGGAAATGATGATAAATTTAATCATTTATTAACTAAATTTAGAACAAATGTATTTTCCGCATATGCACAGGTAATGATTGGTTTATATTATTACTAAAAAATAAAGGAGAAAAAATATGTATCATTGTTATGTAACTAGATTAAAAAATGTTCGTCCTCATCCGAATGCAGATAGATTAACATTAGCAGATTGCTTTGGTAATACTGTTTGTGTTGATAATACATTTAAAGAAGGTGATTTAGGAGTTTATTTCCCAACAGATGGACAATTAAATTATGATTTTTGTATGCAAAACAATTTATTAAGGCAATTAGATGAAAATGGTAAAAATATTGGCGGATATTTAGACCCTAAGAAAAGACATGTAACAACTGTTAAATTAAGAGGAGAACCTTCAGATGGACTTTTCCTTCCATTAAAGTGTTTAGCTCCTTTTGGAGATATATCTTTATTAAAAGAAGGGGAACAGGTAGAAACTTTTAATGGGGTTGTTATTGCAACTAAGTACATCCCAAAGCATAAAGCTCATTCTCGTCCAAATCTAAATATTCCTAAAAAAACTAAAAAGAAAATAAATATAGCTCCTTTATTCCAAGAGCATAAAGATACTGAACAATTAGCTTATTATATCAATAATATTAAAGTTGGGGATATTCTAGACTTTTCTATTAAAATGCATGGAACAAGTCAAAGAACAGGATATTTACCAGTTTTAAAAGGTTATAAAAGAAGTTTCTTAGATAGAATTTTTCATAGAGAGGGTTCTCCAATTTATAAAAAAGATTATATTACTGGTACTCGCCGCACAATAGTAAATAATAACAATGAAGGGTTTTATGGTACTCAAGATTTTAGAATAAAAACCGCAGAAATTTTTAAAAATAAATTGTGGTTTGGAGAAACTGTTTATTATGAAGTAGTGGGATATGTACATGATGATACTCCTATTATGGCTTCTTGTGATAATAAAAAGATTGGTCAAGATTTTATTAATCGCTATGGAGAAAAGACAGTTTTTAATTATGGAGAACCTATTGGTTCTTGTCATGCTTATGTCTATAGAATGACTATGACTAATGAAGATGGAGAAGTTGTAGAATATACACCTGAATTTATGCGATACAGATGTAAACAAATGGGGGTAGATTGTGTTCCTCATCTTTTAACTCTTGTTGTTACAGAGAATAATATTGGAGATATTATGGAACTTGCTGAAATGTTTTCTGTAGGTGCTGATCCAATCGGGAAAACTCATATTAGAGAAGGGGTTGTAGTTAGAGTAGTAAATAAACCTATTTTTACTGCATATAAACATAAAAATTTGGAATTTAAGATTTTAGAAGGTATTATAAAAGATAATGCGGTAACTCCAGATATAGAAGAAGCTGAAGAAGATTTTAAAATTGAATAAGTATAAATCAATAGTTTTTAATATATAAAAACTATTGATTTTTTTTAAAAAATATTATATAATATATATAGAAAATAAGAAAAGAAATAAAAAAATATTGAAAAAACTATATGGAGGTATCTTTTATGGATTATAAAGAAACTAAAATTTTTCTTACCGCATTTAAAAAGATGTGTACTACTTGTAGAAAAGATAATTGTCAAAGCTGTCCTTTTGTTATTATGGAAACCGACTTTAAAAGGGTAGAGCCTAAATGTACATTATTAGAATGTTCAAATGAAACTATTTATAATAAAGTAGTAAAATGGATTGAAAAGCATCCTTTTCATACTTATTTAGATGATTTTTTAAAAAAATATCCAAATGCAGAACTCGGTGAGGGTGGATGCCCTGAAATTTGTGTTATACAATTATACCCAAATATTGATTGCGAGAACTGCCAAGATTGTGTAAGTTGTTGGAAACAACCTATGGAGGATATTAAATGACTAATTGTGCAGATTGTATGAGAGAATGGTTATCTTCTAAATGTGACTTTTGTAAAGAAGCAAAAGATTTAACAATATCTTTCTTTCGATCTGAATAATATTTTTTTGATTTTTAATAAAAATTTTGTTATAATATATATAGAAAGTTGAGAAAGGAGTTTTAGAATGCAAATTTTTGTAAAGGGTGATTGTCATGGAGATTTAAACTTTTTAATTTCTTTTTGTAAAAATGCTAATACTTCAAAAGAAGATGTAATAGTACTTCTTGGAGATATTGGTTTAAATTGTAATGAGGATTTAAGAGAACACTGTAATTTTAAAAAACTTGCGGAAATTCCTATTACATTAATTTGTATTAACGGCAATCACGAAAAAAGACCTCAAGATACCATTGATTGTATAACACAAGAGAAAGCTTATACTTATGAATGGATAGAAAAATTTCAATGTTATGGATATGTAAATAAAATTGCTTCTAATGTTATTTTTCCAGTAGATGGTATTTTTAAAATTGATAAGTTTTCTTGTTTAGGTATTGGCGGAGCTTATTCAATAGATAAAGAATATAGATTACTTATGGGATGGAAATGGTTTGAAACAGAACAGCTATCTAAAGAAGAACAAGAAGATATTTTAATGGCGATAGATAATATTTCTAATCAGTTTGATTTTGTTTTTTCTCATACCGCACCTTTCTCTTGGTTATCTCAACTTCAATATTTATTTTTAAAAATACCAGATTTAAAAGAAGATTATACAATGGAACATTTTTTAGAGAAAGTTAAAAACAAAATTAATTATAAACAATGGTTCTTTGGTCACTTTCACGATGATAAGCAATTAAAATATAATGCTTATCTTTTATATAATAAAATTATTAAGATTAATTAAAGGGGAAAGGGATGGACAATTCCAGAAGTTACACCATTATTTAAAAATCAAAATAGAGCAATTATTAATAACTTAATTAATTATATTGAAAGAGAGGACATAACTGAATGATACTTATTGCTTTTGTTTTACTAATTTTATTGGCAGTTTTGGCTGTTGTATATGGATATTATAAACATAGTAAGATTTTTTATGGAATTGCTGGAGCTTTAGTAGTAATTGGCTTTGTAATTAATAGTTTTATAATTATTCCTACTAATTATACAGGTGTAAGAACTACTTTTAAGCAAATTGATGAAAATACTCTAAAAGATGGTTTCCATTGGAAGATTCCTTTTGTTCAGAGTATAGAAACTATTAATAATAAATTAACAGATATTAAATTTACAGACAAGATTTCCGCAGAAACAAGCAAAAGAACAGAAATTTATTATAATGATATTACTGTTACATATCATATTGCTCCAAGCAAATCAGCTTGGATTTTCGCTAATGTAACAGATTATGAAGATAATCTTATTTCTTCTGATATTGTAGGATCAGCGATTAAATCTACATCAAAAACACTAAATGATACAGATGCTACAAACCGTGCCGTATTAGAGCCTATTGTTACAAGCTATATTCAAAAGTCATTGAATAATAAATATGGCGATGGAGTAGTAATTATTAATAAAGTAGTTGTTTTAAGTGCAAACTTTTCAAAGAGTTATAATAAAGCTGTTGCGGATAAGCAAAAAGCTCAGCTTGAATCTGAAAAGCAGTCAATTCAGAATGAAAAGAATATTGCTAAAGCAGAAGCTGATGCTAAAGTAAAGAGAACTGAGGCTCAGGCTAATGCTGATGCTAAGCTAATTGCCGCAAAAGCTGAAAAACAGGCTAATGAAATGAAAGAAAAATCTATTACTAATAAAATTCTACAAGAAGAATATATTAATAAATGGAATGGTGTAATGCCTAAATTTATTAGTGGAACAGATTCTAATATGCTATTTAATATTTCAACCAAGTGATGAATAAGAGGAGTTTAAACTCCTCTTATTTTTTGATTTTTTTTAAAAAAAATGATATAATTATTATAGAAAATAAGAAAAGAAATAAAAATATGAGGTGTTTAATTATGTGTAAAGTAAATAATATGTTGATTTCTGATTTCTATTGTACTCAGTGTGGCAATAAAGGTATTCCTATTCCAAGAAAGAAAAATGCTTTTAGAGAATCTGGTCATTTAAAAAAATTATATTGTATTCATTGTAAAAAAGAAACAAATCATTGTGAAATAAGACCTTTTAGTAATTATTCTTATCAGAATTTTTTAATGGAGTTTAAATTAGGTCGTTTTACAGAAGATGGACAAAGAATCCCAGTAGAAGATTTACCAATTTGTACAGAACAAAAATGTTTATGTTGTATTGATGGAAAATGTTGGAATACAAATAAAAAAAATATTTGTTTAAAGGAGAAGAATAATGAGTAATAAACCTATTTTAGCTTTAATGGTCGGTATCCCTGGCTCTGGAAAAACTACTTTTGCAAAGAAATTTTGTGAATATTTTCATTATACATATATTTCAAGAGATGATATTCGTTTTTCTAAAATAAAAGATGAAGATGGCTATTTTGATAAAGAAGATTTAGTATTTAGAGAATTTATTAATTCAGCAGTTTTATCTTTACAAGAGAATACTAATGTTTTATTAGATGCTACACATCTATCTAAACAATCTAGAAAAAAAGTATTAAAAAATATTGATTATTTTTTAACAAATTATCGAATTATTTATTTTGTAATGAATACTCCATTAAAAGTTTGTAGTCAAAGAAATGATAAAAGAAAAGGTAGATTGAAAGTTCCTAATTCTGTTATGCTATCAATGGCTAATACTATTTGTATGCCACTTTTTAATGAAGATAATAAAATACAAGCAATATATAAAGTATTAACTAACCCTCATGGATACCACATTCAGAAAAATTTAAAAGGGGCGAATGAGCCAACATTTATTGAATGGAAGTCTTCTGAGGAAACATTTTAAAAGGAGGATGGAATAATATCTAATGGAAACATTATTGATACTTCTGAATTAACAATAGATGATGTTATTAATGAATATGAAAAAAGACATCCTGTAATAGAAGGTGTAAGACATAGCATATCAGAATGGTGTAAAATTTATAATATAAAACAAGCAACAGTAAATGCAAGAATAAGAAATGGAATGAATAGTATAGATGCTATTACTACTCCAATAAGGAGGTGATTTTATGCAAATTTGGTTTACTTCAGATTTGCATCTGTGACTGTGCCACGATAAAAGTTTTATCTATCAAGCAAGAGGATATAATAATGTTGAAGAAATGAATAATGATTTAATTGAAAAATGGAATCAAGTTGTACTTCCTGAAGATGTAGTATACATTTTAGGAGATATGGCTTTAGGAAATGATTTAGAAAAAATTAAGTCTTATTTAACATCATTAAATGGGAAGAAGATTTTAATTAGAGGAAATCACGATACAGATAAAAAAGTTGAATTTTATAAGAATAATCAAATTTTTGAAAATATTACTTATATGGATGTAATAAAATATAAAAAGAAAATTTTCCTATTAAGTCATTATCCGCAATTAACTTATAATTATGATTATAATAAAGTTTTTTCTTTATATGGTCATACTCATCAAACTAATTCGATTAATCCAAATATTCTTGGATACCATGTAGGAATTGATAGTAATAATAATACTCCAGTTTCTTTGGAGTTTATTTATAATTTTTTAAAAAACAAGGAGTTAAATAAATAATGAAGAAAAAGAAAAATATGTATGTATTTTATAATGAAGATAAAACTCAATGTTTTAAGTATGAAGTAGAACATAGTGAATATTCTAAAATGCTACACTCTGGTTTTGCTACTGTTGTAACACCATATGGAAGATATAGAGGTATTTCTAAATTACATCCAGAAGATGAAGCATATGAATCACCGTTGTTTGGGGAAGAATTAGCTATTGATAAAGCTTTACTTTTGGCATTAAGAGATAAAAAGAAAATTCTAAATGGGCAAATAAAAATATTGCAAATAGCAGAATTAAATAAAGAAAATAAAAAAATTAAACCTTATTTATTCAAAGTAAAACAAGAAAAGATCTTTATTCAAAATGCTATTACAACTTTATATAAACGAATTAAAGAATCCCCTGAAAGAAGAATTAATAGAATTAATGAAGCAAGACTATTAAAAGAAAAAGCCTCTCAAGCTAAAGATAAATCTGTATTTATCAATAGACTTAAAAAAATACTAGAAAAATAAAACAATGTAAATTAACAGATACTAATGAATTTAGTATCTGTTTTTTTTATGGACAAAAATAATTAATTTTTTTCTTTATATTTTGATTTTTTATAAAGGGGGTAAAAATATAATGAAAAAAACTAATAAGAAAAAGCCCAACTATAAGAAAAAAAGAAATCATTTAAAAGAATTTTCTAAAATTATTATTACTATCATTATTTTTATTTGGCTTATTGTTATGGTTTATGGTTTAGTACTAAATTCTTATTTCGCTATTGCTTCTCCAGAACAAGTAGAAATGGCTCCTTATTATGAATTTATTGGAATCCCTATTACGGGCGGGATCCTTGGATATTTAATTAAAGCCGCAACAGAAAACAAACAAAAAATAAAAAATAATAAAACAAAAGCATTAATAGATAATAATGATGAAACAATAGATGAAAATAATAATGATACTAAATATGAAGACAGTGATATAGTTTAAGGAGGCATGTTCATGACTATTCAACTTTTTTTAATTATCTTAACTATTGTATCAACAGTTTCAAGTATTATTACAGAAGGTATAAAGACTTTTTTACAAAAAGAAAATATTCATTTTTCAAGTAATATTCTTGCTACTATTGTTGCAGTAATTGTAGGAGTTGGAGGTACTATTATTTATTATATCTTTGGAGGTATAGAATTTACTTGTATTAATATTATTTGTGTGATATTAATGGGATTAGCTTCTAGTCTAGCTTCTATGTTAGGATATGATAAAATTGTACAAACTATTAAGCAAATTGGTTCAAAAGGGGGTAAATGATATATGTATACTTTATCAAAAAAGCACACTTTAGTAAATTATAATTCAGGTAATACTGGAAGAAAGTATATAGTAATTCATTATACAGGTAATACAACTGATACAGCAAAAGCTAATGCTAATTATTTCTATAATGTAAACAGAGATGCGTCAGCTCATTATTTTATTGATGAAAAAAATGTCGTAGAAGTAGTTTCTCCTGAAGACACTGCTTGGGCAGTAGGAGTTAATTATGGAGCAAATAATTTATTTGGTAAATGCACTAATGGTAATTCTATTAGTTTAGAAATGTGTTCTACACATGGGAAAATTGCTTCTGCAACTTTTAATAATACTGTTGAACTAACTAAAAAGTTAATGAAAAAATATGGTATTCCTGTTAGTAGAGTTGTTAGACACTACGATGTATGTTCTAAACAATGTCCTGGCTGGTCTGGATGGCTAGGCTCAGATAATTCTATTTGGAAAAAATTCAAACAAGCTATTTCAACTAATTCTATTTCAACTTATTTAATAAAAAGTAATGCGGGTGGATATGCAAAAAATGAAGCTGACCCAAGAGGTAATAGTAGCAAAAAACAAATTACTATTCCAAAAGGTGCAAGAGTATCGGTTATTAAAGATGATGGCTGTGGTTGGAGTAAAGTAATTTATCAAAAGAAAAGCTATTGGATTTCTAATAGTCATCTACAAAAAGATGATAAATCAACTTATCCAACTATTACGATTAAGGCGGGAAAAACAGTTCGTAGATTAAGTAAAGATGGTAAAACTTTTGAAACAAAGACAGTGTTAAAGAAAGATATAAAATGTAAGATGATTTCATTGATTACTTCTGGGGCTTATAAAGGTTATTATTATCTTCGTCTAATCTCTAAAGACGAACACGATGGTCGTTATTACTATTGTAAAAAGTAAATAAAAGAAATATTTTATAGGTATTATAATTTTTATTATAATACCTATTTTTTTGATTTTTTTTAAAAAAAATGATATAATTATTATAGAAAATAAAAATGATGGGAGAAAATTAATGATTACAATTTATACAGATGGTAGCAAAAGAAAAGAAGGTGGTGGTTTTGGGATTGCCGCATTAAAAGATAATATTATTATTAATGCTCATCAAGAACAAACTGCTGAAACTACTAATAATAGAGAAGAACTAAAAGCTATTATTTATGCTTTAAAAAATATTGTTTTAAAAAATCCTAATGAAGAATATATATTATATTCTGATTCTAATTATTGTGTACAAACTTTTAATAATTGGATGCATAGTTGGGCGAAAAAAGATTGGAAAAATTCAAAAAATCAAGTAGTAGAAAATTTAGATCTAATTTTAGAATTATATGATTGCTATTCTCAAATAGCCTTATATAATAATTATAACATAAAAAAAATATCTTGTCAAGTAAAATGGCTAAAAGGACATGATGGTAATTTTGGGAATGAATTAGTAGATGCTTTTGCTACAAAGAACATTTCTAAAATTAGAAAAATCATGTTTCAATATAATCTAACTTATAAGGGGGAATAATATGATTATAAAGATAAAAGTTAAACCTCATTCTTATCACCATTGGACTCCAGAACAAGCTACTTATCTTCAGAAAGTAATCTTATATGAAAGTCGATATGGTTCTAATATTATTAAATGGAAAAGTCATGCTTCAAATGAGAAGAAAGGGTTTGTATTTTATTATAAAATAGATATTAAACGAAATAGAAAAGATTGGATTTCTACAATTATTGAAGATATTTATACTTCTATTTATGGAAATTGTTTAGTTTTAGAAAAATTTCCAATTTCAAATTTTTTAATTGATATTTCTTAAAAAAAATGATATAATTAATTATAATGATATAATTAATTATTAAGATTAAAATATCTATTATATTAAGTTATTAGGAAGGGGAAGATAAATGTCTACAAATAACAATTTATACACAGAGGATAGTATTGAGTCATTAGACCCATTGGCTTTTACAAGATTAAGACCTCAGGTGTATGCAGGGGATACTACTTATTCAACTCAGCTATTGGTTGAAATTATTTCAAATGCGGTTGATGAATTTCGATTAGGACATGGTAATAAAATTGAAGTATATATATACGAAAAAGATAATACAATAGTAGTACAAGATTATGGTCAAGGTTTTATTTGTAATTCTTTTAGAGAAGATGGAAAATCAATTCTTGAAGCCGCTTTTTCAGTACTGAATACTTCTGGTAAATATCGAGAAGATGGTGCATATGAGGGCACTTCTTTAGGCTCTTTTGGCATTGGTAGATAAAACTGCCTGTTATGTCTTTACCTACTCATCATAGGGGTATATATATAATAAATAATATATATGCTAACGGGGAAGCCTAAACTTTAATAAAGCATGGTAATCCCGTGGCAAGATTGTTTAATTCAATTTGGATATTTTTCATATAGAGTATCAAGACACAAAGGTGGTATTCTTATATGAAAAAATTAAATTTACAAAAACTCTCTGATAAACAGCATATTTATTCTGGTGTTTATATGATTCTTTTTCCCAATAATAAAAAATATATTGGAATTAGTAACAATATAAGACGAAGAATGATTGAGCATAATTTTGATTTTAGAAATAATTTACCTATTGAAAGAGCAATACAAAAATACGGTAAAATAAAAGATTTTATTCTTTTAGAAGAAATAGATGCTGAAAATAGAGAGTTAATGCGAAAAAGAGAAAAATATTGGATTGCTAAATATCATAGTAACAATAGAGAATTTGGATATAATATATCTGAAGGCGGAGATGGAGCTGATATAGGTAGCAAAAATTCTCAAGCAAATTTTACAGAAGAACAGATTCAACAAATTTATCAAGAATTAAAAGCTTGTAAAGAAACTATGACAGATATAGCAAAAAAATATCATATTAATTTAAATTGTTTATCTTATATAAACAATGGTAGAACTTATTTTCATTCTTCTGAAATTTATCCTATTAGAAATGGATTTCAGAAGATTAAAAAAGGAACATTAAATTATAACTCTAAATTCGATGAAGTGATATTAGATGAAATATTTGTTTTATTAAAAGAAAATAATTTAACTATGAAAGAAATTGCTCATAAATTTAATGTAGCAGAATCAACAATTCATAATATTAATAATGGGAAAACTTATATAAGAGAAAACGAAAAATATCCATTAAGAGTATCTAAAACTGGTTCAAAAAAATTAACTCAAGAACAAGTAATTTCAATTATAGAACAACTTAAAAAAGAACCTAATAAAACAATGTCTAAAATTGCAAATGAATTTAATGTAAAACCAAAAACAATAAGTTCTATAAATTGTGGAACAACATATCGACAAAAAAATGAAAAATATCCAATAAGAAAAAAACAATAAGCTGTATCGACTATCCTCGGATCGGAGGAGTAGGGCTGCTATTGATACGCAGTTCGAAATGGACATTCTTATTACTTATAATAAGTAAGATATAGTCAGGGCTTATGGAAACATAAGAATAACCGAGCAAAATCACAAATTTCTTATCACATTGTTGCACTGTAACAACAAATAGAGATGGTCTATGGGAAGAGGTTAGTTTTAAAGAAGGAGAATTTGTAGAAAGAAAATCTGGTAAAACAACAGCACCAAATGGTACAAAGGTTGTATGGCAACCATCAGAAGAATTTTTTACTAATACTAGTGTTGAATTACCAAAAGTTAAATCTTTATTTAAAACTATTGTATGCTTATGTCCAGGGTTGACAATAGAATTAACAATACAAAAAACAGATAATCCAAAAGATAAGAAAATATTAACTTATTATTCTAAAAATGGATTAAATGATTTAGTTGATGAAGCAATTAAAGATAAAGAAATTATAAAAAATAGATGTGAAGTACAAATGGCGGAAGGTAAAAATAAAATGGATTTTATTCTTACTTATACTTCAAACTATTCAATGACTATTGTACCTTATGTCAATACTGGTTTAACAGAAAAAGGTCCTCATATTACACAAATTAAAACTTTAATTACTCGTGAATTTAATAAATTCTTTAGAGAAGAAAAATGGCTAAAAGAAAAAGATGCTAATTTATCTGGCGAAGATATTCAAGAGGGTATGTATATTGTTTTTAATTTAACTGCTCCGAATATTGCTTATGATGCTCAAGTCAAAAGTACAATTACTAAAATTGATATGAAACCTTTTACTCAGGCGTTGACAGATAAAATTCAATATTGGTTATCTGAAAATAAAAAAGAAGTAAAAGCTATTGCAGATAAAGCCATTTCCGCCCGAAAGGCAAGAGAAGCTGCAAAAAAAGCAAGAGATAATATTAGAAATAAACAAAACATAAAAAAGAAGAAAGCTTTAAAATTTGATTCTAAATTAGCAGACTGTTATTCTCAAGATCGATTAAAGTGTGAAGTATATGTCACAGAAGGTGACAGTGCTAGTGGTAATTTAAAGACTGCAAGAAATAATGAATATCAAGCGGTTATTCCAGTAAGAGGAAAAATACTTAATGTCAGAAAAGCGACTCTAGATAAGATTCAAAAAAATGCGGAAATTATGACAATGATTGAAGCTTTTGGACTAAAAGTTGATTTAAAAACAATGAAATTAACTTTTGATCGAGATGAGTTGCGATATGGGAAAATCATTATTATGTCAGATGCCGACGTTGATGGAAGTCATATTAAGAACCTCTTTTATACTTTTATATGGACTTTCTGTCCTAAACTAATTGAGGAAGGATATGTATATGCTGGAGTTCCTCCTCTATATTGTATTGAAGAAACTAAGGATAAAATTATTTATTTAAAAGATGATAATGAATTAGAGGAATATAAACAAAAACACATTGGTAAGAATTTTAAGGTAAAGCACTTAAAAGGATTAGGCGAAATGGATGCAGAGGAAACTGAAGTATTGGTTAACCCTGATCAAAGAATTATTAAACAAATTACAGTAGAAGATGTAGATAAATCTGATGAGCTTTTTGATGATTTAATGGGCGGATCAGTATTGCCAAGAAAAGAATTTATAAAGATGTATTCTAAGGAGGCAAAGTATGCAAACTAATGATATTATTAATGAATTAAGTACAAATTTTATAGAATATGCGGCGGCAGTTAATACAGATCGTAGTTTACCTGACGCTAGAACAGGACTAAAACCAGTAGCACGAAGAATTTTATGGGCAGGTTATGATGGTAAATATACTTCTAATAAACCTTATGTAAAGTGTGCTAGAATTGTCGGAGATGTCATTGGTAAATGGCATCCTCACGGTGATTCTTCTGTATATGGAGCATTGGTTCGATTATCTCAGCCTTGGGTTATGAGATATCCACTTATTGATTTTCATGGTAACATGGGAAATATTGATGGAGATGGACCAGCCGCTTATAGATATACAAATGCAAGATTATCTAAAATTGCAGAATTAGGTTTATTAAATAATTTAAAGAAAAAAAATGTTGATTTTATTGCAAATTATGATGAAAATGATTTTGAACCAACAACTTTGCCTTCAATTTTTCCAAATTTACTATGTAACCCTAATAGTGGCATAGGTGTCGCTATTGCTTGCTCATGGCTACCTCATAATTTAGGAGAAGTTGCAACTGCCATTAATGATTATTTGGATGGTAAAGAACCAAGTCTACCCGGTCCAGATTTCCCAACAGGAGGAGTAATCATTAATCAAAAGGATATCCCCGCAATAATGAAAACTGGGCATGGTAGTATTAAAGTTAGAGGAAAATATACTTTTGAAAAAAATAAAATTGTCTTTTATGAAATTCCTTATGGACAAAATACAGAAAATCTTTTAGCGGAGATTGGTAAAGCTTGTGATAATGAAGAAATTGTTGGAGTTAAAAATGTTCGTAACGAAAGTAACAAAAAAGGTTTGCGTATTGTCATTGAGTGTAAAAAAGATGTATCTTTAGATTCTGTTGTTCAAAAACTTTTTGCTAAAACTGGACTTCAAACCAGTGTATCTTATAATCAAGTAGGACTTGTTGATAAAACTCCAGTTGAATTAAATTTGAAAGATTGTATTATGATTTATGTTAATCATAATCTTTCTTGTATTAGCAAAGAAGCTAAATTTGATTTAGCAAAAGCCCAAGCAAGGTTAGAAATTGTAGACGGTCTTATTAGAGCTTTAGAGGATATTGATAATATTATTAGTTTAATTAAAAAATCAAAATCTTCAGTTGCCGCAAAAGATAATCTTGTTAAGATATATAAATTTACAGATAATCAAGCAAAAGCTATTGTAGATATGAAACTTGGTAGATTAGCGGGATTAGAAAAAATTGAATTACAACAAGAAAAAAGTGATTTAGATAAAAAAGTAATTGATTTAAAAGCTCTATTATTAAATAAATCTATTCAAATTCAAGAATTAAGAAATCGTTTAAATGAAATTGTTAAAAAATTTGGAGATAAAAGAAGAACTGAAATTACTCAAATTAATGCATCTTCTAATGAAAAAGAAATAGAGGCAGTTGCCCCAGAAGATTGTGTTGTTGTAATGACTAAAGGCGGAAATATTAAAAGAGTCCCAAGTAAAAATTTTAAAGTTCAAAAGAGATTTGGAAAAGGAGTAAAAACTCAAAATGATACTTTATTAAATTGTATTTCTACTAATACTGTTGACACTTTAATGATGTTTTCTGATCAAGGTAAGATGTATCGTTTACTTGTTGATAGTGTACCAGTAGGGACAAATGCGGAAAAAGGAACACCAATTAACAACCTTATCTCTTTGCCTCCTGAAGAACATATTATTGCTATTACCTCTCTATATAGAAAGAGTAAGGCTGAATATGTTGTATTTATTACTAAAAATGGATTGGTAAAGAAAACAAAAATAGAAGAATATTTTAAGACTAAACGAAATGGTATTACAGCAATTAAAATAAAAGATGGAGATTCTATCTCTAAAGTAACCTTTTTAAATGATGAAGAATTAATTTTAATAACTAAACAGGGTATAGCAATTCGTTTTGAAACTAATACAATTTCACCAATAGGAAGAGTTACAAGTGGGGTTAAAGGTATTAATTTAAGAAACGATGATGATGAAGTTATTGCAGTATTACCTATTCATAATACTAATGATTATGTAGGAATATTTACCGCTGAAGGGCTAGGAAAGAAAATTGAACTTAAAGAATTTCCTATCCAGTCTAAAGGCGGAAAAGGAATTTTTGTAACCAAAAATAGTCATGAAATTATTGGAGCAGAAATGATTAATGATGAAGATAATATTGTTGTTATCGGACCAACTAATAGTATTTGTATTTCTGCAAAAGATATTCCAAAATTAAGTAGACAAAGTCTAGGAAATATGATGATAAAATCTACTGCAACCGCAGTAGTAAAATTATGATTAAGGAAAAATCCTTAATCATAATTTATAAAAATTTTTCTTCGGGGTGTGCTTGACCGTATTTTAAAACCAAAAGTAGGTTTTGGATTTTTCAAAATAAAAATTGCTTTTTATAAAATATTTTGATATAATTATTTAGAAATAAATAAGGAGAATTTTATATGTTAGATAATCAATTAGCAGAGTTATATCAACAAGGTGTAACTGAACTTACTATAAATGAAGATAACAATAAGAGAATAGAAATAATTAATAAGATTGTTCCAATATTAAATAAAGCTACTATTGCTTATGATGAAGGACTTGATAGTGGATTGACAGATATGGATTGGGATAAGTTTTATTTTCTACTTGTTCAACTAGAACAAAAGACTGGTTATTATTGTGATAATTCTCCTACTCAAAAGATTAATTATAATACTGTATCTAAGCTAAATAAGGTTAAACATAACCACAAAATGTTATCTTTACAAAAGACAAAAGATATTAATACATTATTAAATTTTTCAAAATCTGTATCTAACTCTGATTCTTGTGAGCCAATTATTTTAATGAATAAGTTAGATGGACTTACTTGTTCTTTATCTTATCAAGATGGTTATTTGGTAAGAGCAGAAACAAGAGGAGATGGAGAAATTGGAGAAGATATTTTACATAATGCTTTAGTAATTCCCTCAATCCCTAATCGTATTGAAGCAAAAGGTAACTTAACTATTGATGGGGAAATTATTTGTACTTATCAAAACTTTAACCAGCATAAAATAAAAAGTTATAGTAATCCGAGAAATTTTGCTGCGGGAAGTATTAGACTGTTATCTTCAGAGGAATGTGCAAAAAGGCATTTATCTTTTGTTGCTTGGGATTTAATATCTATAGATAATACAAACAATTTATTAGTTAAAAATTTACATAGTAAATTATTTTATTTAGACTGTTTAGGTTTTACTGTTGTTCCTTATGACATCTTATCTAATAATCAACAAACATTAGAGAAAATAGAAAATGTAATTACAAATTTAGTAAATATTGCAAAAGAAAAAGAATATCCTATTGATGGCATAGTTGTAAAAATTGATGATACAGATATTTATAATAAATTAGGTTATACAGATCATCATTTTCGTGGAGGTATTGCATTTAAATTTACAGATGATTTATATGAAACAAAGTTAATAGATATTTTATGGAGTATGGGTCGCACTGGTCAAATTTCACCAGTTGCTCTATTTGAAAAAATAAATATTGATGGAACGGAAATTTCTCGTGCAAGTTTATCAAATATTTCTATTATGCATCAAACATTAGGACTACATCCTTTTAAAGGTCAAATAATAGAAGTATCAAAGAGAAATCAAATTATCCCTAAAATAGAACGTGCAAAGGATGAAAATGGAAAATGGATAGTGAATACTTAAAAATTTTTCCGAAAATATCAATAGGAAGAGCTGAAGATTTAACAAATAAGATCTTTGGAAAATGGAGAGTTTTATATAGAACTACAAATGATAACAGTGGAAAAGCAATGTGGGTTTGTGAATGTCAATGCGATAAACATACAACCAAACCTGTTTCCGCAAGAACTTTAAAAGCACACACTTCTACTAATTGTGGTTGTGAGCGATTAAAAACAATAGCTAATTTAGCAGATATTAAAATTCATATTAGAGATGAACAAGGTAATATAATTAAGAAAAAATGTTTTAGATGCAAACAATGGCTTCCACTTTCTGATTTTTGGAAAAATGTGGCTCAAAAAGATGGATATTCAGGAGAATGTAAACAATGTCAAACTTCTTCAGTAGAAGGTAGATATAATATATATAAAAAAAATGCTCGAAAAAGAAATATTGATTTTAATTTGACTTTTCAAGATTTTAAAACATTAACTTCTCAACCTTGTAGCTACTGTGGCGATTCACAAGGTTTAATAGGAATAGACCGTATAGATTCTCAAAAAGGCTATAACAAAAATAATTGTACTCCAGCTTGTAAATATTGTAATTTAATGAAATTAGATTATGATTTAGATTTTTGGTTAAAGCACATGGAACAAATTTTAAATTATCAAAAGGAAAAAAATAAATATGCTAAAGAAATTTAAACAGTTATTATTAAAAAGAAAATATAGTAAAGCTATAAATATATATATTATTATCCGTTGGGCAAAAGTTGGAATATTAACAGAAAAATACTATGGGAAATTGGATGCGGATAAACAACCTTTAGTTATTCATTGGAATGACCATAATGGAGAGTATGAAAGTTATGATATTATTCCATGGTATCGTGCTACTACTGGAGAAGTATATTGTTATACTTTGAATAAAAATCATGCAGAAGCTATAGTAAAAATATTAAAAAATAAGGAAGAATGATAATGCAATATATATATTTTGAAATTCCAAAAAATTGTCCCATTTGCAATACAGAATTAATAATTAAACAAGAAAATAATAGTAAGATTTTATTTTGTCCTAATGAACAATGCAAATCACGTTTACTTAATAGATTAGAATATTTTTGCGGGAAAAAAGGTTTAGATATAAAAGGACTATCTAAAGCTACTCTTAATAAATTAATAAATTGGGGTTGGGTAACATCCGCATTAGATATTTTTACTTTAAATAAGCATAGAGAAGATTGGATTAAAAAAGAAGGTTTTGGAATAAAATCAGTAGATAATATTCTTAATGCTATTGAATATAGTAGGAATTGTAGTTTGTCTGCTTTTATTTCAGCTCTTGGAATACCATTAATTGGAAAAACTGTAGCTAAAAAATTGTGTGAAAAATTCTTTACTTATGAAGAATTAAGAGATGCTATTAATGATAATTATGATTTTTGTGAACTTCCAGATTTTGGAGAAAGTAAAAAATCTGCTTTATTATCTTATGATTTTTCAATAGCAGATCAATTAATTGCAAATAAAGATATTCATATTCAAAAAGAAGAAAAAATAAACATACAAGAGAACTCCGCATTAATGGATAAAATTATCGTAATTACAGGAAAACTACACTCTTTTAAGAATAGAAATGAATTAAAAGAAAAAATTGAATCTCTAGGAGGAAAAGTATCAAATAATATTACAAATAAAACTTTTTGTTTAGTTAACAATGATATAGAATCTATGACAGCAAAGAATAAAGCTGCAAAAGAAAAAGGCATTCCTATTATTTCAGAAGAAAACTTCATTAAGAATTATTTGCAATTATAAAAATTTTTTGATATAATAAAATATATGAAAAAGAAAGATATAAAAAAATATAGTAAAAGAATTGCTCAATTAGAAAAACAAAAAAAGATGGGCAAAAATTCAAAATTAATTGAAGATGAAATTTATAATATAGTGGGAGAAATTTCCCAAAAATATCCAGAACAAGATATGTTGACAATTTTACTTGCAATAGATGCAGAAATTATGAATAAAAAATTATGTTGAAATTTTAAAAATTTTTTGTTATAATAGATTATAAGTAATTAAAACTAATTACTTTAATATAAATAAATTTAAGAAATAAAAGGAGATTATTTAAAATGGCACTAACAGAAAAGTCAAGAGTAATTTATGATTATGTAAAGGAACACGATGGACAGCAGTTCACAGCACAGGATATTGCAGATGCAACTGGTGTACCAGTTAAGTCAGTAAATGGCGTAGTTACAATGAGCTTCCAGAAGAAGAATCTAATGGAAAGAATTCCAGCTGAAATTGAAGTTGAAGATGGTAAGCATAAGAGCGTTAAGTTTATTCAGCTAACAGATAAAGGTCGTAACTTTGATCCAGATGCAGAATAAATTATTCTAAATGCATATTAGATTAGATTAGATTATATTTCTAATCTAATCTATTTTTTTAAGGAATTTGTTAATGAAAATTGTTTGTATAATATTAATAATAGTAAGTCTTTGGTTAATTTTTTATGCGTTATTTAATATAATAAAAACAAGACGAAATAAAAAAAATCAAAGAATTAAAATAAATGAATTAACACAACAACAAAATGTTTTAAAAGAAAACATCTTACAAAAGGAAGAAACTTTAAAAAAACAAAATATTGCTTATGATAATATGCAAATTCTTTTTGAAAAACAAAAGCATATTTTGGATAAACAAACTAAAGAATTACAACAATTAGAAAAGAATATTTCTATATTAAAAAAAACTTCTGATAAATCAACACAATCATTTCAAAACTTTTCTAATACTTTGGAATTACATTATCAACAAGTAGAAAAAGAATATGACCAAAAAATTGCTATTCTACAAAATGATTATCAATCTACAAAACAAGAGGTTATTGATTTAAAAAACTCTTTATCTGCGGGACGACAGGCACAAATAAGAGAAGAACAAAAAGAAAATAAAATAAATTTTTATAAAATAGATATAACAAAAGAAGAATTATCTGATATAGTTAAATTACAACAATGTAAAAAAACTTTATCTCAGCCAATTATTTTAAATAAAGTAATTTGGTCACAATTCTTTCAAAAAAAATCTAAAATTTTATGTGATAGAATTTTAGGTACAACTGATGCAGTTTGTGGTATTTACAAAATTACCAATATTCAAAATAAATTATGCTACATTGGACAAAGCGTGAATGTAGCTAACAGATTAAAGCAACATATGAAATGCGGTTGTGGAATAGATGCCCCCGCCTCAAATAGATTATATAAAGATATGCAAGAATTTGGTTTATGGAATTTTACTTTTGAATTGTTAGAACAATGTAATAATAAAATAGAATTAGATAAAAAAGAAAAATTTTTTATTGATCTTTATCAAGCAAATGCTTTTGGAAATTATAATATGACAAAGGGGAATGGTTAAATGAAAGAAGTTTTAGTACTAAAAGAAACTAGTCATTATCCTTATACTCTTGCTGGAAAATGTGCAGGAGAATGTTGGGGAGCTGATACTAGTGATGATGAAAAAAATAAAAAAAGAGGAAAGAAATGCTTTGAAAATGGGCATATGAGAACAGCAGAATTTCCTCAGGTATTTTTAATTATAGATGGATATTCTGCTAGAGTTATTCGAGAGTTTTATACTCATATTGGAGGTGGACCTACACGATTACAAGCTTCCACTCGTTATATAAATTATGATAATTTCAAATATATAACACCTCCAAGCATTTTAGCAGATCCCGCCGCAAAAGATATATATGAAGATATATTTAAAGCTATTCAAGATGCTGATAAAAAATTAACAGAATTAGGTATTCCTAATGAAGATATTGCAAATATTTTACCTCTTGGTATGGAAACAAGAATAGTGGTAAGAACTAATTTAAGAAATTTAATAGATATGAGTCATCAAAGACTTTGTTCAAGAGCCTATTGGGAATATCGTCAATTAATGAAAGATATAATGAAGGCATTAAGTGATTATGATGAAGAATGGGCAGATATAATTAAAACATATTTTCAACCAAAATGTGCATTAATAGGTTATTGTCCTGAAAATAATGCAAAATGTCATAGAAAGCCAAATAAAAAGTCTTAAATCTAATTTTTATTGATTTTAATAAAAAATTTTGATATAATAAATTATCAAAAGATTTAAAGGTTGGAAAAATTAATGAAAAATAATAAAAAAGATTGTTTTATTAAAGAAATTGACTTATTATTAAAAAATGGCAAAATTAAGTTAAGTGAAGAGGCTTTTGATTTCTTTCAAGATTTAATTAAAGTTTCAGATGAAAATGATAAACCTACTGAAAAAGGTTTAAAAATTATTCAATGTTTACAAGAAGAAACTAAAAAATATAATAATAGTTCATTATCAATAAAACAAGATTGTCGTTTTAATGCTCGACAAATTGGTGAATTGTTATTTCTTTCTTCAAGATCTGTTTCTGGAACAATGAATAAATTATTCAAAGATGGTTATGTAGAAAAAGTTATTGAAGATAAAAAAAATAGTCCAGTATATTATAAATTAACAGAAAAAGGTAAAAAATACAAAGTAAATTAAAAGAAAGGATTTTGTTATGAAGAAACAAATTAATAAAGTAGAAATTCAAGGATATGTATTTGAGCAAAATTTGGCTCTTTCAAAAGTAAAAAATACAGAAAGTAAAAATTTTGGAAAAGATTTTATTCAAGGTAACTTACAGATTGCTACTGATGAAGAAGGATTGAATGTTGTAACTGTACACTTTACTTATGTTTCACCTTTAACAAAAAAGGGGACACCTAACAATACTTTTAAAGCTTTAAAAGATATTATGGCTGGTCCTCAATGGATAAAAGATGGAAAAGAAAAAGCTTTAAAAGTTAAAATTCAAACAGCTATTGCTTTAAATGAATTTCCAGATAAGGAAGGTAAAAGAATTACATCAAAGAGATGTGAAGGTGGTTTTGTAAATATTGTTTCTTCACTTACTGATGATATTACAAAAAGATGTACTTTTACTACTGATATGGTAATTACTAGAGTAAGTCATGTTGATGCATCTGAAAAGATTAAAGAAGATTTTACTAGAGTTTCTGGTTATATCTTTAATTTTAGAAATGAAATTATTCCAATTACATATAGTGTACGAAATCCTTTAGGAATGAAATTCTTTGAAGAAAATTTAGATGGAGTTACAGAAGCAGAACCTGTTTATACTAAAGTTTGGGGTAAAATTATTAATACAGTAAATAAAACACCAAATGTTATTGAATCTGCTTTTGGTGGAGAAGAAAACTCTCTAGTAGAAATTCAAGAAACTCCTATTAAAGATTGGATTATTATTGGCACATCTAAAATCCCTTATGAATTTAATGATGAAAAGACTATTACTCAAGATGAGATTGTAAAAGCTCTTCAAGACCGAGAAGTTAAGTGGGCTGAAACAGTTAAAAATAGAGAAGAATATTTAGCTTCTCAGCAAGAAAAACAAAATAATCCTATTATGTCATCAGCTGTACCAACAGGTACTGTTACAAACACAGTAGGAATTGATCCTTCTAATTGGAAATTTTAATTTAATTAATTAAAGTGTCTAGATTTTATTCTAGACACTTTATAAATATAAGATAATTGAAAGGGGACATGAATATATGTCTATGGTAGACGAACTTTTAAATATTGAGCCACACAAAGTATCTCGTGATATGAGAGGCTATTCAGTGCTATTCTTTGGAGAACCTAAAAGTGGGAAAACAACCATTGCTACAAAATTTCCCAAGCATCTCCTGATAGCTTTTGAAAAAGGATACTCTGCAATTCCTGGAGCAAATGCTATGCCAGTTAATTCTTGGGGAGAATTTAAAAAAATTCTAAAAGCTTTAAAAGATGACCGCTTAAAAGAGCGTTTCGAAACAGTTATTATAGATACTGCTGATATTGCATATGATTATTGTGAACAGTATATATGTGCCAACGCCAAAAGAGAAGATGGTAGTTATGGTGTTGATGCTATAGGAGATATTCCTTATGGTAAAATTTTTGCCACCCTATAATAGCAATGTTATTGGGAAAAATCGAAGTAAAAAACTGGAACCCTGAAATGGGAATCAGAACGGAAGTTATAATTTAAAAATTATAACACGTGCAACGCATAGAAAAAGTAAACATTAAAGGAGGATTGACCCAGCATGGGTAAATCAATTATATTGACAGAAGAACAAGAAAAAAAAATAATATATAATTATACGGTTTTACATTATGGGCAAAAAAAATCAGGAGCTTTTATTCCAGTCAGTGATAAAATAGTAAAAAAAATATTATTAAAATATAATATTCCAATAAAGAATATTCAAGAAACAAATGTGAACAAGCTATGGGTAAATCATACTTTTTTTCAAAAACAAAGTGAAGATATGGCTTATTGGATAGGAATGTTAGCTTCTGATGGTAGTGTAAATAAAAATGAAAATCAAATTTATATAGAATTACAAAGAAAAGATAAAGAACTATTAGAAAAAATGAATAAAGTTATTGAAAATGAAAGACCTGTAAAAGATTATGAAACTAGTAAAGGTTATCAAAATAGCAAACTTTATTTTTATTCAAAACAAATTAAGCAAGATTTGCAAAAGTACAATATTGTTCCTAATAAAACATATAGTGAAGAATATAACTTTCCAGAGCAGCTAAAGATAAAATATTACAAAGATTATATTCGAGGATTATTTGATGGAGATGGATCAATTAAATTAACTGGAAAGACAGTAACTTGGCAAATTGATGTAAGTAGAAAAAAAATAGCAGAAAAGATTATTGATTTCTTTAAAAAAGAAGGTATAGAATTATCTTATTCTTTGTGCCCAAAGAAAAATGTGACTTTATATAGAGTTTATGGATATACTAAAGAAAAATGTCAAAAAATATATAATGTATTATACAATACATCTTCAAATTTATATATGAAAAGAAAAAAAGATAAATTTGAAGAACTCCTAAAATGATATAATTTTCCACGAGACTTCGATATCTCTAGAATGGAGATAAAAAGATATGCTGAACTTATACAAATAGAAAGTATAAGAACTAAAGGATAAAAAACCTTTAGGATAACAAGATTGAAAGGATATTCTCTTTTAGCTAAAGAATTTGATACTGCTTTAAGAAGTATTGTTCAAATGAATTATGGATTAGTGTTAATTAGTCATGCTACTGACAAAACTTTTAAAGACGAACAAGGCATGGAATATAATAGAATTGTTCCTACTTTACCTTCTAAAGCACAAAATATTTGTTCTCGTTTGTGTGATATTATAGGGTATTCTCGTAGTGTTCAACTTCAAAATGGTGAAACTGCCACTAAGTTGTTTATGAGAGGAACACCAAGATATATGGCGGGTTCTCGTTTTAAATATACTCCACCAGTTATTGATTTTACTTATAAAAGTCTAGTAACCGCAATTGGAGAAGCTATTGATAAACAAATGCAAGAAGATGGAAAGCAAGAATACTTTACAGATGAAAGAAATAATTTATATATTGATACAAGAGAACAGCTAAATTTTGACGATTTATTAAATAAATTTAATGAAATTATGACTGTTTTTATTTCAAAACCAGATTTTGAAAATTTCTGGCAACCTCGTGTTATTGAAATTATTGAAAGATATTTGGGTAAAGGTAATAAAGTAAATAACTGTTCAAGAGAACAAGTTGAAGCATTAGACTTAATTGTTACAGATTTAGGTTGTTTACTTGAAGAAGAAGAAAATAAATAAATATTTTTTAAAGAGTGCTAATAATAGCACTCTTTTTGATATTTTAAAAAAAATATGGTATAATTAAATAAAGAATATTTTAAAAAAGGAAAGATATAAAAATGAGTCACTATGTAACTTGTGTTTATTGTAAACAAAAATTTAATAGAGATAAAGTACCATTTTATAAAGTATCTAATCGGCGATATGCTCATGCGGAATGCCAAAAAGAACATGAAGAAAATAAAAGTCAAGAAGAAAAAGATTTTGATTTATTAATGAAATACATTAAATTTTTATTTAAAGATGAATATAATCCAGCAAGAGTTGCGAAACAATTAAAAGAATTTCAAACTCAATATGGTTATACCTATAGTGGAATTTTTAAATCTTTAAAATGGTGGTATGAAATTAAACATAATAGCATAGAAAAGGCTAATGGGGGAATTGGAATAGTTCCTTATATTTATAATGATGCTAAACAGTATTATTATAATTTATTTTTAATTAAAAGTGCAAATGAGAATAAAAATATTAAAGACTATACTCCAAAAGCCCAAAAAATTATTATTTCACCGCCAAAAAGTGATATTAAAGAAATTAAGTTTTTTGATCTAGAGGGGTAATTAAATGGGGAAAAGTAAGTATGTAGATGTATCTGCTATTATTCAAGTAATTGGAGGTATATATAAAAAGCCTTCTTTATTAGAGCAAGAGCAATATAATTTTAATGAAGAAGATTTTCCAGAGAAATTCCATAGAATTTTATTTGGTTCTATGTATAATTTATATAATTTAGGAGTAAAGAAATTTTCAATTAATAATATTGAAGATTATTTAGAGAAACAGCCAAAAGCATATGCTATATATAAAGCGAATAATGGTCAAGAATATTTAAAAAATTTAATAGATACAACCACTCTACAGGCTTTTGATTATTATTATAATAAAATGAAGAAAATGACTTTATTAAGAATGTATGATCAATGTGGGGTTGATTTATCTTTTATTTATGATATAGATAATGCTTTTGATTTAACAAAACGAGAAAAACAAGAGGAATGGTTAAATAATGCAACTTTAGATGACATTGCTGATGAAATAGATAAAAAAATATCTGCTATTCGTATGACTTATATTAATAACGAAGATACAGCTTTTATTCATGCAGGAGAAGGTATATTTGATTTTTTACAACAGCGAAAAGAACAACCAGATGTAGGTTATCCTTTATTTGGACCTTTGATTAATGGAGTTACAAGAGGCGCTAGATTAAAGAAATTTTATATTCGTTCTGCGGGAACTGGGGTAGGTAAAACTCGTTCTATGATTGCAGATGCTTGTTATATAGGTTGTAAAGAAATTTATAATTTAGAAACAAATCAATGGGAAAGTACGGGCGTACCTCAACCAACTTTATATATTACAACCGAACAAGATAAAGAAGAAGTAGATAGTATGATGTTAGCTTTTTTATCTGGAGTCGATGAAAGTCATATCTCAAAAAATCAGTTTTTTGATGGAGAAGAAGAACGATTAGCATATGCGGCAAAGCTATTACAAGAGAGTAAACTATATATTAAATTGTTACCAGACTTTTCTTTACAAGATATAGAAAATACAATTCGTTATTCAGTAAGAGAATATAAAGTTCAATATGTATTTTTTGATTATATTCATTCTTCAATGAAAATTTTAGCAGAAATTGGATCAAAAGCAAAAGTAAAAGGTTTAAGAGAAGATAATATTCTTTTTATGATTAGTGTACGATTAAAAGATTTATGTAATAAATATGGGATTTTTATTTTGACTGGTACACAATTAAATGGTGAATATAGAAATGCTGAAGAATATGATCAAAACTTATTAAGAGGAGCTAAAGCAATTGCAGATAAATGTGATTTAGGTGAAATTATGTTAGAGGTTACTCAAGATGATAGACAAGCTTTATTAGATTTATTAAATACTAATAATTTAGAAATGCCTGTAATAAAAATGTCTATTTATAAAAACAGAGGGAATAAATATAAAAATATCTTATTGTGGTGTCGAGCTAATCGAGGTATTTGTCGAATAGAGCCATTATTTGCTACAAATTATCAATATGAATTAGTAGAAATAGAGGATTTCCAAATTTCTGTTAAAGAAGAAGAATCTGCATTTTAAAAAATTTTGATTATTATATAGATTTATATATATTTAAAAAATTTTTAATTTTTAACTAATAAAAGGTAAGAAATAAAATGGATAAAAATAAAGATTTAAAAGAAATAAAAAATGAATTAGATATTGATCAAGTAGCAGATTTAGTTGCTGAGTTAGGAGGCGAACCTCAGCAAAAAGGAAATATTTTAATATGTAAAACTATTTGTCATCAGGGAGAAAGTCATAAATTATATTATTATAATAATACTAAATTATTTAGATGTTACACAGAATGTGATGATGTCTTTGATATATATGAATTAATTTTAAAAGTTAAACATTCTCAAGGAGAAGAATGGTCTTTAAGTAAAGCAATTTATTATGTGGCTCAATATTTTGGTTATGATATTATATATCAAAATAATGAGGAAACAATTTCAAGGTTATTTGATTGGGATATTTTTAAAAAATACAATTCAAATTTATTAAATATGTCCTATCAGCAAATAGATGAAAACATTTTTCATATTTATGATAATATATTAGAATTTTTTCCTCAGCCTCATATTTTAGCTTGGGAAAAAGAAGGTATATCTTTTCAAACTATAAAAGAGTTTGGAATTAAATATAATCCTATTACTCATGGAGTATTAATTCCTCATTATGATAAAGATTTTAATTTAATTGGAATCAGAGAAAGAACATTAAAAAAAGAAAATGAAAAATATGGAAAATATCGCCCTGCAATTATCGGAGAAACAATGTATAATCATCCTCTTGGATTTAATCTTTATGGATTAGAACATGCAAAAAAAGCAATAGAGAAAACTAAAACTGCTATTGTGATGGAAGGGGAAAAATCAGTTTTAAAATATTGTAGTTATTTTGGCGTAGATAATAATATTGCCGTTGCTTGTTGCGGCAATTCTTTTACTAATCATCATTTTAAGTTATTGCAACAATATGGAGTTCAAGAATTAATTATAGGTTTTGATAAACAGTTCAAAGAAATTGGAGATACAGAATTTAAAAATTGGGTTAAAAAATTATACAAGATTCATCAAAAATATAATTCATATGTAAAAGTAAGTTTTTTATTTGATTCTCATAATCAATTGTTAAATTATAAAGATTCTCCAATAGATCAAGGAAAGGAAGTATTTTTAAGAATGTACAAAGAAAGGATTTTTTTATAATGAACTATATATTAAAGAATAATCAAAATAAAAATCAATCTGTTACAGAAACTATTTTACATAATCGAGGGATTGAAGATATTAATAAATATATTCATTCTACTGATGCAGATATTAATGATTTTTTAGAACTGGGAGAAGATAACTTAAAAGCAGGGGCAAGGATGCTCCTTTCTGCTTGGAAAAAACAAAAAAAGACATTGATAGTTGTTGACTGTGATTGTGATGGATATACTAGCGCCGCTTTACTGTATAATTATTTATATGATATTGGACCTTTATGGGTAGACAATAAAGTTCATTATGAAATGCATTCTAGTAAACAACATGGATTAGAAGATATGATGAATATTATTTTAACGCAAAATTTTGAATTTGTTATTTGTCCAGACTCATCTAGTAATGACTATCAAGAGCATGAGCAATTAAAAAAAGCGGGTATAGATATTTTAGTATTAGATCACCACTTGGCAGATAAAATTAGTGAAAATGCAGTTATAATTAATAATCAGTTATCTTCATATCCAAATAAAGAGTTATCAGGAGTAGGAATAACTTGGCAATTTTGTAGATATATAGATTCTCTAATAAATAAAGACTATGCTAATAAATATTTAGATTTGGTAGCTCTTGGCCTAGTTGGAGATATGATGAGTTTACGAGAAATTGAAACAAAGCAATTAATTCGTAAAGGTTTCCAAGAAACAAATATTTGTAATCCTTTTCTTGAATATATGATTGATAAAAACAGTTTTTCATTAAACAAAGATAATTATAAAAGTAATATTGAAGGACAAGCTTGTACTCCAATAGGTGCTGCTTGGTTTATTGTTCCTTTTATTAATGCTATAACTCGTAGTGGAACATTAGAAGAAAAAAATATAGTATTTATGTCTATGCTTAATAATAAAGGTTTACAAAAAGTTCCATCTACTAAGAGAGGACATAAAGAGGGAGAAAAAGAAATATTAGCAGTTCAAGCTGTTCGTTTAGTGTCTAATGTTAAAAATAGACAAACAAGAGAAGAAGAAAAAGGTTTACTATTATTAAATCAAAAAATTGAAAAAGATAATATGCTAGAAAATAAAGTATTAATATTTTATTTACAACCTAATGAGATTCCCGCAGAAATTCGTGGGTTAATAGCAAATAAATTAATGGCAAAATATCAAAGACCTTGTTGCATTTTAACTTTAACAAATCGAGGAACTTATGAAGGCTCTTTAAGAGGGTATACAAAAACTGGGCTAAATAGTTTTAGAGATATATGTGAAAAATTTCCAAATTTATTATATTGTGAAGGACACGATAATGCTGCGGGTTTAGGCATTTTAGAACAAGATAAAGACACTTTTGTTGATTTTTTAAATAAAGAATTACAAAATATTCCATCTGAAGCCTGTTATTATGTAGATTATGAATACAAAGATACTGATAAAGAATTAGCAGATACAATTTTAGAAATAGCTAATTTAAATGATTATTGGGGTCAAGATTTAGATAAACCTTATATTGTAGTAAAAGCTCAATTAACTCCTTCTAATTTTTATATTATGAAAAAAAATACTTTAAAAATTTCTTTACCTAATAATATTTCTATTATTAAATTTAATGGCACAGAAAAAGAAATTGAAGATTTTTCTGTTTCTAATAATACCACTCTTGTAGCAATTTGTCGATGTGGAGTAAATAAATGGAATGGAAATTCTTATCCTCAGTTATTTTTAGAAGATTATACTTTAGAAAAAATAAAATTTTCAAGTAATATGTTTTAATTTGATATTTTTTTAAAAAAATGATATAATATTAATATAAGAATAGAAATATATAGATAAAGAAGAAAGGTAATTAAAGTTATGCAATTAACCAATAAACAAGAGCAAGGTTTAAAAGAAGCTATACTTCGTTTCGCTCAAGGAGAAAAATATACAATAATATCAGGTTATGCGGGAACAGGAAAGACGGTCTTAATTAAATTTATTATTGAAGCTCTTCAGATAGACCCAAAGAAAGTAGTATATGCAACTTTTACAGGCAAAGCTGCAGAGGTGTTAAGAAAAAAAGGTAATAAGAATGTAATGACTTTGCATAGATTATTATATAGAAATATATTAATGCCAAATGGCAAATATGCTAGAATACCTAAAAATACTTTAGAGTATGATATAGTTGTTATAGATGAGTTATCTATGGTTCCTGAAGGAATGATTAAACAATTACTATCTTATGATATTTATTTATTGGGGCTTGGAGATCCATTTCAGTTACCCCCAATTAATCCAAAAACTGATAATCATTTATTAGATCATCCGCATGTATTTTTAGATGAAATTATGCGACAAGCAAAAGAATCTGAAATTATTAGATTAACTATGGATATTAGAGAAGGAAAAGAAATTCCTTATCAGAAAGGTTCAGAAGTACAAGTTTTACCTTCAAGTGAAGTAGTGTTTGGCATGTATACTTGGGCAGATCAAATTATTTGTGCTACTAATCAAACAAGACAAAATATTAATCAACAATATAGATTTTTAAAGTTTGGAAATGAACAATCTCAATCTTTACTATTGCCTAATGATAAAATTATTTGTTTACAAAATAATTGGGATATTTTTTCTGAAAATGAAGCACCTCTTGTAAATGGAATGATTGGAACTGTAGTAGATTTTAATTCAGATATTGTTTCTATAAAAATAGGAATAAATAGAAAAGATTTCCCAGTATATATTTTAAAGAAGCTAATTACTGATGATAACGATTATTTTTCAAATATAATTGTTGATAAATTATATCTTCAAAATTCACAATCAAGTATTAATTTACAAGATATACCAAAAATTAAAAAACAAGATAGAATAAAAATTCCTCAATTATTTGATTATGGTTATGCTATTACTTGTCATAAAGCTCAAGGTAGTCAATGGGATAATGTTTTAGTTTTTGAAGAAAATTTTCCTTTTAAAAAAGAAGAACATGCTAAATGGCTATACACTGCATGTACTCGTTCAGCTTCCCGTCTTGTTTTAATAAAATAAATGATTTAACTATAAAAAATATTAATAATTATTACGGAAACTTAAAAATCGATTCTACTGTAAACTATAAATAATAAAAAATAAAGGAGAACAAAAAATGACTTATATGGGTTCAAAGAGACGATATGCAAAATATATTGTACCAATTATAAATAATTATATTAAAGAAAATGGTATAAATACTTTTATTGATTGTTTTTGCGGTGGAGCAAATTTAACAGATAAAATTATTTGTGATAATGTTTATGCAAATGACTTATCCCCTACTTTAATTGCTTTACATAAACAAGCTCAAGAAGACTTTTCTAAAATTCCAACAGATGGTTCTAGAGAATATTGGGATAAGGCATATACAGAATGGAAAGAAATGAAAACAAAAATGGATCAAGGGGAAGATTTTTCTAAATTAAAAATGCCGTTATTTGAGATTGGTGCTATTGAATGGTATGGTTCTTTTGCTAATGGCGGTTTCCCAAGAGGATATGCAAAGCCTACTGCAACGAGAAATTATTACCAAGAAGCTTGGAGAAATCATAATAAACAAAAGGATTTAGAATCTTATAATAAAATTCATTTTTTAAATAATGATTATAGAAATATTGATTTAAATAAATTTGATTTAAATACTACTGTTTTATATTGTGATTCTCCATATAAAGGTACAAAACCATATGCGATTGATAGAAAATTTGATTTTGATAGTTATTATAATTGGCTAAGAGAAACTAGTAAGAAAGTACCAATTTTTATTAGTGAACAGAATATGCCTGATGATTTTCCTATTATTTGGGAAAAAGAAGCTAAAAGAACTGCGGGAAAAGATAATAATTTTAAAGCTTGTGAAAAGCTATATTTAATTGATAATAGAGGAGAATAAATATGGGTTTATACACTAAAAAGGGATTATATTCAGGTTATGATAAAAAGCATAAAGAAAGAGATGCACTTGATTATTATTCAACGCCAACCGAAGAAGTAGAGAATATTTTAACTGAAATGAATATTCCTTTAGATGATGTTAAAATTTTAGAGCCTTGCTGTGGCGGTGGGCATATGCTAAAAGGCATTGAAAATTATTGTGTAAAAAAGCGTTTTTATCCTACTATATTTGCAACAGATGTTCAAAAAAGAACAGATGATCCTAAGATTGAATCTGGACTTAAATATGATTTCTTAAATGACGATTATCCATATACTGATGTTGATTATGTAATTATGAATCCGCCTTATGCAACTATTGAACCTTTTACAATGAAAGCTCTAGAAATTGCTAATACAGGTGTTCTTTTATTAGGAAGATTACAATTTTTAGAAGGAGAAAAAAGATTTAAAAATATTTTTAAAGAAAATCCGCCTTCAGATGTATATGTCTATGTTGATAGAATTGCATGTTATAAAAATGGAGATGTTAAACAGAAAATGGCATCTGCACAAGCATATGCTTGGTTTTATTGGGATAAGAAAAGAAATTCTAAAGATACTTTTGTTCATTTTTTGCGTAGAGAAAATAAAAAATAATTTGATTTTTTTAAAAATAAATGATATAATATATTATAAAGAATGAAAGGAGTAAGATATGAATAGTATAATTCCAAGAATGGAAATTCATTCTCATACTTGTTATTCAAATCTTCGACTTCTTGATTGTATAACTCAACCAAAGGCTTTAATTGATAAAGCTATTGAGATAGGATTAAAAGGCATTGCGATTACAGATCACGATGCCTTATGTTCTCATATGGAAGTAAATATATACAGTGAAGAAATTCAAAAAAAGTATCCAAATTTTAAAATTGCTTTAGGTAATGAAATTTATTTAAATGAAACAAGAGAAAAAGGTCAAAAATATTATCATTTTATTTTAATAGCAAAAAATAAAAAAGGTCATCGAGCTTTAAGAGAATTATCTTCAAGAGCTTGGATGAATTCTTTTGTTGATAGAGGACAAGAAAGAGTAGTTACTTTATACTCAGATTTACAAGAAATTGTAAATAAATATCCTAATTGTTTAATTGCGTCAACTGCTTGTTTAGGTGGAGAGCTTTCAACATTAACAAAAAATTTAATAGAAGCAGAAAAACATCAAATTGTAGATGATATTACTTTATATCATAACAAGATTGTAAAATTTATTTTATTTTGCATATCTTTATTTCATGATGATTTTTATATAGAAATTGCTCCAGGGCAATCAAAAGAACAAATTGAAGTAAATAAAAGACTATTATCAATAGCAAAGTCATTTAGCTTAAAAGTTGTAATTGGTACAGACTCACATTTTTTAAGACCAGAAGATAGATATGTTCATAAAGCGTATTTAAATTCTAAAAATGGCGAACGAGAAGTTGATAGTTTTTATCAATATGCTTTTTTACAAAAAGAAGAAGAAATTTTAGAAAATTTAATTCCAAGTGGAATTGATTTAGAACAATATAAGATATTATGTAATAATTCAATGGAAATTTTTGATAAAATCGAAAATTATAGTTTAAGACATAAACAAACTATTCCAAAAGTAGAGGTTAAAAATTATCCTAAAAATAATATTTCTTTATTAGTTGATAATAAAAATTTCCCTACTTTAAGTTTTCTTAATAGTAGTGATGATCAACATCATCGTTATTGGATTAATGAATGTTGTTTATCATTGTTAGACAAAGAAAAACAAAAAGTTATTGATAAACAATTACATGGTATTTATTTATCAAGATTAGAAGAAGAAGCGGATATTAAATTAACAATTAGTAAAGTACTAGAAACTAATATGTTTTCATACCCAATTACTTTACAACATTATGTAGATTTATTTTGGGATTGTGGAAGTACTGTTGGAGCGGGAAGAGGTTCTTCTTGTTCAGGGTTGAATCATTATTTGTTAGGAATCACACAGCTTGATCCGATAAAATGGGAGCTTCCTTTCTGGAGGTATCTCAACAAGGCTCGGTCAGAATTAGGCGATATTGATATTGATCTTTGTCCATCAAAAAGACCTTTAATTTTACAAAAGATTAAAGAAGAAAGAGGAGCAAAGTTTCTTCCAGAAATTGATGAATTAAGTAAGAAAAATTTGGGTTGTACTTTAATTGCGACTTTTGGGACAGAGAGCACAAAAAGTGCTATTTTAACAGCTTGTCGAGGATATACGAGTGAAAAATATCCAGATGGAATTGATGTCGATACGGCTCAATATTTATCTTCACTTATTCCACAAGAAAGAGGATTTTTATGGACATTAAAAGATGTCATGTATGGTAATCCTAATAAAGGTCGAAAGCCAGTAACTTCATTTATCAATGAAGTAAATAAATATGATAGATTGTTTGAAATTATGATCAGCATAGAAGGACTTATTAAGCAAAGAGGTTCTCATGCATCAGGCGTTATTTTATTTGATGAAGATCCATATACATTTGGCTGTTTTATGAAAACTCCTAGTGGAGAAATTATTACTCAATATGATCTTCATATGTGTGAAGCAGCGGGTTAACGAAAGTCTAGCCCAATAATATCTAATCGCCTTACCAGCGAGGTTATATAGGCAAAGAAATTGTAAGTAAAAAATACCTATATAGCTACCGGGGAAGTCTTAGCAAGTTGAGTTGAAGATAATCCCGGGCGAAGTTGTTAAATTTGTTCAGACTAAAACTTATTTTATTAAGAGGGTAATAAAATAAGATTTATAAAATCTTAGAAGAAAGGAGAAAGAAATGTTTTTATATAGAATAACGAATAAAAAAAATAATAAAAAATACATTGGTATTACAAATGATTATAAAAAAAGATGGAATAATCATAAATATAATAAAAAAATGGTTATTGGAAAAGCTATTCAAAAATACGGGGTAGATAATTTTATTTTTGAAGTTTTATTTTCTAATTTATCGCTTGAAGAAGCATCTAAGTTAGAACAGGAACATATAGAAAAGGAAAATACTTTAGTTCCAAATGGTTATAATGTAGCTAAAGGTGGTATGAATTTTATTCAGCCTGAACTTAAAAAAAGATATGGTGAAGATAATGGAAAAGCTGTTTTAACTAATGAAGAAGCTCAATATATAAAAGACCATAGAGATATTCCTGAATATGTATTGTATGAAAAATTTTCAGATAAAATTTCTTATGCAGCCTTTAAAGATGTTTATTTAGATAAAACATACAAAAATATAAAAACCTCAACTCCAATTTATCCATTTAATTCAGAATTTTCTAATCAATTTACTTCACGAAATAAATTAACTTATAACGAAGTTGTGCAATTAAGGAATATGTATGCAGAAGGCATTGATTGGGAACAAGCTTTTAAACCATATAAAAACAGGTTCAAAGATAAATGGAGTTTTTGGAATATTTATTATGGTAATAAATATAAATTGGTTATGCCAGAAGTGTTCTCAGAAGAAAATCGAAAAAAGCATAGTCAAATAAAAAATAATAAAAAAGCAGGTTCTAATAATGGACGAGCTAAACTAACAGAAAAAGATGTTTTAAATATTAGAAAACTCCACGATGAAGGAGTTAGCAATTCAAAAATCTATCAGTTGTACCCTCAAGTATCAACAACATCTGTTAGAAATATTATAAATAGAAAAACATGGACAAATATTTAACGATGTGCCTATCGACTATCTACATTAAGTAGAGTAGGACTGCTATTGGTACGCAGTTCGAAACGGTATTCTTATTATTTTATAATAAGTAAGATATAGTCAGTGCCATTAGAAATAATGGATATACACGATGACAAAATATGATCTATTATTAACAAAAGTCCAAGATAAAATTGCTCAATGTATTAAATTGTTACAAAAAGATAAAGTTATTGATCCTAATATGACTTTAAGAGAAGCATATAATAAATATTTACATCCTGAAATTTTAGATATGAGTGATTCAAAAATTTGGACAGCTATTGAAAATAATGAGGTTCTTGACCTCTTTCAGTTGATGAGAATTAAGCTGAAATAAAAAATCCTTAATTGCGAGAAACTCCTTAAGTTTTTTCTACCGCAGCTAACAGTGATGTATAGTGTAGCAGATATTGTAATAAATATTGGATGGTAAAAATGAAAAAAATTGGACAATTCGCAGCAAAGAAACTTAACCATTTTTTACATCATATAGAAACAAAAAAGGATGTGAATAATGGATGCAACAATTAATAATATTAAATCCTGATAACTCAGCTATTATGGAAAATCAAGATTTTTTTCTAAAGTTACAAAATCGAGATATTTTTAATTGGCAATGTAGTTATTGCGGAGAACAACATTCGGATGAAAAAAGAAATTTTATTCGGAGAGAAATCAAATGTCCTTGTCAAAAAAGAAAAATTAAAGCAGAAAAAATAAATCTAGTTTTACAAAAAAAACATTATTATTTTCTTTTTAATGACGAAGACAGCTATCAATTAAGTAAAACTAAATCTATAGACACAAAAAAACCAATAAAAGTAAAATGCTTAAATTGCGGAAAAATTAGTTACGAATATTATGGCAATATTAGTAATGGTCATAAAAAATGTAACTGTAATCCAGAGAAAAAATTTACAAGAAATTGCACAAATAGTGAATTTATTGAAAAATGGCATTTCTTAAATAAACAAAACTTTATTTTATGTGAAAATGAAGTTTTTACTAATCGCAATTCTAAATATAAAATAAAATGTCTTAACTGTGGAAAAGAAGACTATAGATGGGGAATATCTTTAATTGATGGACCTATAAAATGTAAATATTGCAATTTAGGTTCAAAATTTGAACAAATAATTGGATATTATTTAGACGAATTAAAAGTTAAATATATTAGAGAATATCCTCTCATTTTAGATGGTCATTCATATAGATTTGATTTTTATCTCCCTGAACAAAATTATATTATTGAATATCATGGTGAACAACACTTTAAAGCTTATGAACATTTTGGAGGAGAAGAAAAATTAAAAAAGATTCAACAAAGTGATGCTATAAAAAAGCAATGGTGTTTAGATAATGATATAAAATTTAAACAATTTGATTATACAAATTCAGAAGAAGAAATAAAAGAATGGTTAAGTTTAATGTTCAACGACTATCCCGAAAGGGAGTACACTATAAGCGATTGATAGTGGAAATGGGATTCTTAGAAGATATAGTCTAATCTTACAAGAAATTGTAAGCAGTTCATAAGAGAACGGGTGAGAGAGTAGCGTCTCTCATCGAATATAAATGTTGAATCAGAAGTTGGCAGTCAAGCGGCAAAAAAAATAAAGCCAAAAAATATTTTAGAATTATCGGATGCTAATGGATTAATGAGACTTATGACTGCAGAAAAAGGCGAAGAAACGCCTATGGAAAAATATATCCGTTTTAAAAAAGATATTAATTTATGGTATCAAGAAATGGATAAATATGGATTAACTAAAGAAGAACAAAAAATTGTAGAACCTTACTTTAAGTCTTCTTTTGGCGTACCTCCTTCACAGGAGCAGTTAATGTTAATGTTAATGGATCCTAATATATGTAATTTTAGTTTAGCTGAAGCTAACCAAGCTCGTAAAACTGTAGGTAAAAAATTGATGAATGAAATTCCTAAATTAAAAGAAAAAACTTTAGCACAAGCAAAGAGTCCTTGTTTAGGTAATTATATTTGGAAATGCGGAATTGGACCGCAAATGGGATATTCCTTTAGCATTGTAATGGTGCTCACACACTTAACCCACTCATCATGGGGGTATATATTTCATTAATATCTCTGGCAAAGATAGAAATATATGCTAACGAGGGTAAAATCTCGTGACAAATCTTGATAATTTGATTATAGGTTTTTCAAATACAGTAGAAAGGAGGACCGAAAAATGAGAGATAAATTTATTTATATTTATACGAATAAAATAAACGGTCATCAGTATGTTGGACAAACCAATAATTTGCAAAAAAGATTTAATGGTCATAAAAGTGATAGTTATAATAAAAATAGTCATAGTTATAATTATCCTTTACATAATGCCATTAGAAAATATGGAATTGAAAATTTTACTTTTGAAGTTATTGAATCAAATTTAACTCAGGAAGAAGCAAACGAAAAAGAACAATATTGGATAAAAGAAAAGAAAAGTCACATTAGTCAAGGTGGTTATAATATTACTTTTGGTGGAGATGAACATTTAAGAGAAAAACTTTCTTGGGATGAATTAAAAGATAGAGGTAAAATTTTTACAGGAGAAGAAATAGAATTAATACAAAAGAAATTAATTAATGGAGAAAAATATGATGATATTATTGAATATTTTAATCCAAGATTAACAAGAACTTTTTTAAGTAATATTAATACTGGAATCAATTATAAAAATCCAAAATTAAATTATCCATTAAAAAAAGACTTCACAGGAGAAGGAAGATTTACAAAAGATGATATTAAAAAAATAAAAGAAGATATAAAATCTGGAAAATCTTATTCTGAAATACAAAAAAAATGGGATATAAAAAGTGCTGGATTTTTATCAAAGATAAATACGGGGAAATATTATTTTGATCCAAATGAAAAATATCCTCTTATAATTAAAGGTTGCGCAGATAAAAGTTGGATTATTCCTTGTTTAAAAGATATTATTTTTTCTCCTGATAGTTTAGTAAAAATAGCTCAAAAATATGGAAAAGCAGAAAGCACAATTAAAAAATTAGGACAAGGCAGAGCAAATAAACAAGAATATTTAATTTACCCTATTCGTTCTAATTTAGAAAAAAATAAAGAAATTTTTAAAAAATATTTTGAATAATCATATTATCAAGAAACGTTGTATCGACTATCTCTGGTTAGACGGAGAGTACTAGAACTATTGATACGTTCTGGGAAATAGTGTGCGGGGGAGAGAACCGCCAATTCTCACTACAAACCTCGTAAAAAATAGTCAGTTATTAATTAAAATTAATAATGTATTCACGCATTAGCTTATAGCTTTATAGGAGTGCAAACTGTAATATTATCAACTCACTGGAATTCAATTTATTGGAATACTGCTTGTTTAATTGTAAATAGTGGTTCATTAGAACAAGAAGATATAAAAAACCAAAAAGAAAAAAGTACTAATTATGGGAAAATTGCGGGGGCAATAGGAAAAATTACATCTAAAGGTGTTAAAGTGTCTTTAGTAGATATAAATAATTCTAGTTATGGTTTCCGCCCAGATATTAAAAATAATGCTATTTTATTTGGTTTAAAAGGAGTTAATAAAGTAGGAACAAATGTAGTAGAAGAAATTATTGCAAAAAGACCTTATAAGAGTTTAAAAGATTTTTTAAACAGATGCCCTCAAACAAAAACAGTTATGATTTCATTGATTAAAGCTGGAGCTTTTGATAATACAGAAAAATGGGCTAAAGAAATTTTTCCTAAAGCTCCTCGTAAAGCTATTTTAATTTATTATATTGATCGTATTTGTGGAAAAAAGAATAAATTAACTTTACAGAATTTTAATGGTTTGTTAAAAGAAAAATTAATTCCTTCTAAATTTAAAAAAGAAATTGGTATATATCAAATTAATAAATTTTTTAAACATAGCGTGTATATTCAAGATGGATATTACAGTACAATATCAACAGATAAGAAATGTTTATTAATAGATAATGAAAAATTAGAAGAATATTTTTCTCCTATTATAGATTCTATAAAAATGCAAGATAATGTTTTACTTATTCCAATAAAAATTTGGGATAAGTATTATAAAAATTCAATGGATTATATTAGAGATTGGTTAAAAGAAAATCAAAAAGATATTTTAGAGCAGTATAATAAATGTCTTTTTCTAAAGGAATGGGAAAAATATGGTTCTGGTACAATATCTGCTTGGGAAATGGAAAGTGTATGTTTTTATAGTCATGCTCATGAATTAGCTAATGTTAATGCTCATCAGTATGGTTTAGTTGATTTTTTCCAATTACCATCAGAACCTCAGGCGGAATATTATTTTAAAAGAAAAGGACATGATATTCCTATTTGGAAAACTTATAAGATTGCAGGAACAGTATTAGATAAAAATGATGCTCGTTCATCAGTTGTACTATTAACCCCAACAGGAGTTGTAACTGTTAAATTTACTAAAGAGTATTATGCAATGTATAAAAGACAAATTTCTGCAATTAATGAAGATGGAGTAAAAAAAGTAATAGAAAAATCTTGGTTCACTAGAGGTAGGAAGATTTTAGTAACTGGGTATAGAAGAGAAGATACTTTTGTTACAAAAACTTATAAACATACTCCTACTCATCAACTATATTTAATTGAAGATATAAATGAAAAAGGAGAATTAACACTTAGACATGATAGACAACAAGGAAACTATTTCGATGAATGAAGAAACCTTTAAGCGAGAATATCTCGCTTATTGGAGTCCTCCCCCAACAGAAAAACAAATTAAAATTGTAGCTTTATTTGGACCAAGCGGAGCGGGAAAAGATACAATTAAAAATCAATTATTAAAACAATTTCCTAATACTTTTGCTAATATTATTAGAACAACTTCTCGTCCTAAAAGAGATTATGAGGTTGATAAAAAAGATTATTATTTTGTAGATAAAAAAACTTTTGAAGAAATCTTATTAGATAAGCATTTATTAATTGAAGCAGTTTGTTATAATTCTTGGTTTTATGGGACAGAAAAAGATAAATTAGATAAAGAAAAAATTAATATTGGTTGTTATGATATTGAAAGTATTCATTGTTTATTAAGAGATCCTAATTTACTAGTTTGCCCCGTTTTTATTTCAGTACCTTCAAAGACTCGACTTCAGAGATGCTTAAATCGAGAAGAAAATCCAAGCTGTGTTGAAATTTGTAGAAGATTTTTAAGTGATGTAGAAGATTTTAAAGAGATAGATTTTAATTGTATTGGTTTTAAAAATGATGATGATATTAATATATTTACTTATGATTTTACTGATAAGGTAAAAGAACTAGAAGAATATTTTAATAATGTCAAATTATTTTAATTTATTAATTATAATTTTGATATATTTATATATAGCCTAAAAATATTTAAATACTTAGGAGGTATAAAAATGATTATAGAAAAAAGAGATGGAAGAATAGAACAATTCAACAAAGAAAAGATTATTTCCGCTATAAAAAAAGCTTTTTGTGCTATTGATGGGAATATTTCTGATTACGCTTTAACAAAATCAGAAAATATTGCTACTTATATTGAAACAAAAGCACAAGATGAGCTTTTAACAGTAGAAGAAATTCAAGATTTAGTTGAAAAAGGATTAATGGCAACTAAACGAAAAGATGTTGCTAAAGCTTTTATTCTTTATAGAGAAGAACGAAATCGAAATCGAAATCAAAAGACCCCTTTAACAAAAGAAATGAGAAATAAATTATTAGGGGCAAATATTGAAAATCAAAATGCAAATTTAGATGAGATGTCTTTTGGGGGTCGAAAAGGTGAAGCTTCTAATATTATTTTAAAAGATGATGCTTTAAACCGTGTAATGTCTCCTCGTATGAGATATAATCATTTACATAATCGTATTTATGTTCATGATTTAGATTCTTATTCAATAGGAATGCATAATTGTTTAACATTGCCTATTGATGATTTATTAGAAAAAGGATTTAATACTAGACAAGCAGATGTTAGACCTGCAAACAGTGTAAGTACAGCTTTTCAACTATTGGCGGTAACATTCCAATTACAAAGTCTTCAGCAATTTGGGGGAGTCTCTGCTTCTCACCTAGATTGGACTATGGTTCCATATGTAAGAAAGAGTTTTTATAAGCATTATGTTGATGGTTTAAAGTATATATCAGAACCTTTACTCGAGAGCAATTATCAACAGTACATAATTGAACGAATTGATCCCACTAAGAGTATAGATGCTGAAATTTATAAGGAATGTCCTGACACTTATAAATATGCAATGGATATGACCAAAAAGGAAGTCGAACAAGCTGCAGAAGGGATGTTCCATAATCTCAACACACTGCAGTCAAGAAGCGGAAATTAACAAATTGGTTTCCCTAAGAAGAAATTCTTAGTAAAAAATTGGGCAAAATCGGTAAACTCTAAGTTTTTAATTTTGGTATAATAATGCAAGAAAATATTTGACAAGTGTTAAATATTTTGATATAATATTATTGCAAAGGAGGACATTATTATGCCAAGAAAAATTATAACAGAAGAATTAAAGCAAGAAATTATTAAATATTATTTATCTCAACCGATGACTATAAAACAAGTTGAAGATAAATATGAATTAAGTCATCCAACAGTAACTAAAATATTAAAGGATGTTCCAAAATATACTAAAGCAAAATTAAATAATCCTAACATGAGAGAGCATTTCTTTCAAGATATAAACGAAGAAGCAAAGGCTTACTTTTTAGGTTTACTTATTTCAGATGGAAATGTTTTTAAAGATGATACTGGAAGACAAGCCTCTATATCCATTACATTGAATTTAAAAGATGAATATATGCTTGAAAAATTTAAAGAGGTTTTACACGCTAATACTTCAGTAGGGCATGATGGCAGAGGATGTGGACAGATAGCTGTTCGTAGCAATATAATGGCAGAAGACCTTGCTAAATATGGGGTGGTTCCTCGAAAAAGTTACAGCACCTATCTTCCTAAAGTTTCATATGAAATGATGCCTCATCTTATTAGAGGAATATTTGATGGTGATGGTAGTATAATGGCAAAACCAAGTCCTAATAAAGATGGACATAATAGATTTTTACATTCTATTAGTTTTTGTGGAACTCATAAATTAATGGAAGATATTTCTAACTATAGTTTTGAACATCTTAATTTAAAACAAAAGCCATTGGTTTATGATTATAAAGATAGACAATTAAGTGAATTAAAAATCCAAAATATTGAAGATATGCAAACATTTGGAGATTGGATGTATAATTATTCAACTATCTATCTTAATCGCAAAAAAGATATATATGATAATTTCTTACAGCATTATAATTTAAAATGTTAAAAATATGACAATACCGAGGTAAACTTCTAGATAGCGAAAGGCTAGGAGTCACCGTAACGCGTAGCGGGTGAATAAATATAATCCCGTCAAGAGTGTCCACCCTGACCGCGTAATGGCGAAGGTGAAGATGTACGCTACACTGGAATGGAATTGACCATTCGATGAAAATGAGAGAAATCTCCAGAGCATAGGATAAAAAGCCTATGGTTAATAACTATTGCAATTGCCTTTTACATCTATCAATTTAGGAACTTGTACATTACCAGAAGGAAGACTTGTTATTCGAGCAATATTAAACGGATGCTTAAATGGTGTAGGCAAATTTCATAAAACAAGTATTTTCCCTAATATATAATCTACTGGGGAAGTAAAACAAGGTGAACCGTCAGAGACGGGTGTGGAAATAAAATATAGTAGGAAATGACTGTTGAAATATTTCTGCTAACAGGGAAACTCTAAGTCGAAAGATATGACAATCCTGTGCCAAGATTTTTGTTCTAAATGGTGTATATATAGAAAGTTTTCCATCTATAACAAAAGCAGCAATAAAATATAATATTAGTCTTACAACTCTATGGAGAAGAGTTCAAGATAAAAAACCTATTAATGGTTATTATTTCATAGAACAAAAATAAGGTCTAACGACTATCCCTTATGGGAGTAGGGCTATAGCGATATAGTTCCGAAGTGCCTTGTACTAATATTTATAAATATTAGTAATGATATAGTCTAATCCGACTTTTTAATAAGTGTTAAAATATTGCGAAAGCAACGGTACAAAATGTGTGTAATTTTTCAATGTATGAAAGGGGTTAATCGGAATCCTGGTGAACCAAATTATGATTTATTTAAATTAGCATTAAAATCAACAGCTAAAAGATTATATCCAAATTATGCTAATTGTGATGTTAAAATGCAGAAAGATTGGATTGAGTATGATAGAAAACAAAAAGAAGAATATATAAATTCTTTAACGGAAAAGCAATATAATATTTTAATTACAAGATTAGAAGAAAATCCAGAATTACAAAATATTTTAATGCTTGAAATATATGAGGAGGATGCTTAATATGGAAGAAATATGGAAAGTATTTAGAGATTTAAAAGATGATAAACATCCTTATGCTAGTACTTGGGAAGTTTCAAATCTTGGTAATATAAAAAGAGATGGAAAATTAATAGAATTAAAAATTAATGATTGGGGATATTATACTTTAAGTTTTGGAATGGTACATAAAATAGTTGCTGAAATTTTTATTCCAAAAACTGAAGAAGATATTAAATTAGGTAGAAATAAAGTAGACCATATAGATGGAAATAAATTAAATAATAATGTAAATAATTTAAGATGGTGTACTCATGCAGAAAATGTTTCTTTTCCTCTTGCTCGTCAACATCAATATGAATCAGCTAAAGCAAACGGTTTTAAAGGAAGACCTCCAAAAAAACCTGTTGTTCAACTTGATTTAAAAGGTAATTTTATTGCAGAATATAATAGCGTTCTTGAAGCAGGAGAAAAAAATAATATTTGGAAGGGCGGTATTTCAACTGTTCTCCATGGTAAGCAAAAAACTGCTGGAGGTTATATTTGGAAGTTTAAGGAGGATTATGAAAATGAAAAAAATAAAAATTAAACAGATCCAGACTCCAGTAGAATTGTTCTCGACCATGGGATGCAGAACCCAGAATGGAGCAGACATTAACGCGTTCAATTCTTACCAAATGAACATTCAATCAGTAATAGAGACAGGACATTTATATGATAATTATGTTTCTGCTGCTCAAAAAGATGGACGAGGAAATATCTGTCCTGTAACAATTATTATGCCAACAATAGCTATGGAGGCAATAGAAGAAGTTAATAATAAATATAAAGATGATTTAACAATCCCAGAAGAATATTATATAAATACTTTTATGAACCTTTTAGATAAAAGTATTTTTGAAGCAAAAGATGCTTTATTAGAAAGATTTAATTATATATGCTCTCAACCAATGGAAAGTGCAAAGTTTATGTATGAAAATCATACTATGGCGGGATATGTTCCTGAAGAAGGAATTTATTCAGCTCTTAAGCATGGTACTTTAGCGGTGGGTTAAAGCCTAACACTGGCCCACTATAAATGCTCAAAATTGCGGGAACCCCCTTAAGCCTTAACAACCAAACTATTATAGGAATATAATAGCGGCGAGGTTAGCGACCAAGGTAGGGTAAAATCGTTAAGGATTGGGAAACCAGACGCAGCGAAGCCTCCAGGCCGGAGGAACGTTCAACGACTATAATGGGCAAAATTGAAAATTTGACATTAATTAATTTTCATGGAATAATAGGAAAAAACATGAAAGGATGGCAAGTTTTATGATAGAAAATGGCAAAATTTATAAATATACTAATTTAATAAATGGAAAGGTATATATAGGACAAACAAAACAAACTCTTGAACAAAGAGATTATAAACATCAAACTCAATTAAATGACAATACTTATTTTCATAGGGCAATAAAAAAATATGGAAGAAATAATTTTTCATTAGAACTTGTTGAAGATAATATTCCATTTAATGAATTAAATGAAAAAGAAAAATACTATATAAATTATTTTGAAAGTTTTTATACAACTGGAAAGGGTTATAATTTAACCCAAGGTGGACAATGGGGTTCAGGAACTCAAAAATTAACAGTTAATCAAGCTGATGAGATTAAAGAATTATTAAAAAATACTGAATATCCATTTCATATTATTGGAGCTAAATATGGAGTTACTCTTTATTGTATAAGTGATATTAATAGAGGTAAATCTTTTATTGATAATTCGATTAATTATCCAATTAGAAAGACACCTTCACGAAGTTATATTGATGAAACTAAAATAAATATTATTTTAGATATGCTTTTAAATACCAATATGACTCAAGAAGAAATTGGATTAGCAACAGATGTTCACACATATACAATAGGAGAAATTAATCGAGGAACAAATAGTTGGTGTCCAAAAGATTTATCATACCCTTTAAGAAAGCCAGTGCAAAAATATACTTTTCAAAATAAAATAACACAAAAAGAAGTTCAAGAGATATGTTATAAATTATGCTTTACTAATATTACACTTGAAAATATAGGTAAAGAATATAATATAGCAAAAAATACTGTTGGAGATATTTCAAGAGGATTAACTTGGAAAGAAATAACTCAACAATTTAAATGTCCTATTAGAAAAAATAAATTAGAAAATCAAAAAATCTATCAATCAATTTATGGTATAGTCTAAACCCTATGTAAATATCTCGAAAGAGAGGGTATAAAAAATGCAGTTAGGATTAGCAGAGACTCTGCAATTATTAATAGGCGAAAATCATACTACTCAAAAAGGAATGAAATTGGCAAAAAAAATTGAGGAATTATTTAGAAAAAGATGTGATCAATTTAAGAAAGAATATAAACTAAATTTTGGGGTATATATGACTCCTGCTGAGAATCTTTGCTATACAGCTATGAAAAAGTTTAAAGAACAATATGGAATTATCCCAAAAGTTTCTGATAAAAACTTCTTTACTAATTCTATGCATGTTCCAGTATGGGAGAAAGTATCTCCTTTTGAAAAAATTGATATTGAATCTCAATTAACTGGATATAGTAATGCTGGTTGTATTACTTATGTTGAATTAGATGGAGGTATGGAAAAAAATACTTCTGCATTAGAAACATTAGTAAATTATGCAATGGATAAAGATATTCCATATTTTGCAATTAATGTCCCTAATGATACTTGTTTAAATTGTGGTTATACAGGAGAATTTAATGATAAATGTCCTGAGTGTGGTAGCACTAATATCCAACAACTCCGCAGAGTAACGGGTTATTTAACAGGTAACTATACTACTTCTTTTAATGCGGGAAAACAACAAGAAGTAGAATCAAGAATTAGACATTCAAGTTTAATTAGGGGGCTAGAAGATAATGCAGAACAAATATTATAATGGATATATGCCAAATGATTTTATAGATGGAATAGGAATATCCGTTAGCCTTTGGGTTAGCGGATGTCCGCATCATTGCCCAGGTTGTCATAATAAAGATATGTGGGATTTTAATTCTGGAGGTCTTATCCCCAAAAACATTAAAGAACAAATTATTCAAGCTATTGCGGATAATGGAATTTTAAGAAATTTTTCTGTTTTAGGCGGAGAACCTCTTTGTGATGAAAATATTTCTTTTGTAAATGATATAATTCAAACAGTTAGACAAAAATATCCTTCTATTAAAATTTTTCTATGGACTGGATATACTGTAACTGAATTGAAAAATAATAAAAATTTTGATATAATTAATCAGATAATGAAAAATATAGATTATCTAATTGATGGTAGATATGAAGAAGAAAAACGAGATGTGACCTTATTTTTAAGAGGTTCTTTTAATCAAAATATTTATAATCTAAAGGAGTTATCATGGGAAAAGATATAAAAATAAATACAGGACAGACTTTATATGATATAAATAAAGATTATGTGTTAAAAAACTATAAAAAGCTTTCTAAAGAAGAAGTGCAAGAACAACTAGACAAAAGCCTAAAGAAATATGTAAAAAAATACGGCGAATCAAAGTATTCAATGCTATTGTGTTCAGAAAAAAGTGATTATACAATTTTTCAAATGAAAGAAAGTACTAAAAAGAATATTAATCAATTAAAAACTGATCTTTATGAGTGTCTGTACAATAGAGGAAAAATTTATCATATTGAATTTAATAATCTTGGGGCTATTGAATGCTGGATTGTTTCTTCTCCATTGTTAGTAGCAAAAGAGAAAGACATAAATAAAAAAGAATTAGTTAACTGTTATCATTTATTTCCATATGATGCAGCGATTATTAAAGTAGGTTATTAAGGAGAAAGATTATGGAAGAAAATAAATATATTTATATTAGTGTACAACCTTTTGATTTTACTCAAACTATATATACTATTCAAGACGGCTTATGTTCAAATACTGAACAAATTACAAATGATAAGCTTGTGGATTATATGATTACTAATCCGCTTAAACATATTAAACTAGATGGACCTCCTGATTTTTTAAAAGGCTTCGTAAAAAAAATTAAGAAGGCGGAAGTTAGTAAGTATGGGAAAAATGATATTAATATTGAATACAACAAAAGAGGAGAATAAAATATATGAAATATTTAATCAAGACAAAAGAAACTTATCGTATTGATAGCGAAAATGAAGTTAAAAATTATTTAGAAGAATTGCGTCAAGATGCTCGTTTTACTGTTGATTCTTATACTAGTAAGAAAAAACAAACTAAGCAAAAAGGAGAAATTATTGATGAATATATTTTATTCTCTGTAACTAAAAATTTTAATATAGAAAAAGAACCTGATTCAGAAATTGAAATTGAATATAACAAAAAAGATTAAAGGAGGTATTATATGTTTTTTAAAAAAAATAAAGGTATTTCTGTACTATTTAAAAAATTATCTCCTTTTGGTTCAGAACCTACACGAGGAAGTAAAGATGCGGCAGGTTATGATTTAAAATCAGCAATAGAGAAACCCATTCAAATAAAATCAAAAGAAACAGTAGTTATACCTACTGATCTTGCAATGGTTATTCCTAAAGGATATTTTGGGGCGGTGTTCCCAAGAAGTGGGTTAAGTACAAAAAAAGGTCTTAGATTAGCAAATTGTGTCGGTAAATAATATTTTTATTTCTCCTGGGCAATCGTGATTATTTTGGTTTTAGTTATTTTTATATATAATATCAAAATAAAAAAGGAGTGCTTCTATGAAAAAAATAGATTTTGGATCTAATGAAGATTTTATTGCAAAATATGAAGAACTAAAAAGTTCTCGGAAAATGGGTGAATTTTACGGGTGTGACAAGACTACCATTCTAAATCATGCAAAAAGAATTGGATATGATGTATCACAAAATAAGCAATATAAACTTAAAAATGAAGATAAGTTATATATTATAGAACATTATAATGATATGACTTCAACTGAATTGGCTAATCATTTTAATGTAAGTCGAGGAATGATTACAAAAATATGGTATGATAATCATTGTAGAGGAAAAGAAAATAATAATTCAAAAACAACTATGATAGATATAACGAACCAAAAATTTGGAAAATGGACTGTTTTATATCCAACAGATAAAAGAAATGCTGGCGGAGTTATATACTGGCACTGTCGATGTGATTGCGGAACAGAAAAAGATGTTTTAGGTACTTCTTTAAGACAAGGAAGAAGCCTTAGTTGCGGATTACATTCAAATATTTCAAAAGGAAATGTAAAAATAGCTGAATTATTAGATAAAGCCAATATTTCTTATACAGTAGAGCAAAAATTTCCTACTTGCAAAGATAAAAAAGAATTACCTTTTGATTTCTTTATTAATAATGAATATCTTATAGAATATGATGGCGAACAACATTTTGATAAAGATTCTGTTTTTGATTATGAATATACACATAACCATGACTTAATTAAAAATGAATGGTGCAAAAATAACAACATACCTTTAATTAGAATACCTTATACTCATTATAATGAATTATGTTTAAAAGATCTATTATTAGAAAAAAGTCAGTTTATTAAAATAATGCCGACAAAAAACTGCGGAATTAAGCTGGAAGACTAAACCGTAAGGCAAGTTAATCAGAACCGAAGGCTTATTTAAGATAAGTCAGGGGCAACGCATAGGTAAACTGAAAAATTATATTTCTTTAAAGGCTCGTTGAGTCATAATAAGGAGGATACAAAATGGAAAAATATATTATAATAAATGAGTTTGATAATTATGGTATTTCCAATTTAGGGAATATTAAGAATATAAAAAAAGGGAATGTTTTAACTCCATATTTAAATAAAAGCGGATATCTTACTTATACTTTTTGTCAAAATGGAATTAAAAAAACATTTAGAATACACAGGCTTGTAGCTTTATACTTTATCCCAAATCCCGAAAATTTACCCTATGTAAATCATAAAGATGGAGATAAGACTAATAATAAAGTAGAAAATCTTGAATGGGTTACAGCAAAAGAAAATGATAACCACGCAAGAAAAACAGGTTTAAAAACTCAAGAAAAACCGATTATAGCAGAAAATATTACAACAAAAGAAACAATAGCTTTTAAATCGGTTACTGAAGCTGGAGCCATTCTTGGAATAAATAAAGGGACAATATCAAAAGTCTTAAATGGTAAAAGAAATCAAACTCATGGATATAAATTCTATTTTATATAAGAATATAATGTAGAGATTTTTAATATCTCAACCCTTTAATAGGGTTCCCACGAGGCCGCAGCACCAATTAAATAAAGGTGAAAAGATATGCTGAACTTATAAGAAATTATAAGAACTAAAAGATAAAAAACTTTTAGGATAACAAATGGTTATTGATAGCGATTATAGAGGGAATATTCAAGTTCCACTATATAATGACAGTAACAAAAGTCAAATAGTAGAACCCGTCGAACGCATTGCACAATTAGTATTAATTCCTTATCAGCCAATAAGAAAATTTATTGAAGTTAATGATTTAGAAGAAACAGAAAGAGGTTCAAATGGATTTGGTTCTACAGGAAATAAATAATAAAGATATAGAAATTGGAACAGTAACATTAAAACCTGAATTTAATTTTCATAACAACCCTAATCATGCAAATAGTTTATCTATAAAGGATTTTACAAATTACATATTAAATTACAATAAAAACGAAATGTACTTCACAACTAAAGAAAAAATAAAAATTAAAAATTTAGATTACTTAATGGATGGGACAAAACTAAAAAAAGATCATAGTTTAAATGATGAAGCTGTTTATTTCTTTTGGTCAAAAGTAGTTACTCAATTGGCGGAAGAGCTATCTCAAGAATTAAATAATATTCTTATTGATAATTGGGGTAATAATTCTAAGTCTATTCATATCCCTAAGGGGATTCCCGCAATTCCAAATGAAATTGTTGAAAAAGCAAAAGAAAAAGGTTGGAAAATTGATTTTTCTGATGAAGAAAGTAATTGTACAATATCATTATTATAAAATAAAAAGACAAGTAAAATGCTTGTCTTTTTTTTCTTGACTTTTTTTAAAATTTTTGATATACTTAAATAAAGGAGGAGAGTCAATGTCAAAAATTTTAGCTTTAGACTTGTCAACAAAAAGCACAGGTTGTGCTATTTTAAACAAAGAAACAAAAATTTTAGATGGTTTCTATTGCTTTACAGCATCTTCAAGTGATGTTATCAAAAGAATAAAAAAAATTACACAAGAAATAAAAAAGATTCTTATTAATTATAAAGATATAGATACAATAATTTTAGAAGAAGTTAGACCAAATGACTTTGGTTCTGGAGTAGGAAACTTACATACTCAAAAAGTTTTAATGTGGTTACAAGGGGCAGTGGTAATGATGTTACATGATGAATTGCCAACTGCAAAAATAGAATATATATATCCCAGTGAATGGAGATCCGCTTGTGGAATCTCTACGGGAAGAGGGCTAAAAAGAACAGCTTTAAAATCAGCGGATATTTCTTTTGTTAAAAAGCATTTCCAAATTGATGTTAATGATGACATTGCAGATGCTATATGTATTGCTATTGGATTTTTGAATAAAAAACAAGAAGAACAGAATCAAGATAATGGAATTAATTGGGAATAAAAAAAACAGGAGAGTATTACTCTCCTGTTAATTTTTGGAAAATTTTATTTGTGGTATAAATAATTTCATCGCCATAAGTGGTGTATTTTGTTGAGGCAAACTATATATAGGCTGTTGATTGTTTGGTAAAAATTGATTATTTCCATATTGATAATTTGGATAAAAATTAGAATTTATATAACTCATTATATTTTATTCACTCTCTTTTCGTTTATCTCTGACATTATTATATAAAAAATAAAGTAAACTATTTTTCCTACCCTGTCCTGATTTTTAACAAAAATTTAAAATTTGTCAGGAGAATATTTTTTTCTATCTGAATATGGAAAATATCGTACATGCAAAAAATTTTAAATAAAAACACAATAAAAAAAGACCTTATAAAAAGGTCTTTATAGTAATGTAATATTTTTATTTGTTATTATCTATGTTATGCTAAAGTCCAGTTCTTATTAGTTGCGATTGCTTTTTCTTCATCTGTTAGTTTATTAAGATTAGTAGTGCCAATAATGAATTTATAAGTATCTAACCCAGTTCTATCATATAAAGCATTTAACCATGATAGAATGGTATCATGAGTATATAATGTAGAACTACTAAGATCTAGATTATTAGCATTAAATCCTTTTTCTATAGTTACATCTGTTAAACTAGAACAACTAGTAAATACCCTATTATCAATACTAGTAACACTATCAGGGATAGTAATAGATGTTAATCCAGTACAATAAGCAAATGCCCAATCACCAATACTAGTAACACTATTTGGTATAGTAATAGATGTTAAACTAAAACAATCATAAAATGCACTATTACCAATACTAGTAACACTATTAGGAATAGTTACATCTGTTAAACTAGAACAACCATCAAATGCACTATTACCAATACTAGTAACACTATTAGGAATAGTGATAGATTTTAAACCACGGCAATCAGCAAATGTACTATTACCAATACTAGTAACACTATTTGGTATAGTTACATCTGTTAAATTAGAACAACCATCAAATGCACTATTACCAATACTAGTAACACTATTAGGAATAGTGATAGATTTTAAACCACGGCAATCAGCAAATGTATAATTTTCAATACTAGTAACACCATTAGGAATATTAATAGATGTTAATCCAGAACAACCACTAAATGCACCTTCACTAATATTAGTTACACTATTAGGAATAGTAATAGATGTTAAACTAGTACAACCAGCAAATGCAGCATTTACAATACTAGTAACACTATCAGGAATTTCTATAGATTTTAACCTAAAACAATTATAAAATGTCCATGGACCAATACTAGTAACACTATTTGGTATAGTAATAGATGTTAAACTAAAACAATCATAAAATGCACTTGGACCAATACTAGTTACACTATTAGGAATTGTAATAGATGTTAAACTAGTACAATTTCTAATTGCATAATCTCCAATACTAGTGATACCATCATTAAGAGTGATATTTTTTATCATATTATAATCTTGAAATAAATTATTCTCAATAGTTTTACTATTAGTTAAAGTAATAGACTCTAAACTATTAGGAATATAATAACTACCACACTTAGTACTATTATTATATCTACTAGTACCAAATATAGCAGGATTATAAAAAGGTAAAGTTAATGATACTAAATTAGAACAACCATTAAATGCGAAATTACCAATACTAGTAACACTATTAGGAATTGTAATAGAAGTTAATTTAGGACAATCATAAAATGTATAATCTTTAATTTTTGTAACATTATTAGGAATATTTAAAGTTGTTATTTCCCCACTAATAAGTTGATCTATATTTGATGGTTCTAAAGCTCCTTCAACTCCTAATATAGTAACACCTTCTTTAATATTCTGTGCAGAAATTGCATCAGCATTAGTCGGTGTTATCTGTATATAATCTTCACAATATTTTCCATTAGTATTTAAAATTACACCATCTTTAGTTTCCATATTTACTTTTATCATCTAATCACCTCATTCTTATAATATTACTATTTCTTTTTTTAAACCTATGAATTCTATTATGACTTATCACTAGTTTCTCCATTATACTTTGGTAAGGCGGTAATTACTTTTTGCACTAATTCTTGTTTATCTTCTTCAGTTAGAATATTTTGTTTAGTATTTAATTCTTCTTTTGTTGCTAAATTGCTTAGATCAATTTTAACTTTTTCTTCTTGTAATATTGTCCCATCCCACCAATAGTCAGGGGAATTAGGATCAGTAATATAAAATTTATCCCCAATTTTTAAACTATCTTTTGAACTATTTATAAAATCTTGTAATTCCTCAACAGAATTAAATACATAGGCGTCTTTTTGGCTATTAATCATTTTTTTAGCTAAAGCTAATGTTATTATATCCATATAAGACCTCCTATTGTTTTATCCATTCAAAAGATGAATTTAAAATATATACATTTCCAGTTGCAATATCATAAACAACACTACCAGGGCACAAAGAAGATAAATCTATATTTGTTATTTCATTAGCATTATCAACAAAAATTTCTTTATATTTATAATCAAATTTACCATCTTGCTTTACTATATAAGGCATATTTAACAACCTCCTTTAAAATTGAACGAATAAATTTTGTTCCCAATCATCTGCAATTTTTGCTGTTCCAATATAAATATATTTATTATTCTGATAAGAATAAAAAGCATTAGGAATTAATGGTATACCTTTTGAAAATACTAAAGGATTATCTTGTGTACCTTTTTTATCTTCTTGAGGAGAATATTCTTTTTTTAAAAGAATATCTCCTAAATAAAGTTCTTTAAAATCATAACCTATTTTATCACTTTGAGAATATTTTTCTTGAAGTCCGCCTAATGAATTTACTTGATCTACTATTTTTTTATCTGCTTTTATTTGAGCTAATAGTTTATTAAAATCTATTTTATTTATAATTTGTTACCTCTTGTGTTTCTGTATCTTTATTTTCTTCTGTTTCAACTGGATACCAACTATCAATTGTATTCATATCTTCATCAGTTAAAACAGATTTACTATACCAAGTCAAAGCATAGCTTCTTACTTGATATTCATCCAATCTACCTTTCATAGTAGATAAAGTTCTAACCACAAAATCGTGTAGATTAAACATTTAGTTCACCTCACTTTCGTGTTCTACAATGGCTGCTGCTAACTCATTAAACTTGTTGTCAATGTAGTTTTTAGTATCAGCAATATAAGTTACTTCAAAATCAGTGTCGGCACTAATTCTGTTCTTGCTCCTAGATCTTGAAATTCAAATAAGCCATTTACATCATTAATAATTTCCATTAACTATAAAACTCTGCAATCTGTTGAAGTTGTTCATCAGAAAGAAGATCGTCATTAGTAGTCTTATCATCTTTGTAAGATACAGGAGTATTTTTATCTATTTCTTTATAGTTATCAATAGAATCATTCTTTCCTAAATAAACAATTTTTGATCTTATAGTTTCAGTTTCTATATCTGTAATGACATTATCTTCACTATCTGGAGTTAAAATTCTTAAACCTTTATCTTCTTTTAATTGCATAATAAAACCTCCTTTTAATAAATAACTATAGATTCTAGATTTGATAATGTTATATTATCTTCTCAATTATTATATAATCTTTTATTTTTATATTTAAGACATCTATAGTAAAATTTTTTGTAATTTAAATTTCTGCTTTATTTATAGTCTTGTTATTATTTATATTATAAAGTCAAAGTTATAATTGCTATTACTAAATTATTGCGGCGAACAGAGTTTGCTAATTCTTTTAGCTTATTCTTAAAATTAGTAAGAGTCATTTGCAATCTCCTCTAAAGTATCTTCAAAAGTTACTATATCACCCTCATATTTAGGTAATCTATTAATAATTTTAGTAATTAACGCATCTTCATCAGTTAAAACAGACTTACTATACCAAGATAAAGCATAGCTTCTTACTTGGTATTCATCAAGTCTGTTTTTCATAGTAGATAAAGTTCTAATCACAAAATCGTGTAGATTAAACATTTAGTTCACCTTACTTTCAAGTGCTACTAGAACGTTTCTTCTTTTTTCAATATTATCCATTTCGTCCGGAAAATACTTCCTATACATATCGGAAAATGTTATTACCTCAATTTTGCCAGAATCATATAAATCTTTGATTTTATCAAGTACTTTTCTTAGATTTGCTACTGTACAGCCATAATTCTTTTTTGCAGTATTTTCATCCCCGTATAAACGGTGTGAAAATACTGTGCAACCATATCCATTTTCCACCGCAGTATTAATGTTTTCTAAAACTGTATCAACTGTGTCAGGATATAACTGTGATGGTTTAACAGCCATCTTAAAAGATGGCTTGAAGTATAAGCTAGTTGTCCAATTATTCATGTCGTCACCACGAATATATTTAATGCCATGTTTTTTACAAGCCTCCTCTAAAGCAACACATGTACGCATTTGGCGACACAACCATGTTATTGGAAGATATATACCATACATTTTCGCTTTTTCAACTGTTTTTGAGACATATGATTCCCACGCAGACACAACCTCTTGAGTTGGACTATCCGAATATGCTTCATCACCGTAAGTATCCGGTGGCCATTCTGCTGATTGGTACAATCCAACATCCCAATTAGATTCGAGTAGTTTGATATAATTTGTATAATCTTTTTGAGTAGTATTAAAATTTGGAATTATGCTGACAGTTGCTGGAAAACCATATTCATCATGCACAATCTTAAATCTATCATCATCAAATGAAAAATCGTCAAAATTTATACAAACAAATGGTTTAGTAAAAGTTGATTTAACACCCATTACCTTATTTTCAATAGGTAATAATTCTTTCTTTTGTTGAGCTGTTAAAGGAATAGATTCATTAAGTGTAACTTTCCCATACTCTGCATAATTATCGGGAAAAGCTATATTTTTTACAATTACATTTTTGGTAGGGTCTTTGACGAGATCTCCCTGTGAAAAGCTGATAATTATATAACCTTCAAAGTCTTTACCAATATATGTTATACCATTGTACGTGAAAGTTTTAATTGTTATTTCATCATAAGCGTCATTATCTCTATTTGTATAATAGTTAGTTAGTGAACCCTTTGCCAAACTCACAAGATTATTATTACTGTCGTACATTGTTATAAATGCAGCGAGCCACGATGCGTGTTTTGATGTTCGCAACACATCACCAATTTTCACAGGTATAGGCATACTATGCCAATAATATTCAGTCGCATTGTCTGGATCAGCACCACTTTCTGCATATAATCCATAATCATTAAATTGATATAAATTATCAGATATATTTGCCACTTTGCCTAAATCTGTAACACACTTATCAATAGCAGCAAGAGGTGTTTCTAACTTACTATTAACATAGTCAAAAACTGCTTTTGTGTCAGGATAATAGTTTAAGCTTGGAAATGTAATCTCGCTTACCTTATTAGATACATTTTCTTTAGTATCTAAAGTTGTGTTGATTTCATCAATACTGTTATTAAAATTCTGTCTATCTGTGTTAGCTTGATCGACAATGCTATTAGCCTTGTCAGTTAGTGCTTGTACATCTGTTTTGTGCTGAGTTTCTAAAGCGGATATACCTGCATTAAGATCAATCTTTTTTGGTTCTTCCCATAAATTACTTATATAATGAGAAATATACATTGCCCCAGAATCATTTATTAATATTTTAGTTGTTTCTCCTATTGGTAAAGATAAATATTCTCCATCTTCTATATTTTTTTCATTCTTTATAGATATATATGAAAAAGTTTTTTTATCATTTTTAGTTAATTGTAAAAATTCATTTAAATTATTAAAATAAGAAAAACTAGATACATTATCTATTGAGTTTTGAATTAAAGTAAAAACTTCTTGCTCAGGGAAACCTTTCCTAACAGTAGAACGCCAAATTCTCCCACTTGAAAAAATAATAAAACGCTCTGTATTTTCTATAAACATGAAAAAACTTTTAGTTCTAATAGTTTCTAATTTTATAATAGGGGAATTGTCATTATTTATTAATCCTTGACAAGCACCATAATATAAAGTATTTTCTTCATAATAAGGAAGAATATCCTCTACAACAGTCTCTACATTTGTTAATTGCTTGATCTTCAATAGTTGAAGATTATCAAGATTTATAGATATTTGATTATCGCTAGTAATTTTTATTCCACTATCTGTTTCTGCTATTAATTGTTTTTGGTATTCTTCTAATTTATTAGGTAAAGTGATATTATCATTAAAGTATACATTTTCTGCTTTTGCCCCAATATCAATAATTTGTCCATTATCAGAAGATACGTCATCTGTAACATATACTTGATCAACAAAATTTCTATTTCCTTCAGCCATACTTTATAACCTCCTTTACATTAAAGTTAAAATTAATTTTTTCTTTCTCATATCTCCATTAGGTATTAAAACATAAATATATTTGCCAATATGCTGAGAATAATCTGCTTGATTTAAAGAATAGGCATAGAATTGAGAATCTTGAAATTTTACTAAATATTTACCCTCTTCTTTGTTAATACATTTAGCAATTCTTGCGGTGATTGTTCTATCATACGGAATATCGCTTATTTTCTTATTTAACATAATTTGAATTGCTTGACAAATTTTTTCTTCATAACTAGCCATTTTAACACCTCTTTCTATAAAAATATCAAAATTAATTTAAACTTCTTAACTATAAATGACCATATAAAAATAAGGGGCAAAAGCCCCTTTATTTTTAATTAGTATAAGCTTTTTGAGAAGCTACATTTACAAGATTGTTTAATGCTTTTTCTATTTCATATGCTTGTTTTACGCCAGGGAAAGAAGCTTGAATAGAAACTTTTTGCTCAATAGATTGATTATCTTGAGAAGTTGTAATTCCTTGTACAGAATTACTTCTTTCATTAATAACCTTTTCAATTAAAGTAGATAATTCATTAGTTAAATTAAAAGCTTTCTGAGCAGTAATTTCTCTAACTTCATTCACAATATTTAACATATTTTTAGTATCTTCTTTATTTAATACTAATTCTTTTTCATGTAATACTGCAAGTTTTCCTTGTTTTGATTTCCAATCTCCAGTATAACCGCCAGTATCAAATTTAAATAAATCATTCCAAGAATTATCTTGATTGTATGTAAATTTACCATCCTTATAAACTTGATTATAACCTATTCTACTAATTTTAAAGTATTTTTTTAAATCATCTTTTGATGCTGAAAAAGTTTCAGTTTTAGAAATACCTGAACCAATATAATGTTGCCATTCTACTTTTCCTTTTCCATTTGGACTTATTGAAATTAAAGTAAAACTTGGTCCTCCTTTTGTAGAAATTATTTTACCGCCTAATTTAAAAGATTCATATTTTTGTTTAATTGTATCTTTTAATGATAATTTCTCATTGACTTTTTTTGGTAATTTTTTTGGTTTAATTTTAGTAGTATCAACAGTAGATGTAAAATCTGTACTTCCTGAATTTTGATTAGAACCATTTCCAGAAGCACCAGAACCTCCTGTTTTATTAGCACCAGTTCCACCTGAAACTCCATTATCTATTGCAAACTTAGCTGCCTCAACATAACGTTCCGCATTCTTAGCTGCGGCAAGAGCCTCTGAACGAATTTTGCTCCATTTTTTATATTGATTTTCTAAAGAAGTTAAAGTATTATCTGTTTGAGTTTTTATACTCTTTTGTCTATTCAATAAAGTTAGATACTGTTTAGATAAGGTTCTATTTTTTCTAATCATACCTTTTTGTTTACTTTCATAAGTACTCAAAACAGAATTTATTTTTTCATTAAGGTCAGTTAAAGCTTCATTGCTCTTAGCTACTGCGGTCTGCACAACACCTTGGAATCCTTTTTCTCCAATTTGGTCTGCCATTTGCTGAACTCCGCTATTCCAGTTAGGAACTAAATCTTCTAATAAAATTGCTTTTTCTTTTTTAACTTCTTTTGAAAAATTATTAGTATTTGTTTCATATAGATTTTTCAAAGCGTCATTAGCAGAACTAGTTAAATTAACTCTAATAGTTTGGTTTTGTTCAGTATAAGCTTCACTTTGTTGACAATATTGTTTTTCTAAATCTAATAATAATTCTTTTCTTTTTTCTTCAGATAAAGAACTATCTTGACGGATTTCTTCTTCTTTATCTCGATAATCTTTCCACATTTGAACAAGATCATCAAGATTTTTTTGATATGCGTCTTTATCAAAATTATATAAATCATTTTGAGTATCTGCTAATTCTTGCTGAGCTTTAGATACTTGTTCTTGATTAGCTACATATTGATAAGAATAATTACCATTAGCATCTCTACGAAGACGCATAGTAGTTTTATTATTTTGAGCTTCTTCAAGAGCAATCTGTTTCAAAGTTAATTCATATTTTTTATTAGCACGATCTATATCATATTGACTTAATTTATCTTTCTTTTCGAGCATATCCATTTGCTCTTGCATAGCTTTACTAATTTTTTGTTGTGCGGCAACTGAATCAGCATCATAAATAGCATCTTGATATTTTCTTTGAAGTTTTTGTTTTTCATATTCAGAATTAATATCATCAAGGTATAAACCAGAAGTAGCTGATTTTAAATCCATTTGATCTTTTAAATAATCAATTCCTAATCCATTAGTTAATTCATTTTCAACTTCTTGGAATGCTTGTTTAACTGTGTTTGAATAATTATCAAGCATAGATTGAAGTGTATCTTCAATAGAAGTATTCATCTTATCAACTGCATTTTGCCAACTTTCAACAGCTTGTTTCCAAGCATCTGTGCCTTTTTTAGTATGAGCTATTTGTTTTTCCCAATAGTCTGCTTGTTTAGACCAGAAAGATAATTGTTGTTGATTATTTTTTTCTTGTGCGGCATATGATTTAGATAATTTACTATAAGCTTTTTCTCCATAAGCCAATTCAATTACTTTTTTATGGTGTTCGTAAAGATTGTTAATTCTTTCTAATTGATCACCATAGTCATTCATTGCACTATTTACTGCCTCTGCAGCATCAACGGCAATCTGTCGAGCTTCCTCTAAAGACTTTTTCATAGTTGTTAAGCCTTCTTCGACTTTAGATTGATAATCTTTTAAATCTTCTTCGGCTTGTTTTAAGTCTTTACCATAAATAGAAGAAGTTCCGCCATTTTTTATAATGTTAGCTTCTCTTATAATTGTATTTAAAGTATCTGCATTTGTTTGAAGTTCTCCAGAAGATATATAAGCATTTGCTTTTTTGTATTGAGTTTGAATTTTTACATCAAAACGCTTATCAATATCTTCAGTCATATTCTCTAAAAATTCTGCCCAGTCTTGTTTTGCTTGACGCAAATCAAGAGCAATTTCCGCATTCATTTTAAATTTGCTAATTTGAATTTCAACTTTTTTATCAGCAATTTCTTGTATCTTGTCAATAATACCTGGAATAGTTTCACTATATAAAGTATCATAATTAGAAATTAATGTTTTTAAAGTAGAATATTTTTGAGAATCTCCTGAATGTTTTGCAGATTCTAATGCACTAGCATAATTACTAATCGCACCATCTGCTCCAAAAGTTACTCCTAAACTAGCTAATTGGGATTGTTGAAATGCCATATCTTGTTTAGCTATTGCTAATTTTCTCTCTTGGGCATCAGCTTGTTGATTTAAAATACCTAACTGTTTATTTAGGCTATCCATTAAATCTTGTCTAACAAGTTTTTCTTGAGCTTTTTCTACTCTTGATAAATTAGTTTCTAATTCTTTTAATTCAAGATTAATGTCATGATATTTGTCAATAGTATCAGTATCAATACCTGCTACAGCAGAAGTGTTAAATCCGTTGCCATTCGCAACATTTTTTAATCCTGCCTTTAAAGCTTTTAATTTAGCAGTACCTTCCGCCATTTGCCCATCAACAGAAGCAAGTTGTTCATCTAAGAAAGTAACCATCTGATTGTAATACTTTTCTTGCTCTGCCATTGCTTTTTGAGAAGTATTACCATTTTCTAATTCTTTAGCATAGTTTTGATTTTGTTTTACTTCAGTAGATGTTCCATTTCCGCCAGTATAATTAACTTTAATATCTTGTATATTATCTAACTCACTAGCATCATTATTAGTTGCTGCCTTTGTCGCAGTAATAGCATTTTTAGCAAATGCCTCCGCAGAATCAGATGCTGACTGATAAGCAGAAGTCCAGTTTTCAGCAACTTGTTTTGCATTATCATTAGCATTATCAGTAACAGCTTTATTAGCTTCTGTCTCATCTTTTGCGGCAACCGTATTAACTTTAGCTAATCCTTGTTTTATGGTTGTCTGATATTTGCTTTTTTGCTCTTCTGATAAATTCTCTGTCGTTGCTAACTTATGAGCTGCTTTTGCCATTTCAACATAGATAGCTCTTTTAGCTAATAATTCTCTTTTAGTATTTTCTAATTTAGTTTGAGTTGCTTCAGTATCTGCTATTGCAGTTTGTTGAGCTGCGGCAACAGCTTCTTTAACAGACTGTTTATTTAATTGAACAGAACCATCATTAAGCAATGTCATTCCTGAGATAATTCCAGGAAACTGTTCATTTAATTCTTTAATATCATCCGCAGAAACAGTAAAATCTTTACCAATTTTACTTGCTCCATCTTGTAGAGCATTGATACCTTGTTCTAATTCTTCAAAAGCTTCATCTGATGCAGTCTTTACATTTATTGTTACTTCATAATCTTTATCAATAAAAGATTTGATTTTTTCATCTGCTTTTGATGTATCTATATTAGCAGTTAAATCAATATTTTCAAAAGTATCTTCTAAATCTGTTCTTGATTTAATTAATTGCTGATTTTCAATTCCTTCTTGAATATCTTCTAAAGCATCCGCAAAAGCTTGTGTTCCTACTAGACTAGTTTGTTTAAAAGTTTCAACAGCACCTTGCAATTCTGGTTGTAAAGCAGCCAAATTGTCAACTTGTTTTGACATTGCCTTATAGTCTTCATCTTTTGAGATAGTTAGTGCATCTACTTTATTTTGATTAACTTTATCTAATAAATTATTTGCTGATTTAACATTTTTTTGAGTTCCTACTGATTCTCTAGTGTTAGATATTGCCGCATTTAAATTAATTTTTTCGAAACCTTGCTCTATTGTTGAAGCAACTTCTTGTCCAACAGATTTTTCTAAAGTTCCATCTTCAATACTTTTTTTAAGTTGTCGATAATCAGATAAATTAATTGTGTTTAGATCTTCTTGACTTAAATTATTTTGACTTTTTTTAAAAGATAAATTTTCTAATAGAGCTTTTCCATCAGTAGAAAAAGCAGATGCAAAACTATCTACTTTCTTTAATTGTTGAGCAATATCTGTTTGACTAATATCAGAATTTTCTAACTGTGTCTTTAAGGCTCTACTATTTGCTAAAGTACGAATAATATCATTCTCAGTAACATCAACATTTTCTCCATTAGCATCTGAAAAAGTTCCTTCATTCTTATTGTAATTTAAATTTAAAGTATTTGCATATTCTCTTTTATCTTTATCTGTAATGCCATCATCTAATTTAATTTTTTCTTTTTGGAAATTAGATAAATAAGTATCATAATCTCCACCCATTTCAGTTGCATAGATGTGTTGTTGACTTTCTGTTGCTTCAGGAACTATATTTTTAATATATTCATCCATAGCAATTTGATATTGGCTATCTCTTCCTTTTTGAAACTGCTTTGGATTTTCTGTATTTGCTAAGATAGATTTGTTAGTTTTAGTAACTTCATCTTTGTCACCTTGATCTTGAACTATTGGAATTGCTCCATTTCTTTTTTCTAGAATATAACCATATGACTCTAAGATCTTTTCGCTTCTATCTAAATCAAATTTACCACCATTATTTGCCATATCTTGAAATAAGGCAGCTTTTGCTTCTTCAGAAATATCTGTATATTCTATATTATCTTGTTCTAATACTTTAAAAGTAGTATCATTTGCTGCTAATTCTTTTGCCCAATCTTCAGGTGTAGCATCAGTCTCAGCTTGTGTAGCTAAAGTTGATATAGCATTTGCAGTATGAGTAGCCTTTTCAGCTTTTGTTACGATTGCATTTAAATCTATTTCTTTACCATTTGCATCTTGGAATTTTATAACTCCAGTATAAGACATTACAGCATATTTAGCTAATTCAGGATATTTATTTATTAATTCTTGAGCCTGTTTATTAGCATCACTAAGGGCATTTTCATACTCTTGGCTATTTTCTGTTAATGTATTAGTTGTATTTGCTAATTCCTCTAGTTTATCAATAGCAGTCTGATAATTATTAATAGCAGTTTTTATTGCTTCATAAGCAGAAGCAGCTCTTTCTGCATTATCTGCGGCATCTTTTGTAAAATCTTGGATATTTTGCATTTCTTGTTCTGCTTTAGATTGTGCAGTTACTAATTTATAAATAAGAGCAATTAAACCTATTACAGCAGCAGCTATTAATGCTATAGGACCAAGAATTTTTAGCCAAGCTTTTAATCCTTCTTTTCCCATTGTTTTTAAAGCTGCAGTATTAACTATTACTGCACCTGTATTAGTTTTTGTTAATAGAGTATCAGCAGCTACTGCTCCAGATTTTACTATTAATTTAGCTGTAAGAATTTTAAATAGATTTACTGCTCCAGCCATGCCATTTCTAAGACTATTATATGCACTTACACTCATAGAAACAGCTGTTGTGAAAGCCATAATAGATTGAGTTATTTTTTCTATTGCAGAAGTATTATCATCTTGCCAAATATCATAAAAGGCATTTTTAAAAGATGACAATGCAAATAATCCAGAATTAATACCAGAAGTTAAATCTGCAAATTGAGAAATAGTTTTTGCTAGATCAATATTTTTAAAAAGGTTAATTAACTCTTGTTGATTTCCTTCTAGTTTAGCATGTGCATCACTTGCTGCCCCATTATCTGAGTTTTGTACATCTTCTTGAGCTTTTTTTCCTTCTTCTACTTGCTTATCCATTATTTTATCAAGTTTTTTAATATTTTCATCTAACTCTTTACCTAAAATCTTCTGATCTTCTTCACTTGCATCAGACAACTGTTCTCTAATATCTTGTATCTTTTTTAATGTTTCTTCAAATTCCTTAAGAGCACCAGGATTCATTCCAAAAGCTTGAGATATATTAACTTCATCTTCTCCAAAAGCTTCTTTTTTTAAAGCAACAAGTTTTTCTAAACTTGCAATTTCTTTTTCAATTTGTTCAATGTCGTTTTTATTTTTTTCGTCATTTTTATCTAAACTTTCTAATTCTTCTTTTTTAGATTTTAATTCATTTTGTAATTTTTCTTCAGATGGTGTTCTAGTTATTATACCACTATCTTTATCTTTTTGTTCTTCAAAAAAACCTCTTTGAACAAATTCTGTTGCAACTGCTCCTTGTTGTAATTTTTGAATATCAGTAGATATATTTCTTTTATCTAAAAAGGTAGTTGCTGGTTTTTGAGATTCTTTTTCACCCTGTTTTTGTAAATCTTCCGTACTAATACCAGTACTAAGAGTATAGGCTTGTTCATAAATATTTTTTATTTTTTGTTTTGTCTCCTCAAGCTTAGGATCATTTTCTTGAGTAGAGTTCATTGCTGTTGATACATATTCATTAATTGCTTCATTAAAAGCTTTATTTAATTCTTCTTGTTTTTCTTCAGCTATATTTTCGATAAGGGCTTGAAATTCATCATTATTTCTCAGTTTCTCCATAGTTGGGAGATTAGGTATTTTTGTTTCTTTTGGAACTGCTTTATCTAATAAGCCCATAAAATCATTAATATTATTAGTTCTTTTATTAGCTTGATCTATTTTATCTTGACCTTTTAAATATTCTTTATTATCAACTAAAGAATCTGTTTTATTTAATGATTTTAATAACCCTGAAGTTATTTCTTTACCACTTATTGCGTTATTAGTCGCATTATCAATTAATGTTGTTTTGTTCTTATCAATAGAATCACTTTCCTGAAGAACTTTCTTTTCTTCTTCAGATAATTTTCCCAATAAATCAAGATATTCAATAACTCCTTCTCTAGCCTCTTTTGTAAAATCCTCTGCAGCAGCGGCTTCAGAAAGTTCATCTAGCTGTTGATTAATTTTATCCATAGTTTCTTGAGAAATAATACCTAAAGATAAATAAGATTGAGCCTGTTCTCGTAAAGATATAGTAGTTTTAGTAATTTCATCTTTACTCTGTTCACCCATCTTTGAAATTGTTGCTGTAGTTTCTGCAGAAGTCTTCTTCATCTGCTCAGCATTTTGTTTACTAATTTTGATATTATCTATAACTTTTACAATACCTTGTCCAATTTGGTTGCGGAAAACCTTTAAACCAATAGAACCAAGCATTTGTAGTAAAGGAATACCTCCACCAATACTATCAATAAAATTTTCAGTAAAGTTAGCAACATCCTTCATTGCATCTGCAAAAGTCTTAATAGAATCAGGATCTAAAATAGAATCATAAACGCCTTCCCAAGCGGCAGACATTTGTTCTAGATGTGCTTGAACACTTTCCATATAGGTGTCTTGTTGCTTTTGAAGTTCTCCTTCCGCATTTTCAGAAGTATTCTTTGCAGATTTATAAGAATCCCAGTTATCGAATAAAGAGAATAAGTTGTTATATTGTCTTTTACCCGCAAGAGCTACTGCAGCTGCCTGTTGTTGAGCTCGTGTCCAACCTTGCCATTTTTCACCAACTTCTTCAACTATATCTCCCATATCCCTCATATTATTATTTTCATCAAGGACTTTTACACCTAAATCGTCTAATTGTCCTGATACAGTTCCCAAGTCTACTCCATCTTCATCTGTCTTATCAAGAGATAAGTCACCCATACGAGCGAAAATAGTCTTATAAGCTGTACCTACTGATTCTGGTGCTTGACGAGTAACAGAAATAGTAGTTGATAACATTGCGTTTAATTGGTCAACATCAACACCCATAGAGTTTGCGGCAGATGCTACTTTAGACATACCTGTAGAAAGTTCTTCTAGGTTTGATGCGGTACTTGTCGCTACTTTAGATAATTTATCTACATATAATTCTGTTTCTTCTGCAGATACTTTATAACCATTCCATACAGCTGTCAATTCATCTGCTACTTCAGATGTGTCTTGTCCTGTAACATTAGCGGCTTTTAAAGTTGTATCTGTTCTTGCTCGTACTTCTTTATCACTTAAACCTTGCTGATAATAAATCAAAGATGCATTAGTATAATCAGTAGTGCTTTTACCTAAAGCTTGAGCAGATTTATTCGCTTGTTTTGCAAAATCCGCCATAGTATCTGCATTTTTTTTAGTAACAATTTGAATATTATTTAAAGATTTATCTAAATTTTTTACATATCCATAAGCTTCTTGAATTGAACCAGTAAAAGCATTTAACGCACTAGAAGAAATACTCCAACGAATTGTATTCATTAAAGTTAGTTTCATTTTATCTAAAGTTTCACTAGTCTTTTTAGCTTGAAGATTAGTTTTTGATAACTCACTTGCAATATCTCTAAAAGCTTTTTTCCCTACTGCTCCAGCTTTTTCAAAGTCTTTACCAATAGAACTAATATCTAATCCTTTTAAATTCTTTTTAAACTCATTAATATTATAAACTCCAAGTTTTTGATTGAAAGACTTTTTTAAAGCGGTTTCAATCTGTTCTGCTTCATCTTTTATATTTTTTAAATCAGAATAGGCTTTACTTAAATCTTTAGTATTACCAAGTTTAAATAAGTCCTCAGCAGAAAGATTACGCAACTCTTGTAAAGATTGCTTTACTTTATTAAGACCACTTTGATCTGCGGTAAAGTTAATTCCATAATTAATTGTACCGCCATTCATTGACGCCATATGTCTTCCTCCTTTTATTTATTTATTTCAATATAAAAATAAAAAACCTCTACTATTATTATATAATAGTAAAGGTTTAAAAATTAATTATTTTTGCCCATCATTGTTTTTATTTATCTGCTCTAATAATGGATTATATCCTACTGATTTAGCTAAATCTAATACTTGTCCATACTTTTCTTGATCAAAACTATTAATAATGTCTTGAGCCGCCTCCGCACTTTTAGGAAGATTTTCTAATAAATTATTAATTGCTCCCGCAATACTTTTATTCATATTTTTTTCATCTTCAATTAACATTTCTAATAATGTTTGTAGCTCTAAATACTCTTGCTGAGGCATTGCTTTAATAACAGTTTCTATAACTTGATTAGATTTTAATATATCATATAGTTTATATTCATTCTCTTTCTGCTTTTCTGTAAATGAAATATTTGTATACATAATAACTATATATAAATTCATTAACTCTTTAGCTAAATATCTATTAATATTATTATAGCCATCTCTAGATTTTGCAATAGCAATATTTACTAAATCTAATTTATCTTGAATAGGCAGATAATCAATAACAGAAAAAGCAATAGTTTGTCCATTATCATTTGAAAATTGAACTTCATGGGAAATATCTTGAACTTTTAATTTTAAATTAGCAAAACTTACTTTATTCTTCATTTTTTATTACTCCTTTTTTCACCTTATATTTTATTGTATCAAAAATTTTTAGAAATGTCAAGCTAAAAAATATTATATGTTAAACGCATATTAGAAAGGGTATAACTACCTAAATCTGTAGGACTGACATTGTCATCATCTACTCGTATAAGCTCTAATGTTAAACTGCTCTTAGTAAGCACATATGAAATAGTTAATTGAATAGGATTAGCATTTCCTATTGACATCGTTGGTACTTCCAAAACTAAAGGATGTTCTAAACTATCATTTTTTAGCATAAAAAAATATAATGGTAAAGTAGTATCTGCAGTAGAACATTGTAAGTTAAAGAAAAATAAAGCATATTTTTTTTCTGCTTCTTTTGTTTTGTATAATTTGTCAAAACTAAATCCTACTCTCTTTGAAGAAGATACACTTGCAGGATCAATTTTGTATTCATATGCTCCATCTTCATCATTATATGGAGCATGTGTAACTACTCCTGCTCCTGATCCATCACCAACTGCCGTTGTTGCTTTTCCCATAAAATGTTTAATATTACTAGCTTCACAAGCTAAATCATAATAATTAATTGATTTGTTCTTGTCACTGTCAATTTTTATTTTTGCAACTTGAGATATAGTTGGATTATTTGCCATAAAACTCCTCCTTTATATATAAGTAATAACAATATAATTATTATAAGATTTAATGGTTATTTCTGAATCAATATTAAATAATTCGATTGTATTTTGTGGAAAATTCTTATATTCAACATTATCTATAATAATAGAAAATGATTCTTCTATCTTTTTTATATATGAAACATTTAAATGAGGACTTTTTATAGAAAAAGTTTCTTGTGGAGTTAATATTTTTTGATGATAAGAAAGTTGTTTCATGATTAACCCTCCATTATCAAAATTATTTCTCCATCACTATCTTTATATTGTTCAGCATCTTCTACATTTGTTTTTGAATCAATACGAACAAAATAATTAATAACAGGAGTTCCTTCTGGTATTTCTAAAGTTGGTCTTCCTATTTCATAACTAGTTTCATTAGCTCCTTGTTTTATTTTTACTATAATTTTATCACTTTGATTACCTGTTCCTAAACCAATATAAGAAATAAAAGGATAATCAATTTTTAAAATGTTTCCATTTTCAAAAGTAAAATTAAGCTTTCCGTTATTGTTATCTGCTGATATTGTAGATATATTATTAATAGACTGACTTAAATAATAGTAAAAAATCTCTCCAGTAGGTAACTCTAAACTATAAATAAGAATTTTTACTGCTCCTTCTGGTATATCATTATAATTTTCAATAATATATTTTTTAGTATTAGAATCATTTCTTGCACCACAATCACTTGTTTGAACTTCTAAAATATTTTTTACACAATCTCCTTGTGGACCAACCTTTCCGCCATAAAAAGAATTCATATCTAAACCTCCTTATATAATATATCTACTAATATATTATTATTTCCATGATCAATAATTGCAAACTTTGTAATATTATTTTTTATTTCGTCTCCTATTTCTAATACTCCACTTTTTCCTAAAGAAAATAATTCATTATTAACCATAATTAAGTTATTAGGCATTCCTTGTACGCCAATGTGCTCCCATCTTTCATTGCTTGGAACTACTTTAGTATTAATAGTAGAAATAGAAACATTATTAATAATACTATTTTCATTTTTTTCAAATTGAATAGCATTTAAATTTATTTGATTTGTTATTGGAGAAAAGATAAAAGAAACAAAATTATTATTATTTAATTGATAAGCTGTAACTTTTCCAATAAGTTGTCTATTTTTAATGTCATTGTTGTTATAATCAACTAAATAAATATTAAAATCTTGAGTATAAGTATATTGTACTGTTTTATTTGGTTTAATTAATATATAATATGTAACTAAATTAGAAAAATTAGATTGATCTTCTTTCATAACAAAATTAGAATTAGGAAAATTAGATATTTTTAAATTTAAATTATCACTTAAATGATTTTGATTAAAAGATATCTGTTTAAAATTATTCATTATTATACCTCCTCTACTTATAAGCTATCTATTAGTTGAGTAGCAGAAATAGTCATAGTAGCATTCCCATCAAGAGAATAACTAATATTAGAGATCATATATTGATCATTAATATGTGCTTGTTCTTCAGATACAAAAATCTTAGAGTTAACATCTAAATAATAAATTGGTAAAGTGGTCATAGTTATAGAAGTATTATACTTAGTTGATTGCAATAATAAACTTCTAGCTTGATTATAAGCAGAGTTAAAAGTTCCTCCAGTAGAAAAATAAGTATCAAAAATATCTCCGCTAATAATGAAATAATGAGCATCTCCACATTTTTCAATAATTTTTTCTATATCAGGATCATCACTACGAATATAATAAATATCTTTAATATCAGGTTCAAAGATACAATTTATATCATCTTCATTAATTACTTTTGTGCGGCGACCAATATTTTGAACACTAAATTGATTTAATTCTGAAGTTGAACTTATTAAATCAATAAAATAAGATAGTGTAGTAGGAGTTTTTTTTGCTTCTTCTTTAATAGATATAATCATAGTATTAAAGTCATCGTTATCAGAAGTTTTTTTAAATTCATATATTTTACTCCACTCATTAACTAATTCTGTATAATAATAATTATCAAAACCACTTGAAGTTTCATCAAATAGTCCAAATAAATAAATTTGAGTTCGCCAATCTAAATCCGCCCCATTGTTACTAAGAATACAATAATTTCTATCTAATTCTGGATTTTTATCTGTTGTAAAATAATAGAATCTGCCACTAGAATAATGTAACCATTTTTTTATATCTTTGTCCCAGATAAAATATAAAGGATAAGTTTCTGTAAATTTTACATCTTTCTCTGGTATATAACTAAAGTAATTTCCATGAATACTCTTTTGTCGATTAGTTAATCTAAACCAACCCTTAAAAGTTTCTATTTTATAAATCATATCCTTATCTAAATTATTATTATACATTTGAGTTTGATCTTTTACTGTATTATAATATTTTCCTTGACTATTTCTTTTTGGTACTCTAATGTTTAATTCACGATTAGGATTAAACCCAAAATCTTCAGTGTCTACGAAAATAGCTTTATTTTTTAAAAAAGACATATCAAAAGTAGGCTTTTCATCAATAGCTAAATGATACCTAATTGGAATTTTTGAGTCTGAAGAAGACCCACCTTTTATTCCCCAGATTAAAAAATCATTCTTTATTAAGTTATATTGTGGAGCTTTTGTATATGAGGCTACTATATTGCTATTATTAAATTCATATTTATATCCTTGCGGATTACTTAATAATTCATTATAATTGCCTGTTTCTTCTGCTATTGATGATAAAGAAGTATTGATATAGTTTTTAATTTCTTGAAAAACAAAATGACCTTCTTCATCGTAAAAATATTCATAATTACCTAAATAGTTTTTTATTTTATCTAAAACATCGCAAACTGTTCCACCAGCATCTATTATTAAATCTTGATTATAAACAAAATCAACATATTCATACCCTACATCTTGTTCTATTTCAAAATCTTTTGTATCTAATATAATAGAATTTTTAGTCTGCTCTTGATAATTTTTAATAGCCGCTCTATTCCATTTATTTAACTGTTCTGTGGTTAACTGTAAATCATCAAAACTACAAACAAAATTAACAATATTTTTTTGCGTAATTTTTTTTATCTTTTTAGTTTTTGTATCTAAAACATTGTTTATAATATCAGCAATCTCTGCATCATCTAATAATTTATGGTTTTCTGGCTTAAAAAAATTTGTAACATCATCTCCAGCAGTAACATGACTTTTTAAACCCTTATATACATCATATACTCGTGTAAATAACTTGCTTTTTAGAGTATCTACCTTTTTTTCGAGTGTTGCTTCATTTACTTGAAGAGGAGTTCCTGTAACCTCAGCATCTAAATATTTTCCTAAAGTAGTTTGTAAACCACCTCTGTTGTTGTCCCAAGCATAATTTGCTAAAAAACTTCTACTATTATCATCTTGAATTACATTTGGTATTAAATCATTTTGCAATAATTTTTTAAATGCATCCTCAACAAGTACAGTGCTAGAAAAAACTCCTGGAAATGAAACTAGAGATAAAGCATACTTATTAAAAATTGTATCCAACAGTTGATTTAATGCTTTTATAAAATTTTTATTTGAAATTTTATTGCTATCAATTTTAAATTTATTTTCTGTTGTTCGTTCACATAAACAATAATATGCCAATAAATGATCAAAATCTAATTCTGTACTTATATTATCAACTCGCAAAAAAGCGGGGTTTTTAGCAACTTCCTCATTAAAAAAGTCATTTATATCTTTTAAATATTTTTCTAATTCTGTTGTTAAAGATTTTTTTAATCCTTCTCCGCTATAATAATTTTTCATATTAGTTACTATAGCTTGACAAAAAGCATCTTGCCCTAGAATTTTTCTAGTTATTGTAGTGTCAGCATTTTCAATACTTGTATCTATTAGATTTAATTCTGCAAAATATGATATCATTTGCTCACTATTATAATAAGTTGAATATTTTTCTTTATCTTTTTTACATTTATATAAAGTATCTTGTTTAATTATACTAACTACTCTTTTAATTTTTTCATCTATATCATTAACTATAATATTTCCTAATTGTTCTCCACCCCAGTGGTTTACAATTTCATTAATTAACTGATAAATAGTAGGGCGTTTAGTTACTATTGTATCTGTTGAACTATCATAAGATTCTTCTTTATCAAAAGTAACTGAAGCAGGTAAAGTTCCTCCGCACTCTCCATTTAATAAACACATTTTATCTTTTAATTGTAAATCTATTGTACATCCAGAATTGCTATAATTTGCTGAAGCATCACAAATTACATATACACCAACTGGAAACCAAACAATATCAAAATTAGGATAGAAAGAAGTAGTATTTTTAATTCCTACTTCAATCTTTAATTTTGTTCCAATAGAAAAAATACTTTTAGCATCTTCTATGTCTCCAAGTTGTTCATTTATAGCTACACTTAAATTACAGGTGCGGCGAATAGTTGAATTTCCATCTATATTTATATTTCCACTTATAATAGAATCAGTTTGTTCTCCTATTTCATTTTCATTCTGATCTATTAAAATAATTTTAGAGAAGTATTCTTTTACTTTTAATTCATCAATTTTTTTTAAAAAAACGTGATCATTTAAGTATTCATATTTCATCTGCTATCACTTCTCCTTTTCTTGTTTCTCCCCAATAAGTTACAGTAGCCATTATATCATCTTCATAATATTGTATATTATTATCTATATCTTTTCCATATTTATGCCATTGATTATTTATAAAGATATATTTAGTACCAGTTTGTTGAGCTGTAATAGTATTAATATCATATAATTGTTTAGAAGATATACTTAATTGTTGATTATTTATTTCAGGATTTTCATTTTTCTTTAAAAGAGTCCCTTTTACCACAGGTAAATTATTTGGATTATTTTCACTTATATTACCTAAAATAAAAGTATCTTCTTCCTCTGCCTGTTCAGGAAGTTTTAGACCACTTGTTTTAAACTCATACTCATTATTACTAGGGAGTATTTTCCCATTAATATATAAATTTTGAATATTACAAATATTTTCTTCATCACTAGACAGCTCTAAAGATTGAGTATCATTTATATAAAAATAATGTAGTTTTGAACTAAAAGAATCTCGAATACTAAAAATTGTTCCTTCATTCGCTTCAACTCTTATTCCTTGAATTGATTGCAAATCTTGAGTATAAATATTAGAATTAGTATTAATAGTATAACTATATTTTTGTTCAATATCTTTTATCATATCTTTAATATTATTATTTTCTTTATTATAATTATTAATTAATTGTCCACAAATATTGTTATATTGTGTATTAGTTAAATAATAATATTTATGAGTTAAAGTTACAGTTCCCGTATATTCAATAGTAAGTTTAGTATTTTCTTTTTTTAAAAATGTTAAATTATTAATATTAACATCTTTTAATTCAAAAAAAGCCCTATCTTTTAATACATATACTGTTTTTTCTATTCCATTAAGCTTAATCTTAAATTGATAGCGGCTTGTACCATCATCAGCATTGCAATCTCCATCAAAATGCAAACGAATAAAATTAAGTGTCATATTTTTTATACTATTAATAGGAGTATTTAAGCCATATTCAAAATCATTTTCATATTCGAATAATAAATCATTTTTAATATCTTCAAATATATTAATTGTTTCATCTGCTGAAGAAACATAATCATATTTTTTTTGTTTACAGAAATCTTTCTTTATTAAGTTGGCAACAGCTAAATCACTTAATTTATTATTATCAACCAAATTATATTTTATACAATTACTATAAGAAAAATTATCTATTTCTGTTGCGGTTGCTGAAAAAGAATAAATTCTTCGACCTAATTCTTTTTTTGGAGAAAAAGAAATATCTGTTAATTTAATTAAAATATTACCTTCAGTTGCAGATTTAAACAATTTAATATTATTATCATACAAAAAATTAATTACTTTATCTCTAAAATTTTTCTCTCTAACAATGTCATTATCTGTGCTAGATAAATTATCATTATTATTGTATTGATAAAATTGTTCTTCAAAATCTCCATCATGAGAAATAGTTCCACTAAGTGAAAATTGTTTATAATTAATTCTCCCTTTTCTTCCTACAAAAGGATATTGACCAAAAGTTTCTGTTATACTATCAGCATAATGCTGAGAATAATTATCTATACTAGGATCAAAAACTATTTGTAACTCTTGTCCTCGTTCACCTAATAGACTAATATTATCAAATACAATAGATTGAACATTGCTATATTTATTAATTAATCCCGCTCTAATTTCACTACTTCTTCGTTGAATACAGTATTTATACTCTTTTCCGCTTTCAATAGTTCTATCTATCCAACTAAAACCAAAATTAATATTAGGATTATGATATTCTTGTAATTCTTTACTTGTTAATAAAGTTAATTGCGGAGATATAGAAAAATTGTCAGATATTTGTCCATAAAATACATCAATCCATTTTGTAAAATTAGAATCACTATCTGTTCTTTTTATAGCGATAATACTACTAAAATTATTATTACATAAAAAATTAATTAATAAATTATTTTGTTCATAAATAGGTTTTACAACAATATCCTCTATTGGTAAAACATCATCATCTGCCTCAATCTGAGTAATAGTGAAATAATCAAAAGTAGAAAAAATAAAATTATCGACAGTTTCAAATTCTATTTCTAAATTATATTGTGTATATTTTTGTAAAATTACAGTTCCCTGAAAAGAGAAATTTTGAGTTTTTTCTATTGGATAAATCCAATCACTATTATCAACTTCTTTTTTTGTATTACCATATCCAGTTGTTATTTTTACACGATACTTTTTAATTGCACTAATTATTTGATTATCTATTGAACTATCATCAAATAAAATTTTCCCCTGAAAATTTAAGAATTGATTAGTAATAAAAGAAAATGAGTGAATTTTAGATTGAAATTCTTTAACAGTAAGATTATAGTCTTGATTTTTACCATTTATATTAGTAATAGAAACAGATTTTAGAGGAGGAATAATTTTAACAATTTCTTTTTTTGACCATTCTGAAAATTTATCTAAATGAGGGGTAATATAACTATCATACATATTAGGATCAATTACCCAATAATAAGGATATTGTTCTTTAAAAATATAAGTACCTTTAAGGACAAAACGAAATTGGAAACTATATAATTGTTGATATTTTAATTGATATTCAGAACTTTTTAAAGGTATCTCTATATAATACATATTGTCTTTATTAAATATTTTGCAACAAAATATTCCATTATAAATAGAAGTATTATTTTGCTTTATTATTACATGTATCCAACCCCCTACATCTTCTCGTGTATTATATAATGAAAATTGAAAAGGAATTCGAATTGTCCTATCATTATTTTTTTCTTCCATTACCGTTACAGCATTATTTACTACTGGTGGATATAGACTACTATTACTTGTTACAATAGCCATATAAATATTCCTCCTTTCATTTTCTTTATTTTCTTATATTAGGTTCTTTTGGTAATGCTCTTAATTCTTCCATAAAACCTTCTATAAAAGAATTACCTTTTTCCGCTTTATAATGAGCATACCTCTTTTCACAACAGTCTAAACTGTAATCATCAATCCATTTTTGCTTATAACAAAAGTAATGATGCTCTTTAGTTATGAATGACTTTATATCATCTTTATCTGATTCAAGTAATAAATTTGTTTTATTTGTTAATTCAGTAATACAATTGCGGATTTCCGCTTGTTCTGTTTTGATTTGATTAATTATTTCATTTTTTTCTTCTTCCTTTGTTTTTTGGTTTATTTTTGCTATATCTTGTTTATAGTGTTTTTTATAAAGTAAAGTAATTTTTTCTTTAGTCCAATCTAAAAAAGTAATTAATCCTTTTATTGCTAATAACAAAGCAATAATAAAACACACAATCTCTGAAAAAGAATAAGAACTTAATAATTGAAGAACCTCTTCCATTTTATTCTTTCCTCCTGTTTTTAATAACCTCATCTAAAATTATATCAAAAGCATTTAAAAAAAATAAAACATATTTGCCCAATTAATTAAATTTCTAGTTTTATATTCAAACTTGCACTTAAAATAGCTGTTCTCTTTGCCATATCTTTTTTAGTAGTATTTTTGAAGTATAATTTTAATAATTCTAATAATCGATCTGATGCAATATTATTAATCTGTTTTTCTGTTTTGTTAGATACTTCTTCTGCTGCATCTTTTACTATATAACTTTTAATCTTTTCTACTTTTTTATCTTTTTTTGCAGTTAATAACATAGGCAAACCAACTCTGAATAAAGATGGAGAAATTTGGACATCTTTAAAATCTTTCAATCTCTCTGCTAATAATAAATATTGTTTTATACCTGCAGTACTCCAAGAACCACTTTTTACTGCAAAATGTTGTTCTAATTTTGATTCTCCTGTATTTACATTTATAATTTTTTTAATAACATCTCCTCTTAATATTGCAGAGATATTATCTTCATAAATTAAACTATTTAAATGACGCAACCAATTATTTTCTTCAAGTGGTTCTTCTGTATCATTAATAACTGATTCAACATAAGCTTCAGCTATTCTTCCCTTATTATTAATTTTTTTACTAAGAACATATTTTCCTATAATATTTTCTGATTCAGAATCATCTTTTTCGTTATCTTTTTTCCAATAAAAATGTTTTTGAGGCTTTTGAGGCTTTTTTTCTCCAATTTCTTCTTCTATCGTATTTGCTTCATATCTTTTAAGAGCTAATTGATAAAATCTTTTTCTATTATTTATAGAGTCATTAAAATCTGTAAGAGCTTCTGTATAAATATTTTTAGAATTTTCTAAAGTTTCTAATGTTTTTACTGCATTTTCAGCTATCTTGCCACGACTGTCTGAATCTACATTTGCCATTGATAATAATTGATTATAGCCATCTTCTGTAGTTGCTAATAAATTACCTTTTTCATCTACCCATACTAACTGAACTTTTCTATTTAAGAATTGATCTAAAGCTAATTCAAATTCATGAACATATTTAAGAACATCATTAATAACTTTCTGTTGTTTTGATTCTTTTCTGTTATTTAATAATAATGAAAGATTTTCTTTTGTAGTAAAAAAAGCTCGTAAAGTTTTTGCCTTCTTCTCAACTTGAGCTATTAGCCCTTCTTGATCTTCTATTCTTTGTAAATTTTTATATAATGTCTTTGCAGCATTTACCAAATTTTGAAAATTTTCTTGCACTTCTTCACTAACATCTTTACTCATTACATTTATTAATTGCTCTTTTATTTTTTCAATTATTTCTTGTTTACTAGATGATACAGTTTTTTGTTTCCCCATATTTTCCTCCTATATAATTAAAGACGGGGAAATCCCCGCCTTTAACCTATAATATTAATTTTTATTCTCATATGAATCTTGGTCTTCATCACTAGTATCATGTACTGGGTCCTTACCTGGCATTACTGTATTAATATCTTTAGTAGCTACACTATTATCATCAATAATTTGCATTACACAAAGTACTTTTTTTGTATGATCAAATAAAGTATAACCAGGGAAAGCATCCATAGTAAATGTGAATGTACTTGGATCACCAGTTGATGCCATTGAGAATGTAAAATTAGATTGAATTTTTACATTAGGCATAGTGATTTCGGCAGGCATATCTTTACCATCAGTATCTCTAAATAAAGTACTTGCTTCTACATAATAGTTACCAGCAAACTTTTCTGCATCAATTTGAAGCTCTGAAACCTTTGCTGCACTTTTCTTTACATAGTAATCAACAAATACAGTAGTATCTTCAGTAACACCAGTAACACCATCCGCTAACTTTAAAGTAAGCTTCTTAACCTGTTCTCCAGTAGTTGTAGTTGTATCAACTTCTAATGGTGTTCCAACTGGACCTGCGCCATTGTCAGTCATAACAAACAAAGGTGCAGTAATATCAACATATTCTTCGCCTGGTAATGCAGGAGTTAAATCAATTTCTTTTTTACCTTTAGCAACAAAAGCGGTAGCGGTTCTATGAACTCTAACAGTTTCTGTGTCACTTTCAAATAATCCTGCTCCAGATAGAATAGAAAAACCAATAGGAGATAAAAGAGCATCTTCAACTGTAAATGTTAAAGTCTTTTCACCTTCCCAAGCAATTAGTCTAGTATTACCTTTACCCATTATATTCCATATGATTCGCTACATCAATATGCGTTCTCTTATGAACTGCTATACTTTTATATATATGTATAGATTAGACTATATCTTATTCCTACTACATATTAGGAATTTACCTTTTTCCACTATCAATCGCTTATAGTGTACTCCCTTTCGGGATAGTCGTTGAACATTAATCAAAATTTATATCTTTAGTTAAGTAAATCCAATTACGCTTATTTTTTATAGCTGAAATAGTACTTTTTGAACAATTATATTTTTTACAAATTTGAGAATAAGGAACATGATTTAATAAATCATTTATAATATCTAAAACTTGACTTTCTAACAATTTACTAGCGGGATTATCTTCTCCCTTTAAAGAAGCTGCTAAACCCAATTTTACTGCATGGATTCTATTTTCTTGATTTGTACACCACTCTAAATTGTTTAAAGTGTTATTTTGTTTATTCCCATCAATATGATTAACTTGTAAATTTTTATAATTATCTACTTTATTAAAGCATATCATCACTAAACGATGTCTGAAAAAACTCTTTTGAGAGCCATCTTTTAATACAAGCGTATTTTTAACATAACCATTTTTTAAGCAATCTTTCATTTTTTTATTGCCATTATCTGTAAAAAGTTCGCCTTTTTTATTTATGTAGTAACGATCTTTTACTTCAGGTAAAATTTTACTAATTTGAATTAAATCATTCATTAATAAAAATCTCCTTCTTATAAAAATTAATTCTTTGCTGCTGATTGCCCTATGAGGTTTTTCTAGGGTGTCCCAGCATTTAAAGTAATTTGCACTTTATTATTACTAATAAAGGGAGCCGAATTAACCCTGTGCATATACTGTTGTACTTGCACCTTCAATAGTTGAAGTTTTTGCAGAATCAATAACTAAAACTGGTTGATTGGTTTTAAATTCAGTTTTACCAATTCGAACTGGTTGTTTAGCTTTAAATGTAACATCACATATTTCTCTTACACCAAATTTTTTCAATGTTTATTTCCTCCTTATTTAAATAATATATAAGATTATGAATGGAGATCTACCATCCAATGATCTACTTGTTCTAAATTTTTTGCCCCTGCAAGTCTTGCTTTCATATTACTTTCATATACTTCTCTTAGCTGTACTCTTTCAAAAAGTTCAGCAATTTGATAATAAGTATATTGTTTTAAAGTATTTACATCATAAAATAGCATTAAAATAGACATGTATCTATTAAGAACATCTACTACATCGCCTTTTTTCTGTTTATCTTTTTCTGCTAATTTACGATGTCGTTCTTCTAGTTTTTTAGCAATTCTTGAGGCTTGTTCTCCGGCAGGGTTATATTTTTCTTCTGCCTTTTTTTCTAAACAAAACATTGCTTTTATTAAATCTTGAAAAATATTAAAATTATTTTTATTAATGATAGCAACATCTTGTTCTTGGATCAATCTTATCTCATTATATGTAAAATTAATTTCTCTTTTTGGAAAAAGTAATCCTAAAAATAAATATATTGAAGAAACTAATTCTATTGCATCAGGTGTTTGAATATTCATAGATAACATTGTCATAATTATATCAAAACTACTTTGATTATCTAAATTACTTTTGTCCTTCATTTTTAAAAATTCTTCAGAAAAAGCAAAAAATTCGCAACCTAAAAAGAAACTTCTTTCTCCTATATAAGAAATTTCTTGTAATGTGGGAACATGAATTGTAATACTTGCTTCTGGAAAAGGGATGTCCTCTCCGCATAATAATAATAATCTATTATTCAAAAGCATCCTCTGGAATTTTATCATCAGAACCTTGAATAGCCATATAACTTAAGGTATATCCGCCCCAATCTTCTGATAAAATTAATTCTTTACAAGTTAAAAATTGGAAAGTTCCTATTCCAGTAAGTTTTGTATTATTTAATATTCCATCTATATATCCCGCAATTTTTAAAGGTCTCATTCTAAAATTCCCTAAATCCCAATAGTCAAAATGACACAATATATCAAAGTTTACAATATGATCTCTAAATTGCGGATTCGTGTTATTTGGAGTAAAATTATCAAATGACACAATTATATATGATTTTAATTCTTCAAATTCTTGAATTTGAATTCGTGGCATAAATCTAATATAGCCTTTATCTTTAATTTCTTTTAAAGATAAATTAATTTTTTCTTGATATTGTTCATTTTCTGTATTATCTAAACAGTCTTTTGCATTAATAATTAATAGTCTTTTTAATTCATTACTATATGGAAGACTTTCTAAAAAAAGTTTTTTACAAATTAATTCAGCATCTTTCTCACAAGATAAAAAAGATGATCTAAATTTATCTGGTGGTATTATTAAATTTTTTTTCATATCCTTATGACTCCTTTTTCCTCAAATTAAAAACTAGATACTTTTACTTGTAATTTTATTTCTGTATCTTTAGTCTTATAAATTACAAAAAAAGTTTTCTTATTTTGTATAAGAATATTTACTGAATTAGAATTATTTTGTAAATCAATTAATGGCTGTCCTTCATACTGTAAAAACCATTGCCCATTATTTAGATTGTGTATTTTATAATTTTCTTCACTAAATAGACTAGCAGTTGTTTTACCTTCAATATATGGTTTATTATTTCCTTCTGGAATAGCAGGTTCTTCTGGAGTTTGTTCAAGATTATTTTCTAAATCATTAGAATAAGTTTCTTTTATAAATACTTGAATTAATCCTAAACCATATTGTTCTTGCACAGAAACAACTTGCCAATATTGATTACCAATTTTAAAATGCTTAAATCGCTGAAAAAACTTTAATGTTATATCATTTCTTTTTATATATAATACATTAGAATAACCATATTCATTTAAAATACTATTTGAATTTTTTAACCATTTTAAATCTTCTGGTCTTTTTCTTGACATATATACCCAAAAGTGTTGTCCATTAATGTCTATTTCATCTTGACATAAATAAATTTCTGCTCTAAAATAAGCTTTTTCTTGAATATATTGATTAAAAACTAACCAATGAGTATTAGTTTCTTTCCAAGTAAAAGTGTCTCCTTCTTTAATACCAATAGTTTCAAAATCTTGAGAAGTCTTATTCTTTTCTACTTTTTCTTTATTTAAACATATATCTTTAAAAGGAATAGCTAAAATTTTCTTATCAGTTTCTACTTCGTCTTCATTGGGGTTAATAAGACAGCGGAATTCTCTACCATCTTCCAATATTACAGTATCGGCTTGATAAGAATATAATAAAGCTTTTCGTAAATCTCTAGCCTTATCTTTAATCATGCGAGATTGCTGTTTTTCTCCACCATAATAATTTAATCTTAAATTTAAATTTGTTTTATCTAGCATTGTTTCACCAGCTTTCCCATTAATGTTAAGCAATCAAAAATAATTCTTCTATACAAAATAAAATCTTTATCTTCTGTTAAGGAATATAATCCTTCAAGTTTACATAATATATTAAAAATAGTATATTTAAAAGATGGGATTAATTCTCCCATTCCCGTCAATTCAACTATAATAGTTGATAAAGGCTTTTGCCAATTAGCTCCTTCCTCTCGAATAGGAAGGAGCTTGTATATTTGATTTATTAATCTTTGTAAATTATTTTTTATATCTTGTTGAGAAATGCTAATATCATATTTAAAATTCATATTAGCCTCCTAAAGGCATCATTATATCTCCAAAAGTTGATTCCATAATACCTTTATCATTTTTTCTTCTTCTTTTATATAATCTCTGTAAATGAAACCCTTCTCTTTCATAATCTTGTTTTAAAGTCAATAATTTTTGCAAATGATTTGCTTGAGAAGTAAATTTAAAATCACTTCCAGAATATTTTAAACGAGTCATTTCAACTGATGCTAACTGTTGTCCTATCCATTCTACTACCATATAAGTAGCTAAAATATTTTGTTCTTCAACAGACACATCCGCAACAAAGGACATCTCTCCATCAATTTCTTTATATTCAGTTAAATCAACTCGTGGAAATTCAAATTTAAAAATTGAGGCAATTAATAAATCTTGTAAAAGTTTTTTAGTATCTTCTATGGTTAATTCCATATACATATCATCTGTGACTTTTGCTAAAAATAAGTTATATACTTCACTAAATTTCGTTGCCATTAATCAATATTGCCTCCTTTTCTCTTTTATTTGCTTACAACTTTATATTGAGTTGGAGCTTTTCTTTGTGAGCTGGTATTAATATTATTCTTTTCTGGAACTGCGGCTTTTCTTCTCTTTGGAGCCTCTTCTTCTTCATTTTCTTCTTCCGCTAAATGATTATTCTTTATAGCTGTACTAATATTTAAACCAGTCTTTTTAAAAATTAAATCTCTTTTTCTTACATCATTTAATTCACAGTTTATTGCTTCATCTTTTAAAATTTCAATTACTCCACTTGGAGCAAAATTTAAACAATCTTCTAATTGCTCTAAACTACCATTTAATAATAAAGATTTTACATCTTCTTTTGAATAATAATACTCTGGTTCTACTGAACCTAATAAATCTTTAATAACTTCTTCGTCTTGAATTTGAAGACAATTTTCTAAAAGATAAATACCACCAGGAACATTTGCTAAAGAACGTAATTCTTCAAAAGGAATATACTTTGTTTCATTAGTCTGAAAAGTTCTATGTAAATTATTTAAATCTGGAATTACATATCCTACTGTACCACTATCTCTATTTATTACTGCTACTTTCATTTGTTCATTCATATTTTTTCTCCTTTTTTCTCCTTGTTTTATAAAAATATAGGGAAGATAAAATGTCTATTAAATTATCTTCCCTTATATGTTTTTATCCTATTTTAAACTTTTAAAGAACTATCAATGTAAACGCAAATATCATTATTAATAATTGCACCTACACCAACCTTTTTATAAACTTGAATTTCTCTTGAAAGATCTCTATTTTCCCAATCTTTAACAATAGTCTGTCCTTCAAAAGCAATCTTAACAGGCTTTTTTGAAGAGCCTGGAATAATCCAAGCATAAGCTGGGTCAATAACTTTCTTAGAATTTGTTTCATCTTCAAAAGACTGATTTAGAACAATAACTTTATGACCTTTATAGTTTGCTAGATAACCATTGTTCCATCTCTGCTCTTTCATAGATTCAGATCTCCAGCCTTCTTCAGGAACCATCTTTGCGGCAAATTCAAAAGTACAATAAATTGTAGATTTTCCAGTGCCATATGAATCAGCAATCTGTAATAGATTATCCATTGCAGTTTCTACAAAACCAGTCTGAGTAGTCTTGTTAGCTGTTTGAAGATTTTCAACTGCACCTTTTAGAGCTTTTTCAATTTCAATATAAATAGTTTCGTCTAGACCTTCTAGCATAATATCTACTAGATCAGCCATATCAAATCTCTTATCTAGGAATTCTTCAAATCCAATTTGAGCAGCTCCACCAAAAGCAGTTGTTGGAATTTCATAACTTTTACCATCTAGCTTGAATACTTCATAAACACCAGCTAAACCAACTTTTGTAATAAACTGTTTTGCTCTACGCTTTGCGGCAGATGTAATCTTTTGTGTAAATACAGCTTTATCTCCTTGATTAAACTGTTTAATTTCTGCAAAATTACCATACTGATCAAGAACTTTTCTTGGAAGTACATCTTGAATAACTTCTTCCATTAGCTTAAAGATCTTGTATTTATTTTCTTGGAATGTATTATAATCTAATGCATACTTATTTAATTCTCTACGAAGAGTTTCATTTACTTGTTCACAAGAATATTTTTCATCATTGAAAGAGAAACAAGTATTAGCATTATTACTATTTGCTGCAAATTTTGCAAGTATTGTTAATGATTTAAAATCTAAAGGTTTACTCATCTCTTATTTCTCCTCCTTTATTTAATTCTCATAATTTTTACGGCTTCTTGTCCATCTGCTAAAGTATAAACTTTAACAACTTGCCATACCATACCAGTCAATGTATCTAATTCACCAGCAGCCTTTTTTAAATAACCTGTAGCATTTGGTTGAAGTAAATCACCTACTGCAAGTGCTTCAGTTTCAATTTCTGCCTTACCTGATGTATTACCTTTTTCAAGAGTGTTTGTAGTATACATATCTCCTACATTAGTCTTAAGTACACGAGGATACATTTGACCATCAAAAGGACCTACACCACCATGAGAAATTGATGCTCCTGCTGGAACATAATTTTCTGCGATCATTGCAAAATCTTTATAACTTTCTCTAAATCTATCATCATAAAGTTTTACTTCATTAAAAACAAGCATCCATTCGCCTTTGCCGCTATAATTAACTTCTCCATGAGCATAGTCATATTTAACAAATTGACCATTTTCAAGAATTGAAATAGTATCTGCGGTAGCTACTGAATCTCCAGAAGCTTTCTTAACGTGAGCTGGAAGCTGTGCATATATCTGACCTGTTCTTTGGGCAGATAAATGATTTGGTTCAACTTGACCAAAACCAATTCTCTTCATATTATTTTCCTCCCTATAATTAATTTTCTTTTGTTTGTCTTAAAGCTTTAATATAATCAGGTACATCATCTGTTACTGTTGATTGTAAGTTATATGTTAATACCTTATTATCTACTTGAGTTTCTGTAAAATTAATTTTCTTTCTAAAACAAATAACAGAAAGTTTAGATTCGATATCATCAAGACTATATTTATCTTTATTAGCAATAACATCTTGTTTATCTTCGTCAGAAAGCATATAGAAACTATTGATCATATCATCTTTTTCTTTATCTTCAATATTCTTTTTAAAATCTTTTAAATTAGAATTTTCTGAAGTTAATTGAGAAATTGTTGATTCTAACTGATTAATTTTTTCTGTTGCATTAGTAAAATTAGTAGTAAGAGTATCTATCTTTTCTATTAAACCATTATATTCTGTTTCTGAAAGAGTATGATTTTTAGTAGGCTCTTTTTCTTTTTTATCATCAGACTTACTTTCAGTATTAGTCTCTTTCTTTTCTGACTCTTTCTTTACTTCACCCTTAGAATCGTCTTTATTCTTTGGCTCTGTTTCTGGAGTCTTTGTTTCAGCCTGTTTTTGCTTTTCCTCTTTTTGCATAGTATTGTCTCCTCCTTTTGTAAACATTTTTTGTTTAAGATCTTGCAATTCTTTCTTCATTGAATATAAAGTATGTAGAGCGTCATCATTTAAAGCAAAATTTTGTTGTTTAGCAAAATCTTTACTTACCATTGGGACTGTTACACTTGCGCCTTCAAAGCAAGGTTCTACATCATCTCCTAAAATACATAACTTAGAAAAAACTGCATTATCTATAATGAAAAATTCGTTACCTGTTCCATAATCTTCTGCCCAATGACCTTTAAAACTATCATCATCTTGAAATTCCATTGATTGAGGTTTACCTTCATCAATAACTTTCTGGCATTCTTTAAATTGACCAGTCCATAAATATCCTTGAGTCATTAGATATTCTCTAGTTTGAATATTACCAAATTCATCATAATCATCAAAAGTTTGAAACCATACTTTTGCATCTGGTGCGACAAAGCCATAAGGAACTGTTAAACAATTCGTTCTTACGCCCTCATCATCAATAACTAATTGCTGTCCATGGTCTGCAAAATCTTCTTTATCTTTTTTATAGTAACCTACAATAGGATTACCTCTTAAAGTTTTTGCCATTTCAGTAAGTTTTTCTTTAGAAATAACTGAGTGATTTCTATTCTTACCTACATAAGCAACTTTAATTTCACAAGAAGAAATTAATGGACTTATATCTAATGGTTGAAGATTAATAAAAGCAGGAGATTCATTTGTAACAATAGATTTATTTTTCATTTACAATCTCCTTTTTTCATCATTTATATTTTAAAAATAGTAAGGGACACTTAAATTTTTTTGTCCTTCACTATTAAGATAAACTTTCTTGGTTTTGAATCGTTTTATCACTAACAGATTCACCTTGTTCTTCTTTTGATGGTCTTCCCGCTTTTTTCTTTTCAATAGAATCATTAGATTTTTGAGTGTTAGAACTCATTGTACTAGACATCATTGGCGGAATAAATACATCATTTAATTTTAAAACTTTATTTTCAAAATAAGCACTTGCTAAAATTGAACTTTGAGATTGTCCAAGAGCAAGTTGAGGTAAAAATTTAGAATAACCAATTTGAGTTTGTTCTTTATATAACTTAGATAAATTTTGATAATTATAAATTGTAGTTGGTAAAACTTGTACTTTAAAAGACACTTTACCAGATTTTTTATTAAAAGGTTTTATAATATAATTTAAAAAATCTTCAAATTGTTGAACTAAATTAAACATTGAAGCTTCATCATTTAAAATTGATTTTTCTTGAGCAACATTACCTTCTGCATTAAATTGATTTTGAGGAACACCAGCTTCATTAAAAACTGCCCTCTCCATTTTTTCTAAGTCATCAGATACTGCATTTGTTTTTTGTTGAGCTATATCTTCAATATCAATATTACCAAAAGAAGTTAGTACCTCAACTCCAACAGCATTTTTTAACATAGATACGATATTATTATGAAGAACTCTTGCTTCATCTGAATCAAAAATTAAATCTCCATTTTTATCAAGAGGTAAAGTTTGAACAACAATTTTTAATAACTGTTGTTTCATCTTTTTTCTTTCTAGCCCTTTAGCCTCATCTAAATCAATAATTGCGGGAATAGCCGCCATAAAAAATGGAAAATCTTCTCCGCATATATCAAATTTAATGGCTTTTTCTGTATCTAATAAGTACCAGCCTTTTGAATCCCCCGAAAAATCTTGTGGTAACTTACCTTGTTTATATAATAAATAACCTCTTTTTATATCATCAGGAAATAAATTTAACATTTTCATCTTTTGATTCACATCTCTAAAAGAGTCATCAAAAAATTTAACATTAAACTCTACTGCATCACGACCATCAGCAGTTTTAAATCTTGAACGACAATAATTTGGAGGTAACTCTTGAATACTTAATTGATTATTCTTTTCAATTAAATAACCGTAATAGCAACCATTCTTAATAATTTTTAAAGCTGTTTCCCCACAAAACTTTTTAACCCCAAAATTATCTAAAAATTGTAATATATCATAAAAAGTTTTTTGTTCTTTTTTAGTATCTGGTTGATCTATTTTCGCAGTAGGAACTACCATCCAATCATATTTATACATATATGCCATATATCGACATAAACGATTATATATACCACTGACTTTATAAAAATAATTTGAAATATCTCTTAATTCTTTACTATCTTGATTAGCAATAGCTCTTAAAACATCTTCTTTTCTTAGATAACTATTGTCAATATTATCTAAATCCCCAAGAGATAATAAAGCGTTACTAAGTTGTTTTAATCCTACTTTTATTCTTTTATCTTTTTCTTTTCTTGCATAATCAGTTAAAGGAGTTCCATAGTCTTTTTCAGATAAAGGAATATCTTCATAAGTATTATGAGTCATATCAAAACCTTTTTTACGAATTTTTTCCATTCGTGTTTCTGAATGTTTTTCTTGAATCAAATTCTTAATACACCTCATTTCTCTATTTTAATTATACCAAAAATTTTTACACTAAGCAACTTTATCTTTAGCTTTCATTAATATCCAGCTGCCTTCATAATATAATCATAATTAATTCTATTCTCATCCCAATAGGGAATTGCAACTAAATTAATATTATGTTTTTTACAATATTCTCTTTTCTTCATATCATTAAACTGCTGTTTCTTTAAACCTTGTAAACCACCAAATTTTGATTTTGGTTCATAATGTTGTATACCTTGATACTCAATTAAAAAGTCTAAATCTCCGTCATCATCAAATATTGCAAAATCAAATCTTAAAGGTCTACCTAAATTACTGTTTAAATCAGGAAAAGAATATTCTTCTTTAAAATTTAACTCTGCCGCAGTTAATATATCATAAATTTTAATTTCTCCTCTTGAGGCTCTCAATCTTTTCTTTCCTCCTTTTTTGGAGTTTCTATACTATTAATATATAAAAACTCCAAAATATCTTTTAATTATTATTGACCATTTTTTATTAAGAAAAGAATATAAAATCACTAATATCTCTTTTCTTTCTTTTTCTTTTTCTATCTTCATCTCTTTTAATATAATATAAACCATATAAAAAAGCAGAAAATTTATCTTTTTTAATATTACGAGAAGACTGTTTTAAAATAATGTTTTGACCTTCATTTTCTTCTACTAAATTTCATTGATATTTATATTAATGCGTAAAATTAATACCATAAAATATATTTATGCTATATGTTACCATATAGATTAGACTATGTCTTCATCCTATTGCTAGGAGCCTTCCATTTCGATTTAAGGGATTCTCACCCACACCATTAACTTGTGCCCTACTCCTATTGAGGCTTCTCATCCTCCTACGGGATAGTCGTTGAACATTCTATTTATATTTCTAATATGACTGACGCATTTTTGCTTTTGTATAAATATATAAATAGCTTTGCTGCAAATTGTCCAAAAAATATTTGGATTTTCTTGCAATTAGAAAGGTTATTATTCTTAATTATTACTAATTAAGCTGCCAAATCTCTTAGCATTTGTTCTCTTAGAATAGTAGTATGAACAAAAGGTCTTAATTTATCATTTCGCTGTTCTGGGGACATATTTTGTCCTACTTTTGTTTCCATTAGTTTCATTTTAGCTTGGTTTTCATCAATTAAAAATTTAACTTTACCACTAGACATTTGTGTTTGAGCATAAGAATAAGCTTCTGTATTGATTGGAGCATTAGCTTTTATTAAAAACATAGCATCTTCTTCTACATCTGCTCCACGAATTTTCTTATATTGATCCATAATATCAGCGGTTGTTCCACCTTCAACTCCAAATGGAGGTAATACATCACCCGTCTCAGGGTCAATTTGAGAACGAGTCATAAAATCAATTAAACCAACCCCTACATTATATTCTATTTAGATCGCAACATCTAAATACGTTCTCTTATGAACTGCTTATAGTTTCCTATAAGATTAGACTATATCATCATCCTTTAAAAGGACGCTCTCCATTTCCATTAGCATTAGCTTCTAATGTACTCCCCAAAGGGATAGTCGTTGAACTTTAATTAAGAATACTTAAAATTATTTTAAATTATAAATCTTTAGTTATTTCTTTCCAAGAATGTCTATTTTTAATTCGTCCAATCTGGTCTGGATGAACTCCAAATTCTTCTCCTAAAGAGATATTTGTTTCTCCATTATTAGATCGAATAAAAATTTCTTTAACTTGTTCAATAGTTAATTTAGAAGCTCCATTAACTTTAGCTCTTAAATTATTATTAATAGCATGATCAATATTTTCTTGACAAGTTGTCCATTCTAAATTACTTAATTTATTATTTCTTTTATTTCCGTCAATATGATTAACTTGTAAATTTTCCATTCCTTCAACAGGGTTAAAATTTTCAAGAATTAATCTATGTACTGAATATCTATGTCTTTTTCCATCGTCAGACATCATTTGGACTTTTTCATATCCATCTTTATCTAATTGGGGTGATAATGTTTTATTTGTTCTAGCACTATATATAGTACCATCATCACATACATAGTAATCATAAATTAAATTATATTTACAAATTGTAATTTTTTTTCTTTCATCTTAAGCCTCCTATAAAAGCTTCAAGTATTCTTAATTCTTAGCTGCTGATTAGCATATTCTATTATAGAACTTAGCTTTCCAGCAATTAAAAGAGTTTGCTTATATCATTGCTGATATAAGGGACTAGTTGTGTTAATCCATTAGCATCAATAGCTAATACTCTTGCTTTATAGCGATAATATAATCGTTTTAAATGAATAGCTTGTTCTTCAAAGTGTTCTGCTTCAAAGGTAAAAATATTAACTAAGCTTTTCATCGCCGCACCTTGAATTTGTGGACATACTTTAAAGACAGCTACTTCTGTTGTACAACCAATACGTCCTACATCGACACCTAGAACATAATAAGTTGTTTTAGTACTTCTTCCACTAGCTTCATTTTCTGGCTGATTTAATACTCTATATTTATCAAATTTTTCTGCAGAGTAGAAAGCATTTTCTACATCTCCGCTCCATTTACTTCTATATTCTCTGTCAAAAGAATCCTCATTAAAAGTCCCTTGTAATTTTAGTTGCCTTACAAAATCAGCATTCAATAGCCCTTCAGCAACTGGAGTTTCATAAGTTCCGCCCATAATCATACAAGCATCTGGTTCAATTAATGATTGAATTAATAATTCAATTAACTTTTTATAAGCAAATGAATTCTTCCCATATTTTTCTATATAATACGCTACTATTATATACGTTCTCTTATGAACTGCTTATAGTTTCCTATAAGATTAGACTATATCTTCTAATACTTATTGTATTTGTTATTCTTTTCCACTATCAATCGCTTATAGTGTACTCCCTTGCGGGATAGTCGTTGAGCACATTATTTTATTATCTCTTTAAATGTTTCCAAGTTCTATTATGAATAATACTATTGATAATATTTTTTGTCGCATTTGGGACTTCTTTTAAAATTTCTTTTGGAGTATAGCCTTTTTTATTTAATTCAATAATTTTTTTAGCTTCTTTCTCTGAAATTTTATTATTAGGATGATTAGTTCCTTTTTGTCCAAAAGTAACATTTAAATTATTATCTCTAGCATGTTTTAGATTTTCTTTACAAGTTACCCATTCTAAATTAGATAAAACATTATTGCTTTTATTCCCATCTTTATGATTAACTTGCATATTCTCCATATTATCTATAGGTTTAAAAGCAATCATTAATAATCTGTGTATTCCAAAATGGGAATACCCATTTCTATCATTTTTAAGAGAAATAGTAGAATATCCATCTTTATCCAATGAAATTTTCATATACTTCTTAGTATATTTACTCCAAACTCTACCATCTTTTTCAATAGCATATAGATTTGGCTTTATTTTTGAATATTTTATATCTTTCATTGTTGGTATCCTTTCTATATTTAATAAAATACTTCGCTGCTGATTGGCATATTATTTATAGTTAAATAACTTAGCGTTCCAGCAATTAGAATAATTTATCCTGAGCCAAAGAATTCTTAACCCAGCTGTAGTAATATAAATTTGACTTTTATTAACCATCTCTTCTGGTGCAGAGCCTCCGCCTGGTAATCGTCTATCAACATTGGTTGTAGGAATGATTATTTCATTAAGAGCTGTTTGATCAATAAGAACACACTCTTCCATTAGTCCCAATTTGTTATCGTAAAGGCTTTTTATCCTTTACTTCTTATAGTTTCCTATAAGTTCAGCATATCTTTTCAATTTGTTAGGTAATTGTTGCGGACTCGTGGGTATATTATTCTTGCGTCAATACCTATGCGTTGCACCTGGCTTACGCCTTCAGTTCTGATTCCCTTGCATAATAAATATGTTTAGGGTTCCAGTTTTTTTCCGCAATTCGGGCAGATTAACTATGGAGGTGTCTTTTTTCCCAATCTTTAATAAAATTAAGATAAGTTTCTTTATTAATTATTCGACTTACTCGTTTTCTATCAATATTTAATTCTTTTGCAATTTCAGTTTGAGTCTTTTTTCCTTTGTTATCTAAAATATAATCAACAAGAGCTTGTGTGATTTGTACTTTAGACATCTTTTTAGCTGTTCTATCAATAGGGAGTTGATTTAAATATTTTTTCTTTTTTTCTTGATCCATTTGGATATATGCTTGATATTCTTTTTTGTAAGTTCGTCCACTTACAATATTTTGAACTAAATCTTTTGTTACTCCACAAGCTCTTCCACAAGTTGCTTGTGAAATATTGTTAAATTCAATTTCAGCTAAAATACAAAAAACTTGAAATTTATTTAATTTTTTTGTATAATTGTTTTTATAATTTTCTTTTAAATAATCTTTCGTAATTCCTACTTGTTGAATTAATGTTTGAAGTTTTTCTTCTGAATATTGGATATGACTTAAAACATCTTTTTTCATAATCGCTGTTAAAGTAGTTCTATCACATTTAAAATAATTTGCTAATTTATGTTTAATTCCATCATATCGTTGTCCAATCTGATAAATTAAAACCTGCTCTTCAAAATCAAATAAAAGAGCATGACCTTCTCCTCCTAAGGTCTCATTATATCCATTATAATAACTATTAAATTTTTTAATTTCAGAGATTTCTTTGTCAGCGAGTTCTTTTTCAGAAATATCTAAAAAAGTTTCATAAGTAACTTTAAAAACTTTTTCTCCATATTTGTTAAAAGCTCTTTGCAATTTATGAGAATGATGTTGACCTTTTTTTAAATCTGAAAAATGACGAGAAATTCGTCTATCAATATTATTAGTTTTTCCTATATAAGTTTTATTGTTAATTAAATTAGTAATATGGTATAAATATCCAATCATCTGTTTATCTTCTCCTTCTTTATATTTTCCTAACATACAAATATAAAAAAGATAATAAGAAGATTATTCGAAAATGACCAAAGAAGTAATAATAATTCTTCTACCCGTTCTTCTTTGTCCTCTCGAACTTTCTCGTGCCGCCAAAATATCTATTACAGAACCATTCTTAAATAAATATTTTACATTATCTTTAGAATGTTTAGTTTTACCTCTTTCCCAGTTTATCTCATTTTGTAAAGCTGGAATTAGTTTACATATTTCTTCAATTTTAGCAACAGTAATAGAAGCCGCCTGTTCTTTTCCTCCTGTTGTTACAAAAAGGTGAGATCCTGGATATAAGATGCAACGAATAATTAAAACCGTCATTGACAAAAAGCTCTTTGAATAAGCTCTAGGAAAAGTTGCATAAACATATCGATGTCGCATTACAACTCTTAAGAAAATTCTTTGATAAAAGAAAAATTCAAAAGAGCAATTTTCTCCTTTTATTTCATCAATAAATAAATCAGGATATTCTCTATATTGAGCAATTAGACTTCTTAAATGCGGTAGTTGAGCTTTTAGGCGTTCTTCAGATAAGCCCTGTTTTTTAACTCCACTAGTTAAGGTTAATATATTATCTAAACTCATAATCTATTACTTGCCGCCTCCCCTTGTTGATCATTATCTGCTTTTCTTTGTTTTTCTTCATCCGCCAAAAATGCTATATGATCTTCATCAGAAATAATTGCTTCTTCTTGTTCTTCTTCAAGAGTCATAGATCTTCTTTTGGCTTCATCTCTTGCCTCTTGATCTAAAATCTCTCTTTTTTTCAAATAGTCTTCAATTTGACGAGCAAGAGCAGTATCTTCATAGACTAAATCTTTTGTATATCTTTTTAAATCCTTTATAATAATATCAACTTTATCTTTCGGTTCTTCAATTTCATAACGTGGGATTTGCCCTCCATGGGTTTCACAATAGGCAACTAAATTCCCCACACAGTCAACCGCATCCTCTTTTTCTTCTTTCTTTTGTGCGGCAGTAAATTTTGAAGATTTTCTTAGAGAATCATATACTCTAGATAACTTTTGATATGTGTCTATATCTCCTGAATCAATAGCTTGATTCATCTTTAAATAAGTTTTACTTAAAATTTTTAAAGTATTAATTGAGTCTGGATCTTGAATATCAAATCCTTGTTCCATCTCTCTATAGTGCTGTTCTAAGAAGACCCACTCATGAGGCTGATATAAACGCCCCCATTTTGTTGCTAACATAATTTTATCTTCTTGAGTTAATTCATCTTGATAATTAAATAATTCCTCTTCTGACATAAAATTATCTTCATTAAAAGCATTCTTTGCTCCAACAGTATCTCCAATTTCCGCTTGTAAATCTTCTTCATGTTGTGTTTCTGTGCTAATATAAGTTTTATATTGGGCTTCTGAAATCTCGCCTTTTGCTAGTTGCTCTTTTAATTCTTTCTCAAATTGCTTTTGAGCTTCTTTGCGGGTTTCAGCTGTTTCTTTTAATTGTTCTAATATTTTTTCTGAATCCGCCCATGTAAACTGCTTAAATTGAGTTAAATGCATCTTAGATAGATATTTACCCATCACCGCAGTACCAGACATTTTGCCTTTTTTTTCTTTATACGCCTTATCCCTTAAAACATTCCATTCTTGAGGAATATAGGGGACATCTATTTCTTTTAAAATCCAAGTAAAAGTATCAGGATCCCAACAGTCTACATGCATAGTTAAGCACTTTTTACACATATCTGTTTTTTCGCCATTCTTTTTGGTGTAGAATTCTTTTTCTAACATTAAACGACCGCATTTAATGCAAGTTCGTTTTTGTTGTTCTTCCGCCATTTATTTTTCCTCCTTTTTTAATATTTAAAATAATTATAAAAGAATGATTTAAAATAGCCCATTACTTTTTCTTATTGCGGCAACATTTACAAATAGAATACCAACCATCTTTACTGCTTTTGTTTTTAGTAAAAAATTTGCTATGAGCTAGTTTAATTTCACCGCATCTAGAACATCTTTTCCATTTCCCCTTTTCAACATTTGTATAATACCAAATTAGATAATCTTCTTGAGCTTTATCCGCTAACAATTTAGGAATTTTATTTCGCCACAATGAAGAGAGATATTCAATAGAATGAGTTATACCATGCTTCTCTTTTAGCTGTTGTTGTATTTCCGCATTTGATGCCCCCTCTATCTTTAAAACAGTTAAATCATAATAAAGCGGGAATTTTTCTTTTAAGGCGGATTCTATTAAATTGTCTAAGTCCTCCATAATGTACCAAGAGTCATTAGAAAAATTGCCCCAAGAGTCTTCTTTCATTGCGGAATAGTTGCGGAGAAGAGCAGATATATGAGCCGGATTCATAAAATTAATGCGGCTATCTGATTGAATATTACCATCTTCCGCAACTGACAGATGTTCATCAAAATTAAATTGAGTAAAACTGCGTTGAGGCTTTTGAAATTGAAGTGTTTTTCTATAAGAATTTTTTAAAATATATTGGTCTTGACACATTTCAATTAATTGCTTTTTTAATAAATATTTTCGTTTACCTCGAGCAGTTTTTTCTAAAGCTTTAATTTTTTCGATTTCCGCCCTTAACTCTTTTAGTCCAGGTACTTCTTCTATATCTTTTGCGGTAATTGAAATTTTAGGGACAAGAAGAACATTTTTCCCCATCTCTGACATAAGGTTATATAAACCGTCTTCTCCATTCTCTAATTTATCTACCATCCCCTGATAAGAAGTTTCTCTTTTGTTAACTGTTACCATATGGTTATTAGTAAGAATTTGTTTTTTCTTTTTTTCTTCTTTTTCTGCGGGAATAACTAAATAATCAGCTAATATTTCAAGATATTTAGGAGTCAGCTGAGATGACGGTGTTTGTTCTAAAATATTATTTACTAATTTGTTTCTCTCTTGTGGAGAGGTGATTGTATAATCTAATTTTAATTCTGACATTTTTTATTTTTATCGCTCCTTTTTTAATTAATTATATCATATTTTTTTTGCAAAATCAAGCGATGGTTTAAAATTTTTATTTAGAACGGGGATTTCAAAATTGAAAAAATTATTTGGAGTGTGGTTTATGTTTTCTGAAATTGAAAAATTTATTTGGAGTGGAAATTCCAAAATTGAAAAAATTATTTGGAGTGAGAGAGGTGGAGCTAAAATAAAAAAATAAAATCAAATTTTTATTTTTCCCAAAAACACACCCCCACCCACAAAATAATATTGTTTTTATAATAAAATATATTTTCAGAATGCTTCCTTTTGATGCTAAGAAAAGTAGACTCAAGCCGTTAAAATCACACCCCCTCTGTAACGAATTTTGATAGGTTCGCTTGCGGACCTTTTTACAAGTCAAATGTTTACTAGTAAATTTTTTATTTTGAAATTGTTTTTTTGTAAACGGTTTAATTATCAATTATCCCAAAAGTAAACAGTTTATTTGTTAACAGTTTACTATTTAATTGTTGATAAGTAAACAGTTTATTTGTTAACAGTTTACTATTTAATTGTTGATAAGTAAACAGTTTATTTGTTAACAGTTTACAAGTCAAATGTTGATAAGTAAATATTTTATTTATTAAATAATTCATTAGCAAAGGTTTACTTGTTAACTATTGTATTAGCAATAATTTACTTATTAACTGTTGATTAATTAACTATTACATTAACAATAATTTACTTATTAACTGTTAACTAATTAATTATTACATTAACAATAATCTACTTATTAACTGTTAACTAATTAATTATTACATTAACAATAATCTACTTATTAACTGTTAACTAATTAATTATGTATTATTACAATGTTTTAAAGGAGATCTTTTACTAGTCAATTAGTTATTAATAATCTTGTTATTTTTGAAATAATCAACAGTCAACTTTCTACTTAGAACACTGTGTAAAATACATTGTTACTTTTGAACTATTGTACAAATGATCTATTTACTTTGAAACCTTTGTTTTGTTCACTATTTCAAAAGCAACTGCCAGAGAATGGTAATTTAAGAAAAAAATAAAATGGTTACAATGCTGTAATAAATGGTTACAACTTTGTTACAATTCTTGCTTTTTTAAGTTTTTTACTGTATAATATAATTAAAGAATTAAGGAAAGGGATAAGCCTACAGGGCTTATCAAGGTAAAGGATTATGAAAAAAATTACAATTGATGGTTACAAAAATTACACTTCAACTTTAAGAGTTGAAAAAGGTGAACTTGGTTGCCCTTATCTAACAGGTACTCAGAATTGGGATAGCAAATTAAGGGCTGATATTTATGTTGGGTCTAATAGAGAACTTGCCAAAATGTGGCAAATTTTCAGAGTAGCTAGTGATTATAGCCTACCATATGATGAACCATTGTTTTTTTATGATGGTAGTGAATATTGTATTGTTGTTGAATTTGAAAACAAATTTGGTAGCCGAGTACCTACACCTAAAATTTGCAGAGTAGAAGACCTTTATTGGGTAGATTATATGGATGTAACTCCATATGCTGTAGCATATAGAGATTTAACATTAGCAGAAGATACATATAAAAGAAAACTTGAAGAATGGAAAAAGGAGGTGTATAGTGTATGATTACACGATTCCAAGAAATTAATAATGTTACCGAATATGGTAAGTCTTGTCAATATTTAGTAGCAAGATATACCGATAAAAATGGTCAATTTTGGTATTGGGGCGGTTTTAATGATCTTGATAAAGCAGTTAACTGTGCTAAAGAAATTGACGGAATTGTAAGAAAAAATTTACTATACAGGGGTTAGTCCCTTGTATAGTAAACATAGGAGGTTACTTATGAACAAGATAGAATATACAAAAGAAAAACTACAAGATATTGTAATTCATGAATTAGGAATGGAAGATCCATTTACATTATGGTTCTGCTCTATATGCGATCAGTCAAATAATATGGATGTAATTACAAGTTGTTTTAATACTTGTCTATTACATATTATAGGAGATATGTAAAAGAAATAAGGGGATAGCCCTTAACATTAAAGAAATTAAGAAAGGGGGTGAATTAATATGGACAAAAAAATATTTATTCTATGGGAAATTGTAGGATATATTACACTGCTTTTATGCGTAATAGGTCAAATTACTGTAGGCTATATGTATATATTTGCTCAAATATTATACTTATTGGCTAATGTATTTGGAGTAATTAGAGATTTAGCCTTAAAGCTCCCAAAAGCTAATCTAATAAAAGATATTGTTTTTACGGGTATTACAATAGCTTTGTTAATAATCTATTGATATATATAAACCACAGATTTTTTCTGTGGTTATTTTTATTGCATTTTATAAAAAAAATTGTTATAATTTATTATAAAAATAAAGAAAGGAGGCTAGAATAAGTATGACTGAAAAATTCACTTTACAAGAAATTAGTGTATTAGATCAATTACTTTCTACTATTGATTTAAAGGCTTTATTAAATAGTGCGGAAATTGGCTTTAAAGTGAAGATAAGTTCAGAAAATTCTAGCCGAAATTTACCAGTTTTTGCTAAAAATCCCCACCCCCCAAATGGCAATAATTGGTAAATTTATTTATTGTAAACGGACATTTTAACCCCGAAAAATTGTAAACTATTTACTAGTCAACTATTTTCTTATCAAAATTTTACAAATAAAATAAATAATTTAATTCCCAAAAGTCAACACCTCAATTATTTACAGCGCAACCTTTTACTTTTAAAAATGTTCAAAAAAAAGTATTTAATTGTATAATGTTAATAAATAAATAATTCAAAAGTAAAAGGTTTAAAAGTGAACGGTTCGGTAACATTCAAGCCGAACCGATTTGCAGAAGTCAAGTATTTTTTGCAAAATTTTTTTTCGTCATTTTGCACAAACATTTTTTGGTAATTTTTCCTAATTTTGTGCAAAATGACGAAGTTTACTTGTAAACAATTGACAATGAAACAATTAACAAGTTAACTGTTCACTTTTGATCAGTTGCAAAGGAAACAATGCTGATCTAGAAGGTTTACTTTTAAACTATCTACTGTTGAAATGGTCAAAAGTAAAAAGCTGACAAAGTAATAATTTACTAGTCAAAAGTTCGAAACACAACAAAGTTGTCCGTTGTTACCAATTTTTGGTAATTCTTCCAAATTTTGACAGAGTTTTTTTGTTGCCAAAAATTGGCATTTTTTCCTGAAATGATTTACAAATAAACTATTCAAAGATCAATCATTTACAAATCAACTTTCTTTTTCTCAACAGTTGATTTAGAATTTGTTAACAAATCAATAATTGATAAATCAAAAGTTCGAAACACAACGAAGCCATCCAATTTTACCAATTTTTGGTAGTCTTGCCAATTTTTACCTTTCGGCGTTCTGCACAAAAATGAGTTAGTTTTTTCCTAAAAACTGTACAAAATGACGAAATTATTTTTTGGTAATCTGCACAAAATTATTTAAAAAATAACTAATCTGTTGTGTAAAATGCACAAAATTATTTTTTTAGTTAAAATGCACAAAAACTCTAAAGAAAAGGCGGACCTTTTTGTGCAGGTCTACAAAATTTTAATTTTTACTGTACAAATTGCACAAAAATTTTTATTTAACTTTGTGCAAAATCCCACTAGTATTTTGCTTTTTTGAATGGTATAATCTAATTACAGAAATGAAGAAAGGAGCAAAAAAAAATGAGTGTGTGTTTGATTGCCACTGTTTTAGGCGGATTTTGTATTTACCAGTTTTGGAAAAATCTTTTTTAAGAAAATTTCAAAAAAGGCTTGACAAACCTTTAAAAATGTGATAATATA